ATAGGTGGTACTGGGGGTAATTTAATATATCTTAGTAACGTATCTAATAAACTTCTACAATCAGAAATGTTATCTATACTTTCAGTAGCAGCTAAAAGTGTTTGTATAAGTGAATTTATAATAGCTGATTGTTTTACATCATTTTCTTTTAGAATTTTTTGTACTATGTATGATACTATTTGTATTATAAATTTTTTAACTTCCTCCCAAACATATTCTAAAATTAAATCTTTAATACGTTTTAAAATTTTAAAGATTATTCTAAAAAATTTCTTAATTAAATCCATTATATCTAAACTTTCTAAAAAAGCTCCTACAGCTTTTAAGGCTATAGAAATACCCAATAAGACTTTAGGTGTTAGAATTAAACTAATTAATATTAATGGTAATTTTTTAATTATATTAAAATCAAAATCTACTTTAAGATTCGGTAATTTAAAACCTAATCCTAATTCTTTATCTACACTCATCCCATTTATAGCATTTTCGATAGCTGTATTTATCATTACACCTTCCACGGTAGAGTTAGACTCGTTTAAAAGAGAATCTATAGCATTATTCATTTCATCTATATTTATTTCTCCTTCTATGTCATTACAAGTAACAAACTTAATTAAACCTTTTAATTTTAAATTTACATCTTCATTTAAGTTTCTTAGGTCCTGGTCACCAAACTCAAAAAACTTGTCAATATCTTCATCCCCACCATCTTCGGATAAATGGCCAACACCAGAAGAATTTATAGACCCACCTAATGAACCATCTCCTTCATCACCACAAACATTTAAAAGTTTATTTATTAAAGCACCAAATTTACCTTTTAATTCTACTTCTGGTCCACTTAGGTCAGCCTGTATACTTAAGAACCCAGACATAGAATCTAATAATGTAGCTAAAAAATTATGGGGTTCAAATATTTTAATCGAATCATAATAATCTCTTAAAAATGTGGTTATTTTTCTATCATTATCGTTGGTTATTGTATTATCATTAAATGTATTATCTAGACCTACTGGCTTAATTATATAATTAGCAGACCCGTCAAACTCTATTGTAAACAGTCTTTCACCTGACACCCCGAAGTAATCTTGAGGTGCTGTAGGATTTTCTAGTCTGGAGTATAACTCTTTGTTTGTTGAGTAGGGGAAATCTAGTTGTACTGGGTCATTTTTTTCGTAGGTGGATTTACCGACATTAGTTGTAGGTGCGTTTTGTAACATTTTAAATGGGTCCAGACTCTTTACTGGAATAGTCATAGAATTATCTACACCACCTGAACCATCCGCAGAGGGAATAACAAAATCTAAATTACAATTAATAAATTGTATTAATTCTTCAAATATAATTTCTTTACACTCCTCGCTTACCTTACCACCAATTTCGTTACTTATTTTTTTTCTAACTTTTTTTACAGATTCATCCCCACCTAAATTTTGTAAAAGGTCCATAAAATATTGTATCATATTTCCTTCACCCTCCTCTACGTTAGCACTTACAGAGTCCAATGAAGACATGAGACTATTTAATTTTGCCTCTTTATCTAAAGATTCTATAGCGTCTTTGGTATTAGTTAGATTTTGAATACCATTTAATCCATCTTTTTTAGTATTTCCAATATCCTGAGCCATTACATTTTATATTCTGTCGGATTATTGTCATCTTCTTTGTCTTTATTTAAAAGACTATTTAAGGTCTCCCGGTCCTCTAAAGAAAAGCCAGCAGAAGCATTACTACTACTTAAATCTTTTTGTACTAATGTACTTTGTATTTTTGCTAACTGAATTTTTTTCTCTAAAGCGGAGTCTATAACCTTTTGTTGTTCTTTAATTACTGGACCTAATTGTTGTAAATCATCAGGACCTTGCATAAAACTCAACATTTTATTTTGGATACGAATAGCTGTAGTTCTTTGTTCTACACATTCATTATAAACTTCTTGTAACAAAGCTAACACACTCTCTTGGTCTAACTTTATTTCCTTTTTTTTAGGTCTAGGCATAGTAAATTTATTTATTGCATAAATACCACAATAATAAAAACCTTAGTCCTTGTACCCGTCCATAACCCCCTTATAGATGATTTTAAATTTCTTTAGAGAACTTCGAATTTCTTTTGTGGATAAATTAGTCATTTCTCTTAAATTTAAGAGAACTAAATTTTTATTAAATTTATTTCCTTCCCCATGAATAAAAATTTCATCATAGTTAGTGAAAACTTCTATTAAAGCTGAACCCACTTTAACCTCATTTTCATTTAATGGTGTTATGGACATAAATTCTTCTATCTCATCTACTAAGTCAATAAAAAACCTAGTAGTATCTGTTTCTTCTCCAGTACCCATATAATATACTTGGTCGGGCCTTTCTTCTATGGATTTGGAGATATCTTCATAGGATACACTTCTATTCTGTAATTTTTGGTCTTTTATTATTTGACCCATTAAGTAGTTTTTACATATAGTACCAAAATATGAGTAGGCTTTTTTACCTTTAGCTGGTTGAAATTTTTCAGCTTTTGTAATTAGAAAGGAAAGTACATCTGCATGAATATCTCTAAATTCTAAACCTTTTCGATATAATTTATACCTTCTTATTATACTATCTATCATTTTATTTAATGGTTCATATAAATAAGATGTATAAATTTGATTTCTTTCGGTAAGAGTAGTAGCTGTTAAAAACATTTTAACAGCGTACTCTTGTTCCTCTCCGAAGTACATATTATTTTTAGACTTAGGCCTTGGCATTTAGTCAGCTGTTTCTGGAGTATATTTTATTCCCCTATCGGTAGTGAAAAAATATTCTTTTTTAGCAGTCTCAATCCAAAAGTTAGCTTCCGTCGCATCGATTAACTCTTCCTGGTTAAACTTATAATTCCAAAATAAAGAGTCAGGACGCATATTAGTATGTTTATAACCTACTTTAGGTATTGTGAAAACTTTTAAATCGTTATAAGTAGCTCTAAGTAAGAATTCGTAGACAAAAGTTAATCTAACAGTACTTTTAAATCCTCCGACTTCTTGGAACTTTTCTTTATTTATTACCATTCCACTAGTTTGGAAATTAGGGTACCGTAATAAACACTGATTATCTAGATATCCCATTTTATCACTAAAATTCATAGCCCAAACTGCTTCATTTGTAAAATTAATAAATTCACCTTCCGCAGTTACATCTACAACTAATGGTAAGAAAATATCCACATCCTTATATTCATTAGAATATTTAAACACATTTTTAAACCATATAGTTGCATATTCATCATCATATTCTAATACTGAGAACCATTTGGTTTTTACATTATCAACACCAAAATTAATTTGTCCCATAAATGAAGTATCTCCTGTGTTTTCCACAATATCTACTTCTAAATTTTGAAAATCGAATTGGTCTAGGTAACTTTTAAGTTTAGGGTCATTACTACGTACAATTAAAAGTTTTGGTTTTTCTTCTACGGTTTGAGTTGTGATGCTTTTAATAGCATTCTTAAATAGGTCGTCTGTTTTTTCATTTGTTAAATGAATGGGTAATATAATAGTTAAATCTTTCATTTTAATTTTCTTCGTTTACAGTAAGTTTATTAATAGCGTCTTCTAATTCTTTTTCTTTATCTTTCATTAATCCATCAATAAAAGATTTGATTTCTTTATCTTGTCTTTCAGTGGTGTAAGGTGAAACAGTTTCTTCCATTTTTTCGAATAACTCAGACGGTACCGAATCCTCTAACCATGTTTTCATGTACGCATTTATGACATCTACCATTTGATTAAATTCGTAACTCCAAAAACCATTTTCCTCTTGTAACCATTCAGGTTTAAGATTAGGTATTTTACCAATTACTGGCACACCACTTTTCATACACTCTAGTGGGAAAGTACCAAAACCTGAAATATCGTCTACCCACACACCTACTGCAACATCTTTTAAAGTTTCAGCGAATGTTTTAGTGTCCATTCCTCTCATATCTCTAAATGTTATCCATTTAAATTGTGGGTATCTAGCATAAAAAGTTTTAACAATTTTCATAGTATCTCTAGGTTCTCTTGTATGGATAGCCACTAAAGGAGTTCCAGGTTTTTCAGTTTTAGTAAAATCGTCAGTGATAGATGGTGGAACTACTGAAACATTGACATTAGGGAATACTGAAAGTATGTATTCTTTTGAAATTTCAGAAGTAGTAATAACGTGATTATACCCATAACTCATCCATTGTACACCAGGTTGTAACATCTCAAATATATAATCATATGACTGACATAGAACAACTTTAGTACAAACCATTTCTTTAGTTTGTTCCATAACATGACCAAATAATTCTGGTACAATTAAAACATCTGCTGGTCCTACAGATAACCCACCTGAACTTACACAAGCGTGTGGTAAAGAAGAGTACTCTTCCCCTAACCATTCACTTATAGACATCCATTCTCCGTTTTGAGTATCGTTAATTTTATAGTCTTCATTTTCATGTAGAATAAAAGCGTTATACCCCTCATCAACTAAAGATTTAACTAATTGGTAGTTATATCTGATAGACGCTTTAGGGTTACCTTTACTATCTTGTGTTAAAATAAAAATTTTACCTTCTTTATCTCTGACTAGATTTAAAGCAAGTTCAATTTTTTGTACGTTAATGTTATTTTCCATTTTTTAATTTAATTTACTTCTTTTATTATTTTATATTCAATTAAGGTATTAAAAGACAATTTAAACGGAAAACTCAAATTATCAAGACTTTTATAACCCATCTTTTCATCAATTTCTTCATTGGTAGATAATATAACATCTAAAAATAATCTTAACATTTCATATTTTGCAGCATTTATAGCTAAATTATCTGTAACCTCTTCATCCTCTTTGGTTTTAGATTCTTTTTCGAGCGTTATACAGTTCATTAACTCGTCTAAGTCAACAACCATTTTAGTTCCCATAATGTCCACTTGAAAATCTTTAAGCGAACTCATTTCTCTCAATATACTCATCTTCTATTAAATCTTTAATCGAGGAGACATATAAGACATTTCCGTGATAATTAGATACCTTATCATCTTTATTATATTCCTCTTTGTTTATTTTTATATACTTAGTTTTTTTATAGTTAGTAATGTTTGAATTATTTGTAATTATTATATCTGCTTTTTCATTAACAGATTTAAAATCCTCTAAAGGAAAAAACTCTATATTATCTATTAGGATACCCATTCTAGCTAAAAACATTAAAGTAGCGGGTTTAGATTTCTCAATTTCGTTAGAAAATAAAATTATATTAAATTTATCTCTATATTTTTTATAAAATTCATTAACCATAAATGAAGTTCCTTCTTCACACTCGTTGGAGTAACCAAATATTCTCATAGGACATTCTATGTACATATACTCAATTAAGTCCTCTTTAGAATCAAATCCTAAATATTCTTGTAGACCTTGTCCTTCATACTCATTTTCAAACTCTTTTTCTAAATTATCAGCCTTGTAAACTAATATAGTTTTACTTTCAATGTCTCTAATCAAATTATTTAATTCTATGTAAATATTTTTTTTCATCATTTAAAAAATAGGATAAATACTATAGTAGTAAACTATTAATAACCCGTTAATAAAGTTAAAACTTCATCTATAGCTTCATGTCTGTGATTATCTTCTAAAACAGCTTTAAAAACAAATTCTGAATCTTTAATTTTAGGAATTTCATGTATAGCAGAGTAATTTTTATCTTTGAGGTCGATTTGTTGATTATCACCACAAAATATCATAGTAGAATTTTTACCCAACCTACCCAAAGCCATGTTTAACTGGGACTTAGTTAAGTTCTGAAATTCATCTACAATCACCACACAGTTTTCAAAAGTTCTACCCCTAAAGTGAGCTAATGAAACTAATTCTATACTTTCGTCTTCTTCCATTCTAGAAAGTATTTGTGGTTTATTATATACCTTTCTCATATTACTTCTAATAGGAACAAGCCATGGTTCCATTTTTTCTTTTTCAGAACCAGGTAAAAATCCATTATCTTCAGTAGATACTGTAGGTCTAGTTATTATAACTTTATTAACCATTCTTTTAAAGAACATATCTAAAGCACTTTGACAAGCTAATAGTGTTTTTCCGCTTCCAGCCTTACCCACAATAAAATTAAATGGGTGATTTAATATAGCTGCTTTTGCTGTTTTTTGTTCTGGAGATAAGGTTATTGAAAATCTAACGGGCCCTTTAGGGGGGACCTTATCTATGTTTTGTTTTGCCATCTAAATTTTTATTTTTTATATTTATTTAACCAATACTCTATCATTTCATCTAACATAGTTTCAAAAGTGTATTTAGGTGTCCAACCTAATTCACTCCTTAATTTAGTAGAATCACCTTTTAAATCATGTAACTCTTCAGGTCTCATATGTTTTTCATCAATCACTACATAATCCCTAAAATCTAAATCTAATCTATTAAAAGTATATTCACATAAATCTTTAACCGAGTGTGAAATACCTGTGGCACACACATAATCATCTGGTTTTAAAGTGGATTGTAACATAAGCCACATAGCTTCCACATAATCTTTAGCATGACCCCAATCACGAGTAGCGTCTAGGTTACCTAAATGTAATTTGTCTTGCAATCCTAATTTAATTCTAACTGCAGCTTTAACTACTTTATTTGTTACAAAATTTGTCCCTCTTCTAGGTGATTCGTGGTTAAAAAGAATACCGTTCCATATTTTCATACCATAAGAATTTCTATAATTTCTTGTTATGTTGTAAGAAAATACTTTTGCACAACCATAAGGTGATACTGGATTCATAGCTGTAGTTTCCCTTTGAAATCTATCTGAATCTATATTATTACCAAACATCTCAGATGAACTAGCTTGGTATATTTTGGAGTTAGGTGACACCATCCGACAAGCTTCTAGTAAATTTAAAGTACCTAAACCTGTTGCATTTACAGTATATAGGGGTTGGTCAAAACTTACTCTAACATGTGATTGAGCTGCTAAATTATATATTTCGTCTGGTTCTACTTTTTGTAATACTCTAACTAAAGAAGCCATATCAGTTAAATCAGCATACTCTAAATTTAAATAATCGAATATATGGTCAATTCTAACTGATTGAGTTTCGGAAACTGAATTTCTTTTTACAATACCCCATACCTCGTAATCTTTTTCTAATAATAGTTCTGCTAAATAAGAACCATCTTGTCCATTAATTCCAGTAATTAATGCTCTTTTTCTTCTATAATGTTTTTCACCCATATCTATAATCCCTAATTTAGATTCTTTAGGGTCAACTTCTACCCATCCGTCTTTATTCATGTTTATTTATTATATTAACTATTACGTCTATATTTTGGGTTGTAAGTCCTTGATGGTTAGGAATATAGAAACCCTGTGACTCAAGTAGTTCACAGTTATTCAATCCCCCTTTATCACCTTTCCACATAGGTTTATTTGCCATATTTCCAGCAATTAATGGCCTAACTTCTATATTATTATCCACTAAATCTTTAATAATGTTATTTCTTTTCGGGTGAACTATCGGTATAGCAAAACTAGAAACGTAATCACTAGGTTTTTCATCTAAATCCAACAAATTAGTTTTTAACTTACTAATATAATATTTAAAATTTTCTCTACGTCTTTTAGAATACTCATCTAGTTTTTCGATAGCTCTTAAACCTATAAAAGCCTGTAAATCAGTAGACCTTAAATTCATTCCAGGAACATAGAAATTATATAGTGCATCAAAATCCGTACACCCATATTGTTCTCTTAATTGTTTTTGTTTCCATTTAGGTAAATCTCGGTCCCACCCATGACTTCTCATCATTAGTAATAAATGATAAAACTCTTCATCATTGGTATTTATAAATCCACCCTCGATAGTTGATAGATGGTGACCAAAGTACATAGAGAAAAAAGATGCGAAACCAAATGAACCTAAGTAATCTTCATTAAATTTAGAACCCATACTTTCACATACATCTTCTAATAAAATTACATCATACTTATCACAAAGTTTGTTTATTTCTACCATATCGGGTACTAATCCTAAAGGAGAAACTAAAATTAGAGTAGATGGATTTTCTTTCTTAAATATTTTTTCTAATGATTTTAAATCACACGACAAATCTGTTAAGTTACAATCACACATTACAACATCATAATCTAATAACATAGGGGAACTTACATCAGTTGCCCAACTTAGAGCTGGTACAACTATTTTATTATTTTTTAATTTACCTGATTCTTTTAAAGCAGCTAAAGTTAATAAAATAGAAGATGAACCAGAATTTACAAATACAGAATATTTAGTTCCTATTTTTTTGGCCCATTTTTTTTCTAGTTCTTTGGTGAGTTCACCTTTTGTAAGTCTGGGTATTGGGTCCTGTTGTAACCAGGAAATGAGATGGTTTATATCCTCTCTATCTATTGTATCACTAACTAATTTTATCATATACTTTTTTTATTCCTTTACTTAAAGGTAATGTTTTAAACTCAGGGAGTAAACCTTTTAATTTATCTATTGACACATCTTTTCTGTGTTGCCCATCTGGTTTAGTAGAATCAAATACTATTTTTATATTTTTTAAATTACAGGATTCTAAGGCTATCTGAGCCATATCTTTTATTGTAAGGTTATCTTCAGTAGCTACATTTAAGTTTTCGTAGATTTGTTTATCTAAACATTCCTTTATTACCCAAGCTAAATCATCTGAATGCATAAATTGTCTTAAAGCTTTACCACTTCCGAAAAGATTTAGAGTGTCTCCCCCTTCTTTTTCTACTTTTACTATTTTTTTAACTAATGCAGCTATAAAATGACTATTTTCCCCGAATTTATCATTTTCTCCATATAAATTACATGGTGTTAAATACTGATATTGTGTACCGTATTGTTTATTACAAGCTTCTATGTGTACCGCTAAACATCTTTTAGCGTAACCATACGAAAAATTTGTAGGTGTAGGAGGTCCAGAGTGTAACATCTCTTCAGTCATTGGGTAGGTGTCTACTTTGTCTGGATATATACAAGTACTTAATATCCCTATAAATCTTTTTACTCCAGTAAGCCGTGACCACTTAACTATATTTGTATTCATTTGGATGTTTTCAGTAAAATAGCTTTCAGGGTTATTCATATTATCTATTATTCCACCACATTTTGCAGCTAAATGAATTACAACATCAAATTCATTTTTAACCATTAAAGATTTTACTTCTTTTTCATTTGTCAAATCACATTCTTGTGAAGATAAGTACATGGCGTTCGGTAAATATTTTTTTAATGATTTACCAACCATACCACTACCACCTGTAACTAATATATTCATATTAAAATTATAATTAAATTTATTTTATAATAAACCCGTTTTTATGTAGTCATTAAAAATTTGATTTTCACCTAACGTGAAATTTTTAGATAATTCTAAATTCTTTTTAATATGAGGTAACATTTTTTCATATTTTTCCACACTTAAGTCATTTAAAATTTTACTTATATCGTTTACATTATTAATAATGATAAATCCACGAGTATCAAAAAAGTCCCCTATTGATGGACATCCCCAATAAATTGGTACGGTACCAGTAATTAAACAATCTATAAGTTTTTCAGTAAACCAATAATCTCTTTTACAATTTTCTATCACTACTGAAAATCTATAATCACCTAAACCTTCTATTTTTTTATTTACATACTTATACCCATTACCGAATACATCTAATTTTTCTCTATTAGTTCCAATAATGTGATGTCTAATTTTATGTCCCTCCAACTGAACTTTATTCGATGCTATTATGGAAACCAACTTATTTTTGGGGTGTAATTTTCTATCTTCAGGTTCTATCCAACAACCACCAAAAGGTATAAATTTAAAATTATCACCTAAATCTAATAGACTTTTTTCGTGCGTAAAAACATATTTAAAACTACTATTATTATTTTTAATAATTTCATAGGCTGTTGGAACAAAATCATATGGTTCTAATAACCAACAAACCTTATTATTATTTTTATCATTGAGGGCTTCATTTACTGTACTATGTGTATAAAAAGTTAGTTCATTTTCTGATGGAGTACTCCAGTCCCATTCCATATGTTCACAAAAACTAACAGGAGGCATAGGATTATTACTATAACTACAGTGTTGAAATGAGGTGTCTTTTATTTTTACTTTTATTTTATCCATTTTTTATTTCTTTTTTAAACCAATTAACAAACTTAACTAATCCTTCATTAAGTGTACACACTGGAGACCACCCAATGTCCTTATAAAGTTTGTTAGATGTAGTGTAAGCATGCATTATATCACCTTTTCTATGATAATCTGTTACAATTATTTTAGAATTAGAGTCTATTAATTTTTTTAACTGTTGAGTAACATCTAGAATTTTGGATGGTATACCTGTACCTATATCGTAAGTTTTGTAGTTAGTATTTTCATTAATTATACAACCTAGTGTAGCATTTACCACATCGTTAACATATATGAAGTCTCTAGTAGGTTTTCCATTATCAAATATTGTGACATCTTTATTATTAATAAATAAATTACTAAAAATACTAATGATACCAGTATATGGATTATTTAAACTTTGTCCATCTCCAAAAACATTTTGATACCTTAAAATGGTATACGGTACTTTACTAGATGTTTTTATTAATTGTTCTTGTGTTAATTTTGTAATAGCGTAGACTGATTTGGGTTCTAAAAATTTATTATTTTCATCATTAATACCTTCACCATAGACCGCTCTACTAGAGGATAATATAATTTTTTTAGTACCATACTTACCACTATTAATTAAATCTAACATTAATGAAGTTCCTACAATATTGGTAGTGGTGTACCTGTTAATTTCATCCATGGATTGTCCTGTACCAGTTTCTGAAGCTAAATGTAGTATTACTTCAGGATTAAATTCTAGAGCCTTTTTCCAGTCACTCTCATTTCTAACATCACCAATAATATAAGTAACACCATCAATTAACTCTGGTGTATTACCGTGAATTTGTTCTAACATATTGTCAAGAACCACAATTTTATAAGTTTGTGAGGAGTCCAAAACTAATTTATTAATTATTTTAGAACCTATAAAACCTGCTCCCCCCGTTATTAATATTTTCACTGTTTATTTATTAAACAAAGTTTATTTATACCCCACATTGTTTTTGGTAATAAAAACATTTTCATGTCTTTAATGTTTTTTGTTAAAAACTCGTTTTCATTTTTAGTTAAATGATTACTACTAAAAATATTTTCATCTATATATCTTTCTAATACATTTACTGTAGACTGTCCCTCTTTGAAAGACATGTCATACCCATAAAGGGTTTTACCTTGCCAAACTTCTCCGTCCGAAGTGTGTAAATCTTCAATCCAGTACTGGCCTCCTTTTTTAAGATGTTTAAATAAAGTACCTAAACTAACTAGTTGATGTTCTATTACATGTGAACCATCGTCTAGTATTACGTCTAAAGGACCTATTTTTTCCATTAAAGATTCTAGTTGTTCCCTATTTCCTTGGTCACAGACATGTGTTGTTACTCTATCATTATTGTGTCCTGAACAATCATTAATATCTATAGCGTGTATTGTCGCGTTTGGAAAAAACTCATACCACATTTTAAGTGATGGGCCACCACCAATTCCAATCTCTAAAAAGTTAAGTTTATCATACCTTATCTTTTCAAGATAATCACCATAAATTGTACTAAAATGTAGTCTTGGCCCATGTCTTCTACCATCATTAGGTATGGTAGTACCCTTATCGGAACTATATTTATTTGCAAGTTCTGTTAAAAAATTATCCATATTTTTACTATCTTTCTTGTGTATTTTATTTTTGTAATATCTCCATTCTTTTTCTTCTAATTCTCTATGGGTCTGATATACCTGGTCATCATGTATTCTAATTATTATTGATATTTCTGGAATTACTAGAGGTGCACCATAAAGTTCATACAACTGTTTATGCATATCTAAGTCATTTATTATTATCAGATTTTCATCAAACAATGTCATATTATTTCTATCGTGTTTAAAAAATGAAATGGAAGGACAGCCAAAAAATTTAAAATTTTCACCATCAAATTGTGGGAAAGGAGAGGCTGGGTCTTTAAATATGTTTTCATTTTCGTGGTAGTGAATAAACCCCAAACCACCCCATTTATATTCAGTTCCACTTAACGATTTATTAAGTGTTTCTAAAACATTTGGGTTAGAAAACCTATCATCCATATGCATTATTTTAATAAAATCACCCGTTGAATGTTTAATAGCGTTATTCATATTGATGGAACTGTTACCCCTACCTTTTTCACAAAATATATGTTTAACATTTAATTTTTTTTCCCATATAGTTATAAGATTTTTTATATCATTATTTTTAGAATGGTCTGACACAATAACTTCATAGTTATCGTATGTTTGCCCTTGAATTGTCATTAACAAATCAGTAAGTAATTCACACCCTTTATTATTTGCCTCATAAGTGGGGATACATATTGAAAATTTCAAACTCATATTATTTTCCAAGTATTAGGTATTAAATCTTTAGTTTCGTGATTTACTCCAGGACCAAACCAAATTGAGGGGGCTACTACTTTTTTATCGACATTTTTATTTAACCAAGCACCCCACCAAGAAAAAGAAGAATTTGCTATTATATTATTTTTACACATACTCATTAAGTATAAGTCCTCAAAATCGGTATTGCCTTCTACAAATATAAATGAACTTCCTTTAAAAGTATTTTTACACCATTCTATATCATCCGAAAAAACTAAAAAAACATTATTACCACCGATATAATTTATAGCTTCACCATAATAAACAGAAGAACAAACCGGATGGTGATTAGGTAATCGTAAATAATCTCCTCGTCTAACATGAATACTACAAATGTTAGATTTACTAATAAAAGGATATTTGGTTTTTAGTTTTTCTATTATATCCTGTGTCGGTGAAAAAAACTGTAAAATTTCTTCCCTACGGTGATTAAAATATTTTTCACTTTGAAAGTACCCATTTAATCTAATATTGGGTACATAATCAATTTTGTTGAAATGGAAATTAGGTTCGTTGTAGTGAACTACACTAGAATTAATTTTATTAAAATTTATATTTCTAAAAATATTATCTCTATAACTATCAATGGGTTTATGGACTACCGTAGCATCATTATCGTCATATACTAATGTGTCTTTATTATCAAGACATAAAGCCAAACTAGTTGCTATTTGAAATAGATAATTTCCTAAACCCCCTATAAGATTAGAATTAACCATTTTATTACTTTATTAAACATCTATTAAAAAATTCTATCATCCAACCATAGTCAGCGTGTTGGTTTTCTATATTACTATACCCTTCTTGTTGTATACATAACATGGGGTTCATAATAAAAGTTTTTTGTCTAGGGACGATATGCCTACAGTAAAAAACATCTATAATCGGATGAAATGGTGCTTCTTTCAATATAAAATCATACATGGTATGATTTATTGCGTAAGCGTGAGTTGTGTAAGCAAAATTAGTTTTAACTAAATTAGGTGTGTGGGTTACTAATCTCCCCACATTAGGGTCTACCGTAGCTCCTAAGTAAAATAAATCCCAATCCTGGTCCGTGAGTTGGTCTAGAGATTTATTTAAATGTGTGATGTTTTCATCTATAACTAACACATCATCTTCAAATATTAAGACGTTTTTTAATCCTTCATCTTTAGCTTTTTTAATAATACTTAGATGACTTTCTCTACAACCTAAAGCTCCATTATCGAATTTTAATGCTGGAAAATGTAAAACTTTATCCTTTATGTTTAATTTATCGAATTCTTTTTGTGCTTGTTCCCACCTATCAGTTCTTTCTTCTAGGTTTATACAAAACATCCCATCAAAAAATTTTTCTAGTCCCATGAGTCAAATAATTTATTGATTACTTTAATTTATTTTTAAACTCATCCACAGTAACCACATTCATTAGTGAATTACGTTCATTTTTAAATAATTTCCAGTTAAGTTCCTCCATGTTTAAAATTTCTTTTTCCGACACAAAAGGTTCTTGTTCTCCTTTTTGTATAATACCTAAACCACAATCAGTGTCAATAGTATACATATTCAGGTCTTTTCTAGTCATCCGATAAAAAGCAAAAGATTTCCACACAGTACCCCACCAACCAAAACCAAAGTCTTTTTCTAATTGACCTTCGTATCTTTCTGGCAAACAGTCATGTATTACAATAGTCCCACCCTCGTTTAAAAAACGTAATGAGTTATCGATATCTCTTTTAACCTGCCAGTCCAAATGAAGACCATCTATAAACACAATATCTAACATTTGTTTATTCTGTTCAAAAAACTCGTCGGAAGTCATAACGAATTGTATTTGATTAGAAAATATTTCCCTATTATCATCACCCCAATGTGTAGCTACTCTTAGGTTTTTATCGTATGGGTCAACACCTATTTTATTTTCAATTTCTATTTTATTAAAATTTAAATCTGGATTATCTATTCCAATCTCTAAATAGGTTTTATACCCATTATGTTTTATAAATTTATTAATTGCTTCTGTTCTAGTCATGATTGTATTTAAATTTTTATTTTAAAGTAATTAGGTACTATTTCACATTTAGGTTCGTCAGTATCTATATTGTATGTTATTATTTTATTTGCTCTTTCATCTATAACACCGTCATTTTTATAGTTTAATCTACAAGTCCAAGACTCATATTTTTTTCTAATATCTTTTCTTATTGTAGTATAGTGGTGCATAAGAATATCTTTCTTATCAAATAAGTGAGGGTTATGGTATGTGTTAACTATTCTAGTCGGGTCTATCTGTGAAACAAAATATTCACCACCCAAAACTAACTGTGTATTATCATAAATTTTATTAATAAAAGGTACCTTATAAGGTTCTGACAAACCAATAACTCGATATTCAGGAATTTTGTGGTAATTCTGTATCCAACACACTGAAGTGTCTATATCTTTAGTTTTAATAAATTCTTTAGCTTTATTAAACTCTTCTTTAAAATAAAATTCATCACAATCCATTGTCATAAAGTGTGTGTAACCTAAACTTTTAACTTTTTCTAAACCTATATTTTTTTTATTTAGTTCGTTCATTTGAGGACCGATAGGTGATGTCTTGTAAGAGATATATTCATTTATGAGTCCTTTTTTATAAAGATTAATGACAGTATCTTCCACATCTGGATTAAAAACACCAAAATTAGAGGTGGTCTGATATACCACTATAATATAATCCACACATTCTTTTATAGAGTTAATTGATTGTTCTAATAGTTCTTCACCATCAAATACGTTATATATTGCTGCTAATTTCATAAAAATAATTTTTTAGTTTTCTTTAAATTTACAAGTTCTTCATTAGGTTTATACATCAAACCTTGTTGTGGATATTCCCACTCATTAAAATGTTTAACTATTTTATTTATATTATTAAAATTAGGTGATGATGAAGAGTTAGTCAACTTAATCTTTAAATCTTTTCTAATATAACTCATATGGTGCATTTCAATTTCTTCTCTGGTAAATATTTTACATTTACCGGATTCCATTCTTCTCGTAGGGTCCACTAACGTGGGAAATGGTAAACCCATAACATATTGTTTACCACTCTTTATTTTATAAATTAAAGAAACGTAGTAGTCTTCATGGGGGTCTAACCTATAGATTGGTTCCTTATAATAAGTTACCATTTGGCAACACGAAGAATCATAATCACCTTCTATCATTTCTTTTTTTAAAAATTTAAACTGTTCGTCTGTATAAAATTCATCTGAATCCATGGCCATATGATGTGTACATTTTGCACCTTCAGATAAAAATAAACCTATATTTCTTTTACTTATTTCATTAAAGTGTCCTCCTCTTTGAGGTTGTGGCCTGTACTTAAAAACTTCATCTACCAGACCTTCATTTTTTAATCTATTAATTAGTGGTATTAAATTTTCGTTACATGGATTACCAAAATTCGATATCTCTTGATAAACCACAGAAATGTAATCTACGTTTTTTCTAATACTTTTTATAGAATTCTCTAGGAGCTCCTCTCCGTCAAATATATTATAACTTACACCTAATTTCATATTGTCAATTCTTTATATTTATTTTTTATTAGTAAAGATAAATTGTTTTTATCTATATTAGAAAAATTACTATGACATCCTTTAGATTTTATTATTTTAGGTAATAAACGATACATATAATCTTCAGCTTCCCTTTTTAATTTTTCTTTATCTTTATTTCTAGTTTGACTTTCATAGTGATAAGCAACCGCTGTCCCTATAAAGTAATTTTTATATTTTCTATTTAAACATTCTATGTTTAATTCTACATCTTCAAAACATTCGGTATATGACTCCTTAAATCCACCAATCTGTTTAAACAAATCTTTTTTAATCATCATAAAAGCTGCGGTATTACCAAAAACTTCCTTTCTACCCTGATGGTAATTAAAGTATGTACCTATACCATGATGACTAACCCTAATGTTATATTTGTCATCTACAAAAGCAATAACACCAGAATGTTGCACCCTATTATCACCAAAGTGTAACCTTATACCCACTGTACCAGTTTTTTTATTAGTATTGTAAACCTCAACCATCTGAGTAATTGAGTTATTTAATAATTTAATATCATTATTACAAAACAACAGTAATTCTACATCGTCATCGACATGGTTAGATACTATGTCATTATTAATACTTGCAAAGTTATAGTAATTATATTCTATTAATTTAATATTTTTTTTATCCTTTATGTATTCCTCTATTTCATCTAACTCTTCTAGTGATGAACCAGTATCACCTATATAGATTTTTAAATTAGGATACCCATCCATATCAAATATGGAATCTATACAGTCTTTAAGTAGGTTAACATTACCTTTAGTGGGAATTACCACACCCACACCTGGTAATTTTTTAAGTTTAATTTTTTTATCTGTTAATAAGATTTGTGGGGTAAGTTCGTAAGGTAGATTTTGTGAGTTTTTTTCAACAAACTGTCTTCTATTCACTTCCCATTCTTCGTTAGTTTGGCCTATAGATTTATGGGTTATAGTTATGTTGGTTATCACACCTACTTTAGTTCCTTTTAAATGGTTATTAAAACAAAAATCTATTTCATAAAAGTGAAATCCTTTAATATTTTCGTCGAAGTCAGTACTTAATCTGTTTTTAGAAACAGCAAAAAATAAACCATCTACTAATATACTTTCTAATATTTCGTCCCCAAATTTTGGTGAGTAAGCACTATTCCAAGTTTTACCTTCATGTGTGTGTTTAACTTGACCTAACATTAAAGATGGGTTTTGCCACCATCTTCCAGTAGATTGCATTTCAGTAGTTCCCGCAACACCTAGAATACCAAAATTAGTATTATTAAAATGGGATATAATCCTCTTACCCCAATTTTTAGTATTGAAGATGATATCATTGTGACAAAAAATTACAATATCATTTTTAGTTTCTTTTAAAGCTTTATTGTAAAATTTTGTTAGGGGTTCTCCTTTATTAATATATTCGATTATTTCTACTTCTTTTAAACCCACAGTTTTTTTAATGTGAGAAATATGAGATTCCATAGGTTTTGGAGTACAATAAACAACACTTAACATTACAAATAAGATTTTACAGTTTCAGTGATTCCTAAGTTAAAGTTTACTTCTGGTTTCCATCTTAACTTTGTGTAAATTTTATCAAAGTTTATAGAGTACCTTAAATCATGACCAGGACGGTCACCAACAAACGATATTAATCTAGAAGACGTTCCAGGCACTAAACCCTTTATGTTATCGTAGGTTGAACAAATTTTCTTTATTAATTCTAAATTAGTTAATTCAAAGTCACCACCAACATTATATCTTTCACCACTTTTTCCCGAATGAAAAACTTTATCTATGGCTTTTACATGGTCGTTTACGTGTATCCAATCCCTTATATTACCACCATCACCATATACAGGGATTTGTGTATTTTCTTTTAAACATTTAATTACTTTAGGTATTAATTTTTCTGTGTGTTGTTTAGGACCATAGTTGTTAGAACAATGGGTAATACAACCAGGTAAGTTAAATGTTCTAAAAGCGGCTAAAACTAAAAAATCTGCAGACGCTTTAGACGCTGAATAGGGAGAACTTGGTGCAAAAGGAGTAAATTCATAAAAAGTTCTTCCGTCATCAAAGTTAAGACTTCCATAGACCTCATCAGTAGATACTTGTAAAAATTTGTTAACTTTATATTTTAAAGAAGCATTTATTAATGTTTGGGTTCCTATGACATTTGTCTCTAAAAAGATATCGGGACTATCAATTGAATTATCTACGTGTGTTTCTGCTGCTACGTTTATAACACCATCATAATTGTTTAACTCAAACAAACTGTTTACATATCTTTTATTAGTTATATCTACTTCGTGAAATTTTATTTTATCAATATAATCCTCTAAATTTTTTTTGTTTCCAGCATAGGTTAAACAGTCCATGACATGAATGTCGTAAGTAGGATAGTTGTCTACCATATGTTTAACTAGATGTGAACCTATAAATCCAGCTCCTCCAGTTATTAAAATAGTTCTTTTTTGCATTAGATTTTTTATTTTATACCAGTACTACCAAAACCTCCTTTTTCTCTGTTAGAGGCATTTAGTGTACCCACTTTATTTAATTTTCCCCACACCTTATCTAATACTGGTGATATAACACCTTGAGCTACTCTGTCACCATTAGTAATAACAAAATCTTTTTCACCTAAATTAATTAAAATTATTTTAACTTCTCCTCTATAGTTACTATCTACAGTACCTGGTGTATTTAAAACGGTTATCCCGTTTTTTAATGCTAAACCACTCCGTGGTCTTACTTGTAATTCATAACCTCTAGGTACCTCAAAGTAAAGGCCTGTAGGAATCAATTTTCTAGACCCAGGTTTTATAGTTATGCTTTCTTCTTGATTTAAGTTTGCTCTAAAATCAAAACCACTATCTCCTTCATGAAAGTAATCTGGGTCCGTATTATTACTTTTATTTAAAAATTTTATTTCTATTTTAGGTTTAGTTATCTTTGTACTATTGGTGGGTAGTGTTAAAGTCTCACCAATGTCACTAAATTTTTCTAAAATCTTTTCGGTCTCTGGTAGGGTGTCAGATTGTGGAATTAAATTATTAATTTCACTAATCGTTTCTTTTAATTTTTTAATATCAGCTATTATTTTTTCTTTTCCCATTATGTAATATGTTTTACTAATTTTATAGTTGCCGTAACATCATTTTCACAATACTCCCTTATTTTATCCATATCTCTTTTTTCACTATAATAAAATTGATGCAGGAGGTCACCCTTTAGGTCTCCAGATTTAGGAGATTTTATACCTAAAGAAGCACAAATTAAGTCTAGTGACGATAACCCAATATACGAATTAAAACCCCATACCTCTTTGGTGTCAACAACTCTGGTCTCCCAAGGTTTATCATTATAGGTGGGTAAAATTTTAGGTAGAGTTATACCATGTACTAACATTTTTTTACCAATATACGGTAAATCAAAGTTTTTGATATTGTGTCCACAAATTCTAAACCCTAATTTATCAACCCTATTAAATAACTCACAAAGATTACCCAATATTTCTTTTTCCTCACCAACAAAACTATCTAGTTTAATTTCTCCATTAGGCACTATAAACCCTACAGAGGCACAAACTATTTTACCAAACTCAGGGAGTAAGGCTGCTTTTTTAATAAACATTTCATTACTATATAGGTCTTCATTGGGGTACCTCCTTTTACAGTAATCGTATCCAGTTTCATCCCACATTTTACTTAAATGTGGAAACTCTACATGTAAAGAATCCAAATCTTCCTCAATACCTACCGTTTCTATGTCTAGAAATAAAAGTTTATTTATATCTTTAATCATTGTTGATAATACTTAGGAGTTAACGTTGGGTGTAAAATATCTTCGTAAGGTGCTTTAATAAGAGACACAATTTCAGAATCTCTAGTGTCTTCTGACAAATATCTACTTACTCTTGTAGTAGCTTCATACACTGACTCAGCTTCTACAATATATTTAAATTTTTTAACTTTAGGGTTACCATTACCATCCAAGGCCCCTGTTTCAAATGCTACGATTGCTTGATAATACATGTTTTTCTTTTTTTTTTAATGTGATTTTATTATTTGTTTATATAATTCAGCTCTTTCCTCAGTAACTCTATCTATATGATATTTTTGAACCGATTCATAAAGCCTTTCACCTAAATCTTCTATCAAAGAAGGGTTGGTGATTAGTCTTTTTATGTGTTGTGCCCATTGTTTGTGATTTCTTGAAGCATCTACCAATAATGAATTTCCTTTATTGTTAAATGTTCCACCCCTTTCGTAAGCGTTCACACAATCTATTTGGTACGGACCAAAATTTTGAGCTATTAACGCTTTTTTATGAAACCCAGCCTCAATTACCTTGAGTTGTGATTTAACTCTATTAAATGTGTGGTGTTTAAGAGGAGCTACACTAATATCGAATTTGTTGTAGTTACTAGCGTAGGTAGTGATGGGTTTGGTCCAAACTCTTCTGTACGGTGTATCTGAATCCCCAAACTCCTCACCAAATTTAAACTGCATTAGTTGGAACATCTGGTCTTTGTCTACAATTTTGTAATTACCAGTAAATATTTTTTCGTACTCATACCACACCGATTCTTTAGGTTTAATTTTTCTAGTCATTTCTTCACCAGTCTGTGGATTTATTTGAGTTATACTACCTCTGGTGTCAAATCCACAAAGTACAAATTGCATTTTATCCTTTAAAGAGGTTAACTTATCTACAGTACCTCTTAAAATTTCTAAATCCGCTAAGTGTGATGAACCACCTAACCAACCCACCCTTATTCGGTCACTTTTTTCAGGGTTGTGATGGAATTGTTTTTCGTTAGGGTCTACACAATTAGGTAGTACATAAACATTTTTACATATTTTTTTAATTTCATCTGCAAATAAAGGTGTGGTGGTCGTCACATAATCTGCTAAGTTTAAATTAGCTGTAATAAGTTCATCCATCTTTTTATTTCTTATTATCATATAAGCTGGATGTTCTTTGTTCGGCAACCAGTAATCATCAATATCCATAATACTAGGGATTCCTAACTTTTTAATTTTAGGCATTATTTGTCTAGAAAAGTTATAATCAGGATGTAAAGTTCTATGATAATGAATTAAATCATATTGTTTAAGGTAATTGTCATCGTTTAGTTTTGGGGAATAATCAATGTCAACCCAAAAATCATCTCCAAATTTTTCTTGTAATTTTAAGTGTTGGTCTATCGACCTAAACTTAGATACACCAGTTCGGTCACTAGGTAAAACTAATATTTTGTACTTTGCCATATATTTTTTTATATTTTATATGGAAAAAAGATACGAGTAATTGTAGAAATAGTCAAACAAAAAAAGAGAGGAAAACCTCTCTTTCTAATCTTATTTAAAATAGTAATTTTATTTTTTTTGTGGTTTTACAGACTTAATAGATTTTATATTACCTACGAATATTTTATTACCAACTCTAATTTGTAAATTTTCTTTAATGTTTTTAGATTCCATTAGTAAATTTTCTTCTACCATAATTTCTTTAATACATTCTTTTATGGTTTCTTTTAAAGAATTGCTATCTACCGAAGATGATTCAAATGGTGAAGGTATTGGGTCAGTAGATTTATTTTCTTTAATCTGTGTAGTTGGAATTGAAACTCTATTAACATTACTGTTAGCTGTATTTCTCATATTTTGAATACTATATTCTTCGGAGTTCATTTTTTGACTTACTTTTTCCATAAAGGACTCTGATAGATTAGGGGTCGGTGAAACATCAGGAATTGGATTAGTAATCATAGCTTGTTTAATAGCGTCTGGGAGTTTAGAATTTCTGATTGATTCTTCTGTCATCATCGCCTTAGGGTTCATGTTTGGTGAACTAGGAGTAGGCATTGACATTGGTGGCGTTTGTGTATTTTGTGGTGGTACGGTAACTGATTCTGTTTGTACATTAGAAGTTACCCTTCCTTGTCTATTATTGTTCATGGCTTTGTGTTCCATGAATTTTTTAGCGTTTAATAATGATTGTTCTAAATTTTTCATTTAATCAAATTTTGCATTAATCCATACTTGGTTCATGCTTTTATCACCATTTGGGTTATAGTTTGGTCTAGGTTCATTAAAATTTTCAGTTGTAGGATTCCAATTACGTACCCTATCTAGTCTAAAAAATTTCCACCCAGGAACTTCAGTATCTGTAGCTCCTTCGGTTTGCCAAGCTCTAACTACAGGATTATTTCTTTTAGTTGTTCCTGCACACACTGGTTCTATTGTTCTCCATCCAGGATTATTAATAGTATCTCCCTCATAGTAAATAACAGCAGTATTTCTATTTTTTATAGCTTTTTGGACTTCGTCCCTATTAGCTACTTCAAGTATAATGGAAGACAGTGTGTTGTAAAGTTTCATCTTAAAAAACTTAAGAAGGTGTTAAACCTATAGTACCATTAGTGACATTATCGTCAGGAACACTATATCCATTTTTTGAATTATATGAATTAGTTTTTACATTTTCTTTTCTAGTAAGAATATCTGTTTTTGTTCCTGTTTCTTGGTCTCTTACACCTAAAAATACCGCTGTACCTCTACCTTTTTCATCACCGTCACTTAACGCGTTCTGATGTTGTGGTCCGTACTGGTCAGATTTTGGGCTATAAAGATTTTTAGGGAATAATTTATCCCTTTCAGCTTTAGCAAACTCTGATAGTTTTGCTCCTGGTTGCATTTGTTGTTCTCCTGCCATAACTTTTTATTTTATAAATATTTTATTTTATTTTTATTTATAGTTCAAAACCAAGATTTAATACCATAAATCTAAATTTAGAACATTTGTCAGTACTACACGGACAAATCTTAACTTCAAATACAGTTAATTTACCTAATCTAAAAGTTAAACTATATTTTTCTTTTTTATTTCCACTTTTCCAGGAATTAATCCAATCTATTTTCATAATTAATAATTTATTAGTTTATTCATTCTTTTTATTGTTTCACTTAATGTCATCATATTATTTACATTATCTGGTGTTGGGACATTTACTTTAGTTGGATTTTTATTTCCGTCTTTTTCATGCTCATCATAGTGAGTATTCATCATACCACTGTTCATTTTTGTTTTTCTTCCAGATGATTTTCCATCTCTTAATTGTTTTTCTAACTCTAGAAAAACTTTTTTTCCGTAATCACCTCCTGTTAAATTATATGGTTGTGTACCTTCTTCTTCATTCCTAAAAAAATTATTTATCTTTTTTAGTAATTCCATACTAATTACAGGATTTTTAATAATGTTAAGTGCTCGTTGGTAACCTTCAGTAGTTTTTGGACCATTGAAGTCATGCACCGCGATTTTAATATGTTTTACACATTTATCGGGTACTTTAATCTGGTGTCCTTTTAAAACTTTATCAGGCATTTAAAATTTATTTAATACTTCATTAGGGTCCACTCCTTGAGCTTCACACGCTTTTTTAAATCTAGAACCTAGTTTATCTAATATCGGATAATTCATTCTATCACGTAATTCCATTTCTACTCCTGGTTTAATGTCGTCTACTTCATCTTTTTTATTTAAGATTACTTCTAACATATCTTTCATTTTTTTATTAGATAACTCTACCAGTCTTTTTCTTTCATCGTTTTCAGCTTTTTCTTGTGATACATCAGTTGCGTACCCATTTTCTTCACATTTTTTAACCGCTTTTTCTCTAGTTAAACCATAATTACCCATAAAGTATTCCATACATTCATTAGTAGTTTCTACTTCACTATCTAATTCTTCGTTGTCACCAAGACCACCACCTAGATAAGCTTCTCCCCAGTATCTTTTATAATAATAACCAAAACCATTACCTTTTTGATGTGCGGTTTTTACCATATCATCACTAGTACTTCTACTAATTTTGTTACTTTTATTAATACCTAAAGGAATTTTTGAGTTCATCATTGAACCATCATAATCCACTAATTCTTCTAGTTCTTCTTCATTTTTACCGTCTAAGAGTTCAGTTTCGGACATTTCCTCCTCTTTATCTAAGTAAGTTTTTTTAGAAGTTTTACCTTTATGTTTTAATCTATCCATAGTTTCTTTTTATCTATAAATATTAATGCATTCATTAAATATTTATTTATGTATGGGACCACAGAATTTAAATAACTATTATTTCAATAAATTAGACGCTAGACTAGATTATAGCAGCTACTATGACATATTTTTAACGTCTGATGAGCGGGATTACAACCGAGAAGTTGTATTTTCTCCTTATCTTATTTGTGTGGGTGACCACATTAACGCTTATCTAAGTGGCAATACTTGGTGTTCAGATTGTTTACCTCTTTGGATTGACTTAAATAATCCCCAGTCCAGTAGACAGTTAGACCCCTACTTATGTACAGAATATAATGAAAATAATACTTTATTGAGTTTACCTTATTGGTGTTCTGCTAGACCAAATTCAGGTGACACACGATGTACGTGTCCTAAATGTGAAAACCGAGAATTTACAGGAAACACTTCATTCATAGAATCTATATGTGATGTTGGTTTAACTGGTGTAGATAATGGTTTGGTACAATATATGAGTGGAAACACTACCGAATATGATAAGTGTAAGGTAGAATTTATTAAAAGCACAGCATTTACAGTAACTATAAGTGCAGAAACAGGAACAAACTGTGTCGGCACAATTCGTAGTCTTATAAGTGGCTTTATACCAGTTACCGTGTTAAGTTCTATAGTGGGTGGTAGCATCCCTTTAAAATATCCATGTACTGGAAGTACTACATCAGTTACTAGTGGGACCACAATAAATTGGAATAATTTTTATGATTCAGCAGTGGGTATACCTGCACTCGAACCTGATATGGCTTTATCTGGATGTTGTTTTTTTACCGCTGGTCAAGATGGTGGACAAGGAGACGGTTATAATTTAAATTTTACTAATTTTCAATCAACCTTTAGTGGGGAGACATTTACGGTTGACCTAATTACCGAAAAGGGTTATTGGCAAGCGCCTTGTCAACTAGAGTCTATAAAATTGTGGACAGACATGCCAGACCAATACAAATGGGACCATTTACATTATGATAGAAGATTTAAAATGAAACAAGTTACTGGTTTAACTCACCAGTATAGTTACGGTATCGAATCTGTTTCGGGAGGTCCAGAAGGTTATTACAACAATCTTAGGGGTGGATTCTACCAAGGATTCTATGAACTTTATGGGTATCCGTACCAAGTTTTACCAGAAAGAGTAGAGTGTGGTTGGACCGTAGAAAGTTTATTAAAATTTGATGTTAAATGTGTGACAGAATGTATAATATCTGGGACACAAACTTTAAATGATAAGTACCCCAACAATAAAGGTATATACTTCTATATGGGAACACGAGCAGAAAATAAATTCCATAATTATTATTCTGCAGAAACCCACCTACAAACTTGTGACCAAGGAGACTTTAGTTGTTCTGGGATACCAACACCAATTATAACTACAGGTACAACAGGTCACTGTGGAACCTTAGTTAATGTCATAACATCAACATACGATGAAAAAATAGATTCTTTAAGTAATGCTTTTGCTTTGAGATTAACCGACGACGGAAGAGTAGGATATAGGGCTTTATATTACACGGGTAACTGTATAACCACATATTCTGAAAAAAAGGTTTTAGATTGTGAAACAAATGAGTATTATGTTGTTGAGGATTGTGTGACTGGTTTAACCTATAGTTCAGGTTACACCGTAGTAGAAAAATATAGTAATATTGTTTGTGGTTTAACAGGTTCTACATTCGTAAATACTTGTCCTTGGTTATTGGTAAGTGCGAGGTTCCAAAGAGATTATTGTTATGAAGGTTGTGATTTAGAAAATGAGGGTGGGGTTAATGATTTAATAGATATTCCAGTAATGGATACACCAGGTTACATAGATTCAGGTTTAAATAGTACCTCAACTACCTTAGTTAGGGAAGCTCCATTAATGCCTGGATGGCAAGATAATGGGAATAAAGTTGTTGTAACAGGTCAATACTTGGGACCGGGTCAAATTGCTACAGGGTGTACGGAAACTGAATGTTGTACTGGTTGTACTAAAACTGATTGTCATACTTGTGGCCCAGCTACTGGATGCACTACTAATTACACAAAATTAGTTGAAAAAATAAAATTTTCTAAAAAGTGGTCCGATGAAAGATTTTTAAGAAAGGGAACTTTAACAATTTTTGTTAATGGTAGACCAGTATTGACAGACCCAGATTTTGAAGAAATAATACCTAGAAGACTTAACACAGAAAAACAAAAACAGGTTGGTGTGCCATTTAATATCTCTTGGGGTGGTGGAACACAGGGTCTAATAGATAACCAGACATTTTCTGCTGACACTAGTGGAAACACCATAACTTGTCCACCTTATGTGCAGGACCCAGCAGATTTAGGGTTGTTAATAGAAAAGAATTTTGCGGGAACCTATATCGGAGGAATATCCCAATTAAGATACTACATAAGGCCGTTGGGTGTCGATGAAATATTTCATAATTTCTTGGTTAATAAAGACCGATATGATTTAGTTGATTGTGCTGGTGGTTGTACCAATGGTTGTGGTCCTTGTCCCGCTATAATAATACGTGACTGTGACTCATTAGATATCATTTTAGATTACGCTATAGGTCAAACTAGCACATCAGTAGACAGTTTATCTCAATTTATTGTGTCCCCAGAATATACATCAGTTAGGTTTACAGGAGTTCTTGTAGATAATGTTGTAAGTTATAGTATTAGGTTAATTGAAAACATGGGTACAGGAAGTGGTTCTATAGTCACCACACCATTTTTAGCTACACCCACAGATGTAATACAGGTTGAGATAATAAAATTTGATGCAACTAAAGAAGCAAAAGTTACCATTATAGGCAACTTAACTAAGTAAAAAACTATTTATAAAATAAAAAAATATGTCTTGTAAATGTAAAAATATTATAGAAAACTTCCAAGGAGGAACAATTCCTTTAGATACCATATTCAATGGAAACGTTCAAATTTGTGGTGCTGGTAAAACTTTAAAGGTAGAAAATATAATAGGTTGTTCTCCCACAACTATAGGGGCAGAGAGTGGTTGTACTTCTGCTACCACTACAGTTTTAATAGTTAGTGGTAAAACTAATTTTGGTTGTGATATTAATATTGCAAATGGAGGTGGAATATTTTCAGGTGGTACAAATTTATTAGATATTTTTTCCACCACTACCTCATCAGGTTCCACAGGAGGAGGAACCTTTACTGGAAATACTTCAGCTACCTGTATTAATGAATTATGGGTTTCTAATATTTCTGGATGTAGTCCAGTTACTATCGGAACAGAAGCAGAATTTTCACAAGACGTGTCGGTCTCACAATACATCAGACATACAGGTGATGCTGACACACATATTCAATTTTTAGATAATAAACTTCAGTTACATGCTGGTAACATACCTTTTATTCAACTTGATAAAGATGCAGCAACACCTTACCCTCTTACAATTAATCATGGTGGTAATAGAGTTAACTTTAGGGTTCTAGATAAAGATAGTAACCTACTTTTAAAAACCGATTCTGAAGCATCTAAGGTAAATTTATACCATGCTGGTAATATGAAATTAGAAACACAAATCGGAGGTATTGATGTAATAGGTGAACTTAATGTGACTAGTGGTTTAACTGTAACGGGAGACACTATAGTAAAGGGGGGGAAAATATTACTGGATGATGGTGATGTTAGTAATAACTATGCTGGATTTGGTAATAATGATGACCTAAAAATATTCCACAATGGAGGCCATTCAGTAATAAGAGAAACAGGAACAGGAAACCTATACCTACAAAGTGATAATAATGTCATAATTTCTAAGGATTCGGCTACAGAAACTATGATTAAGTGTATTGCCGATGGAGCTGTTGAACTCTACCATAATAATGTTAAAAAGTTTGATACGGGTAGTCATGGTGTTGATATAGTAGATGAAGCACACATAGAAGGTGAGACTCCACACCTAACACTTAAAAGGACTGACAACGCAAATGTTCCTAGTCTACGTTTTAAAGGCAGTGGTGGTACTATAGGTGCAAGTATTGATTTTGACGGTACAGCAGGCAGTTCCAATGAACTTATATTTAAAACTTTTCCAGGACTTACACTTACAGAAAAATTTAGAGTTACATACACTGGAGCAAAAGTTTCAGGTGAACTTAATGTGACTAGTGGTTTAACTGTAACAAGTTCAGGCACAAATACTTCAGATACGGTATTTTTAGTACAAGATAGTGTCGGTAATCATATCATAGAAGGTTTAGATACTGGACAAGTTCATGTTGGAGACTTAGTTAATAGTGCCCTACCAACAAATCCAACACTTATGATTGGTGCGGGTAAAACACCAAACGATAGAGGTTCGTTAGCCTTTACTTCTTCAGGTATAGGTATCGGGGGAGATAATGATGCAACTGGAGATTTTCTACACTTTCTTTTACCAGGAAGTGATGATAGTAGATGGAGATTTGATACTAGTTCCGCTTTTGGTTTTACCTTAATAAGTAGACAAAGTAACGCTTTTGGTTCGGGTGCGGGAACTAGAAGTAGTATTTACACTAGTAGGACATACGGTATAGATTTTTTACTCGGTTATTCAAGTGGCCTAGGTGTTACCGATACTGTCGGATATAGATTTAATACTAAAGATAGTACTAGTGCGGGTGCAAATGATATAGAAAGGTTTGTTATTGAAAACGGTACGAGTGAAACTAAATCTTACTTTGATAATATTAGTGTGTTGGGTGTTGGGACACCTAATCCTGACACTAACGTTAAAGTACACATTAGTGGAGATACTTTAATAAGTGGTAGTTTTACCGCAAGTACCATGACACTTAAAAATGTCCCCGCTTTTCAAGATGAAGCAAATGCTGCACTTGGGGGACTCACAACTGGAGACGTATATCAAACAACTGGAACTGGACCCTCTCCGTTAAATGTGGCGGGAATATTAATGATAAAACAATAAAATCGGTATTTATAACTAAAACACACACATGGAATTTTTTATAAGAAAAGACTCATTAGAACCAGTATTAAAAATGCAATTAATACAAGATGGTAGAAACGATTTCAGAAAGTTTTACCAAGGTTTAGAAAATGCTATGTTAAGTTTTTCTATGAAAAAGGTAGATACTGGTGAGTACGTAATTTTAAATAAAGCTGCTGGTATCGTACAAAAGACACAGGTAGACCCAATCAACGACCCCGAATATTATATATACTACAGATGGCAACCAACAGACGTAATGGAAGAGGGAAGATATCAAGGTCAGTTTTTAATCGAATTTTTAACAGACGGGACCCAGTTAGTGGCTCCAGTAAGAGAAGATTTATATATCAATATTCAAGAAAGTTTTGGAATTATTTAAATTGACATCTCACAAATAGTTTCTTATATTTTAATTAATGTTAAGTAAAATTCACTAATAGAGTGAAGCTAATATTACAAACGAAAATTATTATATACATGAAACCTACACAAGAAGAAATCCAACAATTTTTAGAAGGGAGTGACCCAGAAAAACACATAGTAGCGGTAGAATATGACTATCGTAGCAGTTCTATATTTAAAATCAAAGAAGACCCAATTAATGGTAAACAAATAGTTAAAGATACTTTCGTACCTTTTGCTTGGGTTGGAGACTTAAGACCTTACAATTTTTATTCTAATAGTAAAGCTAGACAAAAAGAAGCTATGAGTAAGCATGGTATTCTTATAGAAAAACTAGACAACCATAACCAACCAAGATTAGTAGAAGGATTAAATTTTATAATTAAAACTACTAAAACATATCAAAACCTAGTTTCATTTTTTAGAGAAGGTGGTGTAAACCCTTGGGGAGAAAATACTAGGTCATCAATTATTATACTTAGTCCTGTAGAACAATATTTAATTCAAAAAGAAAAAAGACTGTTTAAGGGTTTTGAAGATTATAACGATATCCATAGATTAGTTTTCGATATTGAGACTACCGCACTCAGACCTTCTGATGGTATGATATTTTTAGTAGGGATATTAGATAATAGAGGCAATAGTGAAATATTTTATGCCCATGATGATGAAAGTGAAAGACAATTAATTATTAATTTTTTTGAAACTATTAATAGAATTAGACCTACCATAATAGGTGGTTATAACTCCGCGTCCTTTGACTGGGAATGGATGTTTAAAAGAGCAGAAATATTAGGATTAAACATAAATGAAATTTCACATACACTACATCCAAATATTAATATTAGAAGAAAAGAATCTATACTTAAGTTAGGTGCAGAGATAGAAGATTATATGTCTACAAATATGTGGGGTTATAATGTTATTGATATTGCACATGCGGTTAGAAGAGCACAAACAATTAATTCTGACATTAAGTCTTGGGGACTTAAATACATCACACAATTTATTGGAGCAAATAAAGAAACTCGTGTATACGTACCTGGTGACAAAATATCCTCGATATATGAAGAGAATGAAGACTATTATTTTAATCCAAGAACTGGAAAATATAAGTTAAGAAATACAGAAGGGTTAGAAAATTTATTACAGAGACACCCAAACGTTTACGAAGAAGTTAATGGACAATTTATAATTAAAAAATATCTTGAGGGTGATATTGAAGAAACACTAACCGTTGACGAGGAATTTAACCAAGCTTCATTCTTATTGGCTTCAATGGTACCAACTACCTATGAAAGGGTGTCTACTATGGGAACCGCTACACTATGGAAAATGTTGATGTTGGCTTGGTCATACAAACAAGGTTTAGCTATACCTAAAAAAGATGAAAAAAGACCTTTTGTTGGTGGATTGTCAAGATTACTTAAGACTGGTTATTCTACTAATGTACTTAAACTGGACTTTAGTTCACTATACCCTTCAATACAATTAGTACATAAAGTTTTTCCTGACTGTGATGTTACAGGTGCGATGGAATCTATGTTAAAATACTTTAGGGACACTAGAATAAAGTATAAAAAATTAGCTGCAGAATATTATGGTGTAGACAATAAAAAATCATCATCTTATGGTAGAAAACAATTACCTATTAAAATTTTCATTAACTCGATGTTTGGTTCTTTATCCGCTCCTCAGGTTTTTCCTTGGGGTGAAATGGATAGTGGTGAAATGGTGACTTGTACAGGAAGACAATATCTAAGACACATGATTAGGTGGTTTATGGAACGTGAGTATTCTCCTTTAGTATTGGATACTGATGGTGTAAACTTTTCATCACCAGAAGGTGTAGAAGAACGTCTTTACATAGGTAAGGGACATAATGAATTAGTGGTGGAAGGTAAGGAATATAAAGGTGCGGATGCAGATGTAGCTGAATATAATGATTTATATATGAGAGACGAAATGGGTCTAGATACAGATGGTACTTGGCCTTCTTGTATAAATGTAGCTAGAAAAAACTACGCTCTTTTAACAGATAAAGGAAAAGTTAAATTAACAGGAAACTCTATTAAATCCAAAACATTACAGGGATTTTTGGTTGAGTTTATAGACGAAGGTCTACAAATGTTGTTAAAAGGTGACGGTAAATCTTTCATAGAACACTATTACTCTTACGTTGAGAAAATTTACAACAAGGAAATCCCACTATCTAAAATAGCTAATAAATCTAGAGTTAAATTAACTGTCGCGGAATACAAAGAAAGAGCTAAAAAAGTAACCAAAGCTGGAAACCCTATGTCTAAAATGGCACATATGGAATTAGTTTTAAAAGAAAATCTTAGAGTTAATTTAGGTGACACTATCTATTACGTTAATAACGGAACGGCTATGTCTCACGGTGATGTACAAAATAAAAAATTAAAAGATGGAACTAAAGAAACTATATTAAGATGTTACAGAATTCCTGAAAAAGACATAGAAGAAAAACCTGAGATGTGTGGAGACTACAACGTACCAAGATATATGAACACTTTTAATAAGAGGGTTGAACCTTTATTGGTGGTTTTTAAACAAGAGGTGAGGGATAGTTTAATTGTGAATAAACCAGAAGATAGGCAATTTTTCACGACTAAACAATGTGAGTTAATAAATGGTTTAGCTAGAAAAGAAGGAGACCAAGATGATTTAAATGAAGTTTTATCATTGTCTGATGAAGAAGATGTCTTCTGGGATAAAATGGGTCAGGACCCAGAAAAATTTCTAGAACCTCTAGGAATTTTTTAAACCATCAGAAGAAAGTATAAACCAGTTAGTGTTGTCCGATAATACCTCAATACTACTTTGTGGTCCCATATTAATTTCTTCCCACTCACCGTCTATTTTACCAGATTTTGTTTTTACTGTAATATTAGCCATAGATTTAATATAAAAACGGTTAAGGTTAGTATCATTAAGTGTGATGGTTAAATCTTCTGTAGCTATAATATATCTTGTATTAAGAGTAGTGTAGTTTGAATTTATACTTACGGGGATATTCTCTATATTTTCAACTGTCTTCTCAACCACAGGGATTTTACCCTGTTTTAATACAGCAATTAATGCTATAGTAAGTAGTTTATAGTTTATACCATCAGGTTCACCGTTTTCATCATAAATTACAAAATCTTTAAGACCTACGGAATCTACTTCCTCAGCAATTAATCCTACTGAAGATTTTCCATTATTTTTCCATTTAAATTTTACTGGTGTTAATTCTAAAATAGAATTCAATTCAGTAAGATTTATTGGTTTTACATCTTTTTTATATTTTAAAGATGAAGCTACTCTAAAAACTTCGTTAGTGGACACATCTATTTCTAAGTCTGTCCCAGTACCTGTTGGGATTAGGTCTGAATTAATCTGTATAGCTGACTTACCAAAAGTTAAATCTGGGTCTAACCCCATAGAAAAAACCGCTGTATTAGCTGATGTAGATGTAAAATTAAAATTATAAGTAGACGAATCACCAGATTTACTAATTAAAACATTTTGTTGTAATCTACTACTACCAGACATTTCTGCAGTTGTATCACAATTTTGATAAACTTGTCTAGAAAAATCTATTTTAGTTCTTAGTCCGAATCCTGGATAACTATATCCCATATTATATTACATTATAAGGGTCCTGGAATGGTCTGTATCCCAAGGCTTTATTAAGATTTTCAGCTACTAGAGCTTTTCTTTCCATTAATTTATCTTCTCTTAATCTTTCTAATCGTCCCATTAACTCCTCTGATAATTTTGTTTTTTCATCTTGTGATTCACTAAACAACGACGAATAATCCATAGTCAATTCACTATCAGGAACTTTTAAAGCTCCACTAAATTTACCTCTTACTCTACCTAAAGTTTCTTTTGCGAGAGCGGTAAAATATCTCCTAACCCAAGCTCTAGCTGGAGAATTTAAGTCAATCCATTCTATATCACTAATAGGTGCGTCGGAAGGAACTCTAATAATGTCTTTATTTTGAGCTAAACAATCATTCACATTATCATCATTAACATCATAATACCAATACCAAACACGAGCTCCATTTATTTCAGAGTTTCCAAAATCAAATTTACCACCAGGTACATTGTACAAGTGAAGATATCTAGTACCTTCTGGTCCAGCTGTAACTCTATATGTTAAGTCAGAACCTATAAGTCTATTTTTAATATTCCTATCTTGCATTCTTAAAAGAATATCATAAGCCGGCATCATGTAATATGAACCAACAATACCCATTTGTGCAAAACCACCAGCTCCACCCATACCAATTCCACCAAAACCACCAAACCCACCTAAGAATGGGTCCACCAACATTTCATTTAATTCTGGTCTATTAAACCAAAGAATTTCGTTTATTTCCCTTCCTGCTGGAATTTGATATATTTGTTGGTTAGTTACTAATTCAACGTAGTCTTTTTTAAGAATCCACGGACCCATTGTTTGTAAACCAACAATTTTAGAATAAGCATAAGTAAACGAACTTTCCCAATCCAAACTACGGGTAGTATATGCTCTAGCTAAATCAGCCTCGTCTACATTAATACCGTCTAATGATGCCCATTGGTTTTCAATTAACCAGTCGTTAACATACATAGCATAGTCTTGTATCGCTATTTCTAATAACGAATCCAACATATCATCCTCTAATTCTACACCGACAATCGGTGCACCTAGTTGATGCCTAAGTTGGGTATATAGTCTCTGTTTGTCTATTACTGAAATATTAGTTGGCATAATGTTTTTCTATATAAATATTACAAGTTATGTTACTTTCAATTATTATGTAACTCATTAAATAATTCTGTCATAATATCTGTGTCAGGATGAGAAGAAATATCACCCATAACTGTATCGATAACGTTTTTTTTCTTTTGTAATATATTATATATAATTCTTTCTATAGTGTTATCGAACGTTGGGTAAAAACATGAGACGTTTTTTTTCTGACCAATCCTAAAAGCTCTATCTTCAGCTTGTGAATGGTCTGAAGGAACAAAACTAAGGTCATTCATTATCACTGCCTCCGCTGAAGTTAATGTTATACCCACACCTCCCGCTTTTAAGTTCGATATGAATATTTTCACATCAGGATTATTTTGGAATTCGTCTACAGATTTTTGTCTATCTTCTTTAGACATTTGGCCATTTAATATTACAGAGTTATTTGGGTAATGGGAATGTAACTCCATTAAAGGGGAGGTAAAGTTAGTGAAAACAATTACTTTTTTATCTTGTTCTAAAATATCATTTATTATTTGTCTAGTGTGTACAATCTTACTTGAAGCTATAATTTGTCTAACCTTAGTTAGTTTAGCTAAGTGTATGGTTATACTTTCGTTTTGATTTTCATCAGACCAAGACAAATATTCTCCCATTTCTTTTTCATATTCTGAAGAACTTAATTCTAGATAAACTGGTGTAATAATTTTATCTGGTAAATCCAGTACATCTTCTTTTAATCTTCTAGTAATTTTGTCTTGGGTCCTGTCCCTTAATTCTTCTAAATTAGAAGCTCCACTAACATTCCATATTTTCCTACCGTTTGGTCCTCTGAATTGTCTACCTTCACAATATCTACTAACATAGGTTATCCAGTTGTTAGCCACCCTACTTTTTACCAATTTTAATAAATTATAATAATTTATTGGTCTAGATGTCATTGGTGTTCCAGTTAGTAACCACACCTTACCTAATTTATTAACTATTTCATTAATAATTTTTGTTCTTTGTGCTTTGGGATTAGAAATGTAGTGAGCTTCGTCTATTATTATTCTTTCAATACCAGAATCTAATAAGGTTCTAATTGAATCATTTTTAAGTGAATGAAAATTTTTTAAAATATCGTAATTTACTATAATAAATTTACCTTCTTTCCATTTTTTACCTTCAACAATAACAACCTCTTCATCTGTATAATTTTCTATTTCTCTTTTCCAGTTAATTTTTAGTGATGCTGGACAAACTATTAATGTACGTTTATTGTTTTCTATTATACTAGCGAGAACAGCCGAAGTAGTTTTACCCAAACCCATATCATCAGCTAAAATATACATATCGTTTTTTAATAATGATTCTATAGCTGGGATTTGATGTTCCATAGGTGGCCTATGTGAAAAGGGAGTATAATCTATTTTAATTTTTTTATTGGTGGATGGAACTACTTGAGACTTGGGTATCCAAAATGCATAAAGATTTTCCGAATCTATTACCTTACCCCAAATATGATATGATTTGTCACCCTCTACTAGTATTTTCTCAACCCATATCTCTGTTGGTGCTTTTGGTAGTAATTTTTTTTCTTGTAGTTGTTCTGAAAGGTAAGGGTCTATTTTTACTTTTTTTCTAGCTACCTTAGGTATAATATTGTGATTATTTAATACATAGTCCGCCTGATTTCTAGTTAGATTAAAGTACTTACTTTTAATTTTTTCTTTTAAATCTAATATGAAATTATTAGCTCCACTATATGTGGAGAGTATGTTACGAGCTTCAACTTCCGGTATTTTTATTTCCACAATATGATAATTATCCAACCTAAATATAAGTAAAAACTAGATATTTATAAATAAAAAACGTTAACAATGAGTGAAAAAAGAGTGCCCATAACGAGAGTAAATAAGTTTTTCGGTGATGAAGACTTCCGACTCCAGGAGTCCATGGGTATGGAATACCTACACGGCAATTTAAATTTTACTCTGGTTTTATATAGTGTAGATAGGGGTAAAAGTGTTACTGATGATGTTTACGGTGAAGCTGCTGAAGAAGAAATAAGATTTTTTCCTCCTGTAGAATTTAAAGCCTTGGTTAACATTTCGGGCCCTACTAACGATAGTTATGCGGGTGGTCTAATGAGATATTTAGAAAGTGGTAATCTTACTATTAGTGTCTACAAAAAAGAGCTTGAACAGTTAGGTATAGACATAAAATATGGTGACTACATAGGTTATCCAGAAACTGAAGATTTTACAAGGTACTTTACTGTATCTAATGATGGTAGAGTAGCTGGAGATAATGCACACACTATCCTAGGTTATAAATCTTTTTATAGAACCATAACATGTGTACCAACAAGTGAAAATGAATTTAAAGGAATTTAATTATGGGTAAAATAAATAAAAAAATTAAAAAGACACTTAACATGTATCCAGTGGTTAGAAATCAACCACAATATCCATCGGGTTATGATGGATTATCAACGCCTAAAAGAAGAAAACAATTAGCTGAATTTATTAGTGAAGACGGTACATTTTTACCTAAGAGTGTTCTACACGCTGATTTAGATAAAGGTATGTTAGATTTTGTTAAGGATAGACTTCAGATAAGTGTAAATGGTAAAGGAATTTCAATTGTGGACCAAATACTTACGATACAAAGGTGGGCAGAATTTTCAAATACTTGGTCATTTAGTGATAAGGATTTAAATCCTGAAATTCCGTTTTTGGTAACTGTAAGAAATCCAGCGGTACAGTACGGTTCCAACCCTTCTTTAATTTATACTATACCAGATAGAAGAACTTTTCACTATGCTAAAGTTCCTACCTGGGATGGTCAAAGAAAAGGAATGGATTTATATAAAATACCACAACCAGTTCCTGTAGACATAACCTATAACCTTAAAATAGTATGTAATAGAATGAGGGAGTTAAATCAATTTAATAAAGTTATGATGCAAACTTTCACATCTAGACAAGCATATACGTTTGTAAAAGGACATTACATACCTATTATTTTAGAAACACTTAGTGATGAGAGTCAAATTTCAGATAATGATAAAAGAAAGTTCTACACACAAGACTATCAATTACAACTTCAAGGATTTTTAATAGATGAAGAAGAATTTGAGGTAACTCCAGCAATTACAAGAAAATTATTAGTTTTTGAAACAGATTTAAAAACTAAAAAACGTGACGCAGGCCCAACTAAAGAAAACCCACTTAGTATTTTTACTGAAACTTTTACTATTGACGCTGGTGTAACCACACTTACCATACCTTTTGAATTTGACGCTAATGTTCAGGTTACTGAAACTACCAATAATAATAACTATACTGTAGGTATTGTGATTGACGGAGTTACTGAATTAGTTAGTGACGAATTTACAACATACTATGTGTCTAGAGGTCAGAGTTTAAGATTTAATTTAACTCCATTAGATGCGTCAGAACCCCAAACAATTACTTTACAAACAAAATTTATTTAAAGGTCTCCGTAAATGTCTTTTTTTGGTGAACATTTTTCTTTTATCAACTTCTCGACAAACTGAAACATTTTTAAACCGTTTTTACTACAATAGTCTTTTAATAGTTTGTGAACCCCACTATCTATTTTAATGTTTTTTATGTTTTTAGGGTAAGGCATAACCATAAGTATGAAAAAAGTATGTTTTTTTTCTTACAAGAACTTGCAATAGTCAAAAATGTGGTAATCTTTTGGGATTAGAGATAATATTTATTAATAAAATAAAACCAAAAATATAAAAAAAATTAATTAACATGGCAACAGACGGAAAAGTTTTTGTATCCCCAGGGGTATACACGTCAGAGAAAGATTTAAGTTTCGTAGCACAAAGTGTGGGAGTAACAACACTTGGTTTAGCTGGTGAAACTCTTCAGGGTCCTGCTTTTGAACCTATTTTCATAAGTTCATATGGAGAATTCCAAACCTATTTCGGTTCATTAAACCCAGAAAAGTTTACGGAAACACAAATCCCTAAATACGAATTATCATATATAGCAAAAGCATATTTACAACAATCTAATCAGTTATTTGTGACTAGAGTATTAGGTTATTCTGGATATGACGCTGGACCTTCTTGGTCAATAACAACAATAGGTAACCCTGATTGTGAAACTATTAGAACTCAGTGTGCTGACACTACAAGTACAGTATATAGTGCTTCTACATGTAACACTGGAACGGCTTTTGAGTCAACTAGTGGTTCTACTGCTGTGGTAAATAGTGGTTCTGTTGGGTTATACTTTACTGGAGGGACTGACGTTTGGACTGATTCATCCACAACTGTTAAACCTATTGATTCTTTACCTTGGCCTATTTCTGAAAAAATAAATGAAACTTTAACAAAAACAGATGGTAGTAGTACAACTATTTCTGCCGAGTTAGATAGTATGTTATCTACATATTACTCTAGTTTATCACACATAGCAGTATGTGCAACTGGAGGTACCCCATGTTTCTTACCTATGACAGGAGGAACTAGTGTAGAAAAAGCTTTTGGTTGTAACTATGATGGAGATACGGTTTCAGGAAATACATTATATGAAGGAACATATTTAGAAAATGCAGGAACACCAGCATCTTCAGGATACACTTACCAGTCTAAATTTAGTGGTATAACAGAAACACAAGTTTTAGGTTCTTCTTGTAACCCTAAACCTTCAGTATTCTGTAATGACATTAACGACCCTTGGTTATACGGATTCTTTGACCTAGTTCCTGGAACAGACCAGTATACTGGTTTCTCAATGAGTATCGGTATCAATACTAATGATGTTTTAGATATTAGTACATCCGCTCAAACAACATTATATTCTGGAGATTCTGCTTTAAGATTCTCTTACACATTATATACAGGAGAAACTTTCTGTAACTACAACGATTTAGTAGTCGCAACTTTCCGTTCAAGAGGTGTAAGTACACAAAATTCAGGTGGACCTGTTTATCAAGTAACTGGTGGAACAGATGTTACAATGGTTTGTACGGGAGACACTTTCTCCAAAGTAAATACTGACCCATTTGCCACTTTTGGTATGGATGTTACAGATAAAGACGGTGATTCATTTAGATTTGAAACTTCTATGTCTCCATCATCTAAAGACTTTGTTAAACGAGTATTTGGGGTGGCACCGTTTGATAAACAAATGGAACAAGTTCCAATCTTTGTAGAGGAAGCTTATCCTAACATGTTAACATACGCTTATAAGAAGGGTTACATTAAAGGATTAAACTGTAGTCTACTAGATTTACCTTCATTTAGAGATTCTAATAATACTGGAACTATTGGTTTCTACCAAGAACAATGGCAAACCCCAGTAACACCTTATGTTGTTTCTGAACTAAGAGGTACCAAAGTATATAAATTATTTAGATTTATATCTATATGTGATGGTAACGCAGCTAACACACAAGTTAAAATATCTATTGTTAACATTTCATTTGAAAGAAATGAATTCGATGTGTTAGTTAGAAGTTTCTATGACACAGACGCTTCACCAGTTGTATTGGAAAGATATACAAGATGTAGTATGAATCCTAATTTGAACTCTTTTGTTGGGGTTAAAATTGGTACCGCTAATGGTGAATATGAATTGAAGAGTAGATACATTATGGTAGACTTAGACCCAGAACAAGAGACTGACACTAACCGTCATGATGCTGTTCCTTGTGGATTCGAAGGTTATGTGACTAGAAATTACTTAGGAGAACAAAGTCCTACATTATACTATAAAACAAAATATAATAAACCAGGTGATATAATCTGGAACCCACCTTTCGCTGTAAGTTCAACTGTGGATAACTCAGTGATAAGTGCGGGAGATAAAATTAGAAGAGTTTATTTAGGTATTTCTGATACTGCAGCTTCAGCTTATGACGATGACTTCTTCCAATATAAAGGAAAACAAGCACCTACAGATAAATGTAATGATTTAGATGGTACAGACTGGAATTGTTTAACTCAAGGATTCCATATGGATAGTGGAGCGACTTGTGTAAATACTTTAGGTGAGTTATGTGTAACTACACTTTGTAAAAATTGTGGTACTGGAACAACAACTGAAGACCAGTTCGCTGTTGGTGTAGCACCGTTTAGAAGTGAACCAACTAATTCACAGGACCCATACTACACATTACAGTCTAGAAAATTCACATTAGCACCGTATGGTGGTTTTGATGGATGGGACATTTATAGAAAATCAAGAAGTAACGGAGATAGTTATGTTAGAGGTAAATCAGGGTTCTTAAACGGAGCTTGTACTTCAACTACATTCCCTAACGCGTCTGGTGATGGTTCATTTAAACTATTATCAAGCACTCCTTGGGGTGAATCAGGATTCTTCGCAACAACTGACTATTACGCTTATTTCTTCGGTATTAGAACATTTAGAAACCCAGAAGCGGTTAACATTAACGTATTAGCAACACCAGGTATTGACTATGTAAACAATAGTAACCTTGTAGAGGAAACAATTGACATGGTAGAAACTGAAAGAGCTGATTCACTGTATGTTACTACAACACCTGACTACAACTTGTTTGTACCAGGAGCTACGGTAGCGGCAAACATAATCCAACCTACTGAAGCGGTAGATAACTTAGATTTAACAGCAATCGATTCTAACTACACCGCTACTTACTACCCATGGGTACAGTACAACGACCAAGAGAACAATACAAGAGTATGGTTACCACCTACTTATGATGTAATGAGAAACATTGCTTTAACAGATAATATCTCATTCCCTTGGTTCGCGTCCGCTGGTTACACTAGAGGTATTGTAAACGCGGTTAAAGCTAGAAAGAAACTTACTCTTGATGAAAGAGATACGTTATACGCTGGTAGAATTAACCCAATCGCAACTTACTCAGATGTTGGTACTATTATCTGGGGTAACAAGACACTACAAAGTAGACAATCTGCATTAGACAGAATCAACGTTAGAAGATTGTTACTACAGGCTAGAAAATTAATTTCGGCAGTAGCAGTTAAATTGTTATTCGAACAAAATGACGAACAAGTAAGAAACGAATTCTTAGACTTAGTTAACCCAATCTTAGACTCTATTAGAAGAGAGAGAGGTTTAACAGACTTTAGAGTTGTTCTTTCTGACGACCCACAATTGATTGACCAAAATACATTAGAAGGTAAGATTTACATAAAACCAACTAGGTCTCTAGAATTTATCGATATCGAATTCTTAATTACACCTACTGGAGCATCATTTGAAAATGTATAATAAGAAAAGATAAAAAAAGGTAAAAAATGAAACTTAATTATAAAAAACAAAAATTAGTAGAAAGTTTAGGTTTTAACGTAAATTTCAAAAACCATTATGGTAATAAACCACAAAACGTTAAAGTAACACCAGACCAGTTCAAAAGATTAATGGAGTCTTACTTAGTATATGAGGAAGAAATACACAAGGAAGAGGAGGATTTAGAGTTAGCAGAATTCTCTGATTCATTCCAAGACGAACTTGACCAAGACATATTAGATGAAATGGATATGGAAAAAGAAACCAAAGAAGGGTATGGTAAAAAACATATGGACGAAATGAACTTTGGTGATGACGGTGGTTTGAATTTACCTTCAGATGTAGATATGGATACTGAAAACGACAATAACCCGATTGATTTAGATGAATATGGTTATCAGTCTATTGACCATTCTGATAGAGACGAGTTCGATGGTAGAAAATCTAGAGTTGTTGGGGTATATTCAGACATTAACAAACAACGTTATGGGATGAATGAAGATTCTGAAGGAGAGGAAACATATCACTACGATGAAGATTTACACCATGACAGAGATGAATTACATCATTTAGAACGTGAAAGAAGTCACGCTCATGGTGGACATAAGTCCGACCTAGACCAACATATCGCAGCTCTAATTGATTCAATGAAGTATGACGATAAAAGAGGTGTGGGTAAAGATGATATGTACAGAAGAGAACCAGGAACACACTTTTACCATGAAGGAAACGGTTTAGCGGAATCTGTTGACAAAACTTTTAAAATGATTAGAGAATCTATTAGAAGAGAAAGACCAAAAGGTTTAAGAATGAGTAACTATAGTAGAAAAACTTTAAATGAACAATTTGTTGGTTATACTGAAATGGGTGAACAATTCTATGGTGGTAGAGGTAACTACAATAATCCTGGAGTAAATGCCGCTAAGGGTATTGAAGAGTTAGTTAAGAACATTAAAAAAGCTTATAACTTTATTAAAGATTCAAGAACTAGAAAACAAATTGAAAACACCTTAGTTAAGTTACAAAACTTTATGGCTATCACAGCTGACGCAGTTATGGCAGGTAAACAACAAAGAGCACCTAGAAGAAATGACCAATTAACTAGACCATTACCTTATCCTGAATTAGACGAACCAGAAGATTTAGAGGATATTGATGATGAGTTAGATTTAGATTCACTTAATGAGTCCCAAAAACGTAGTTTGGTTAGAGAAGCTAAAAGAGAGTTGAGAAGAAGAGCTTTAGTTGAAGAATTTTATTTACTTAACGAACAGGACGGAAAAGATAAAATTAAACAGTTAAAAGACGCTTTAAAAAGAGAAAGACAAGCTAAAAGAGATTTAAACAAACTAGGAAGAAAAGAACAAAGAGAAGAAAGAAAAAAAGCTAGAGAACAAAGAAAAGAACTCAAAAAATTCGAACAACTATGTTCTAAATTTCCAGACGCTCCAGAATGTTCTGATAAAGATGAATTCGTAAAAGATGTTGAACAAGAAATTACAAAGGTAGAAGTTGCAACAAAAGATGCGGAAAAAGATTTCCAAAAACCCCCATCTGGGATACCAGATAAAAAACCTGGTGATTCGGTTAGTGGAAAAGAAACATCAAAGTTATGTCAACTAAAAGGAGACAAAACCTATGAGTATAAAGTAGAAAATGATGAGTGGTACAGTAGAAAAAGAGGTACAACTAAATGGAACTCATTAGCTGGAGATAAATTTACTTTAGCAAGAGCAAGGTTAGATAAAGGTTGCCCAACGTTTAGAAAAACTAAAGAAGAAATGCCAGATGACGCGGTTAGTTCACAGGAAGATAAAGTGAGTTCAGCTACACAAACAAATGACCCAGATTCTTGGAAATCAAATATTCCAGGAAATGACCCAAAAAAGGACGCTGAAGCAAGACAAAGAGCCAGAGAATTTGCAGCTATGGGGTACCAAGGTTATTCAGGTAATTAATAACTTATAACATTTTTATTATTTAAAAAGGGTCCTAATGGACCCTTTTTTTATTCATCTATTTTTCCTCCGTTTCCAAGGATTAGTAAAAATATCATAGGAAACATTAATGGTGCTTTTAAGATGTGGGTAAATATATAGAAGTTGAACCATCCGTTTGAAGGTTCCCCTGAGTTTTCCTGTTCAAGTTCCAAATAATTTTTTTCAATCTGTTTTTTATTTATTTCGATAAAGAAAATCATAGTAATGATTGAAATCGTAAGGTATGTGATAATGTATGTCATTGGTTCGTATTTTAATAATTATGATACAAAGATAATAAATTCGGTGGGACTACACAAATATATACGTAATTAGTTTACGTGATGTTACGAAAAACTAAAACGTCTTTTACTGTAAATTCTCCAAGCTTCGTTGTTGTCATATTTCTCATTAATTTTACTAACAACTTCTGTAGGTAATTCCTCTTCAATTAAACTTTTTTTGGTTATGTCACATTTAATATTTGTGATTTGACTGTTCAATGAAGACATTTTAGACCTTAATTCATCAATTTGTTTTGCCAACTCTTCTTTTTCTTTTTGAGCTTTTGTCAACTCTTCACTACCATTAAACTCCTTTTTCCAAGCGTCTTCATAAGTGTCATCAGTAAATAACTCAACGTGATTTCTAGTATACCTTTCATTGATGTTGGATACTTGACCTTCAAGGTAATCGTTAATGGTATCCAACAATTTATTTGTAAAAATTTCAGTTATCCTAGGAATGTCCTGAATAAAAGTATCATAGATACCATCGTACTTTTCAATTTTCTTTTTTCTTGTACGAATTCCAGTAAATTTAAATTCTACTCTATGTGTTTCGTGCATGTTATAACATTCTGACTCTTCTCTCAGAATTTGAGAAAGTTTGACAGCTTTTAATAATTGTGGGTTGATAGACTTAAGTGTCTCTACAATTTCTGGTTTAAGAACAACATAAACACTCATCCAAAGAGAACGGTCAAAGGAATATTTAGCGTCAACAGCTCTGTCTGCGTCTTTTTTTGAGTTGGAGGTTTTGACTATTACATCATCTTTTGTGATTCCTTCTACAATTGTTAAATATTCTTTGTCGTTACTAAATAAGCTTTCTGTTTTTTCTATCTTCATGTTTTTCTTTTATCGTTTTGTTATATACAAATATAAGAGCTTTATTTTAAAATACCAAATTAAATTTATCTTTTTTTTGTTTGTTTACTAAATATTTTTTCTTATATTTGTATCGAACTTTAAAACATAATAAATGAAATTAGCACTTTTTGACTTTGATAATACATTATTTAAAACCCCTTATGACGAAAGTCCAAGTTATATGGATAAACCAGAAAGTTTATCAATACGTAAATGGAAATTCGAACCAATACTTGAGACTATAAAAAAGTTTAAAGAATGTAAAAAAGAAAAAAATACGAAAGTTATTTTACTTACAAATAGAATTGACAATGTTTACTCAGAATTAAAGACTTTATTAGAGGAATACGGTTTGGTATTTGACGACTACAAAATGATTATTGGTGTGGATGGTGATAGGTCTAAAGGTAAACGAGTAAAGGACTTGATATTAAATAATAACGTGGGTTCTGTTGAGTATTGGGAAGATAAAGATAAACATATAGAAGATGTCAAAAACACCATGGACTTTTTTCCAGAGATAGAATTAAAAATAAATAAAGTAGTTATTTAATTCTATTAATACTACCAGTAGCCCTTTCTCCTTTAGGTAAATCTCTAGTATTATCTACAATCCAATAATTATCTACCATAGGAATTAAATCTTTAACAACTCTTCTAACTTTATCGTGATAATCAATAACCATGTCTCTAGGTAAACTTCGGTCTCTTTCTTGATTTCTCTCCAAAGCTTTATCCAATTCTGTAACAACATGAACTATAGTTACAGCATAACCATTGTCTTTAGCTAAATTAATTACATCATTCATAACTTGTCTTTGACCACCACCCGCATCATATACAATATTAGGTGTGTGATTTCTCTCCACCTCTAAAAAGTTCTTTAAAAATCTAATAGTTAAATTTCTAGGGTCTGATGTGGTATATGACATATCTAATATCTTTTTATAACCCTCGTCAGTAGAAATATTTTCTTTCCAAGAATCACCCCAGATTTTTTTAGCTAACGCTACTCTATAGTTGTCTACATTAAATTGTTTGTAATCAGGTAAGTCTATAAAGTTTTGTGTAACGAAACTTTTTCCCGCACCTGGGCCACCAGCAATAATTACAAAATTACCCTGAGGTCTATCAAATCCAACTACCCTGGACTCAACAAACATTAATCTTTTGATTTTCTCAATTTCTTTTAGTAGCATATCTTTATATAAATATATTTATTAATGATAATAATACAATAATCATGAACACAAAATTACTTATCGAAAGAATGATGAGATTAATGGAAATAGAAGACATTAAGTCTGATATTTCAAATTATCTCGATTCAACGTATTTAAAAACATCAGAACAAGCTGGTATCTCAGACGAAGAAACTAAAAACAACGTTATGTCATTATTAGATGACGCTTTAAACCATAATATGAAATTAGTTATGGTAAGACCAGAACAGGTAGAATTAGCCAGAGAAGTAATAGACCAAAGAAACGGTAATACTTTAGTTGGTACAGTAATTGATTTCCCGTTTGGAAATGGTAGTACTTCAGATAAAGTTAATGAAGCTAAAAGAGCCATTAATATGGGTGTAGATGAAATTGATTATGTAACGGACTATAAATCTTTTAAGGCAGGAAATATAGAAAAATTTATTAGAGACATTGTAGATGGAACCAGGGTTGGTATGGATGCTGGTAAAGTTGTTAAGTGGATTATAGAAAGTGAAGCTCTTACAAACCAAGAAATACAAGACATAACTCAGCTTATCAGAGATGTGGTAGTTAATGAGTTTGGTGAGATACCAGCATCATCTGTTTTTGTTAAAACATCTACGGGATTTTTTAACGGTGAAAAACCAAATCCTGAAAAAACTAAAGAAGAAGACGTAATAATTATGTCTCAAAATGCTGGACCACTGAGGGTTAAAGCTTCTGGTGGTATTTATACTATAGACGATTTAAATAAAATGGTTAAAGCTGGAGCTAGTAGAATCGGAACTTCAGCTGCCAAAGAAATAATACGTGGTGATAAAGACGTTATAAAAGATTATTAAAATGAGTAAACGAATTAGACAAATAATTAGAGAACAAGCTGGATTAAATTTATCCGTACAGGATGAAATCGGTAATTTGAACCCTAATGAAAGACAACAAATTAAGGGAGCGTTAATAGATTTATTAAATAATAATCCAGAACAGGAAATGTCAGAAATAGAGTATGGTGGTATTCCTGAGTTAAAAGCTACTGGTTTAGTAGGTAAAATAGGTAAGTGGTTTAAAAGATTCTTAACAGATAAAGCTTCAGACTATTTAATCGACGCTAGTGCACAAGAAATGGAGGACACCATAAAATTAATTGACGCGTTAGACCCTAATGACTTGACTGGTATATTCACTCCTAGAGCAATGTATTTAGGTGGTGGTATAGATTTTGCTGATGACGCGTTGTCATGGAGAACTCAGGTTGAGAACTTTTTTGGTCCTGGTCACGTAGTTAAAGGAGATAAATTATTTGAGTTAATTACCACGGGTAACATGAGTTTTAAAGGTCTTGATACTCCAGCAATACTTAATCCATTAAGAGCAGAAACAGTAAGAGATGAAGACGATGAATTTCAACAAATGTTTAAACAGTGGAAAGCTGGTGAACTAGACGGACAGACATTCCAAAAATTTAGAGAAAAGATTAGAGAACAAATAGTTGTACAAGATTTATATATGTTAAAAGTGTGTGACACTAACCTAATTAATTTTGATGGTACTGCTGGAGCTGGAACATTCGGAGAAGCTCAGTTTAGTGCTTTGAAAAACTCACAAATCTTTGTTTGGTTAACTAACGGAATGAAAATATCTAACATCTCTCCATGGATGATGCCCTCAATAACCAAAATTCTTCAAGAAGACGAACTTTGGCCTTTCTTGTCTAACTTCAAATAAATGAATCTTGTCAGAAGAATATTAAGAGAATACACTGAACAACCATTAAATGAACTAGCTAGAACTAATCGTTTAATAGTTCTTGACGTTGACGATACATTACTTAAACCTTCTGGTGTATACATCTATAGAAATTTACCTTCAGACCCCCAAGAAATTGCATTAACACCTTACGAATACGGTTTAGAAAACGTAACCCCAGAAACGAAACAATATTACGACTATAGGGACTTTTTAGACCCAGTAAAAACACAACAATCAATAGAACAAGCTGAACCAATAGTTACTAACTTATCAGTAATGGACGATTATTTAAAATTAGGTCATCAGATAGCTATATTAACAGCAAGGTCTAATGAACAGGTTGTTTTTGACGGATTAAAACAATGGTTAATGTATAAAGACAGAAAAGGTAACCTAATACCAATAGGGGACCGTCTAAATAGAGAAAACGTATTTGCGGTAAACGACACCAACAGAATGAGTACACTAGAGTCGGAGACTGATTATGAAAAAAAGGCGGAGATAATGGAAAAATTAGTTAAAGTTTATGACGAAATAGTTTTCATAGATGATGATATGAAAAATATTAAACAAATGAAGATGTTAAAAAGAGATTTACCGGAAGAGCTTGCTAAGAAATTATTTGTAATGCATGCTAAAGAATAATTAGTATTATTATATTTATATTATATAATAGCTTGTATGCTATATGGATATAAAATTAGAAAAATAAAGTAAAGGGTTAAATTGGTCGATTTTTAAAAACCCGTATATTTATTAAGAAATAAGAACACAAAACAAAAAAAACTAACATGGCTGACTTATTAATGAAAATGCCCATACCGTATGAACCTAAAAAGAAAAATAGGTTTATCTTAAGATTCCCTTCGTCGTTGGGTATTAATGAGTGGTATGTGGAAAGTACTTCTAGACCTGCTGTTAATATTAACCCAGTAGAAATCCCTTTCTTAAACACATCTACTTATGTAGCTGGTAGATTTACATGGAACACAATCAGTGTGACATTTAGAGACCCTATAGGACCATCAGCGTCACAAGCACTTATGGAGTGGGTAAGATTACACGCAGAATCTGTAACAGGTAGAATGGGTTACGCTGCAGGATATAAAAAGGACATCGATTTAGAGATGTTAGACCCTACAGGTGTTGTAGTTGAAAAGTGGATAATGCAAGGAACATTCTTAACAGACGTTAACTTCGATAGTTTAGGATATAGTGATGATGCAATTGCAACTATTTCAGCAACCTTGAGACCAGATAGATGTATATTAGTATACTAATCTACATTACATAAAATTTTAAAACCCGTACTTAGTGTATGGGTTTTTTATTTAAAGGAGCTTTGTTTTTTATTTTAGGGTAAGGTTTTTCTTCCCATAAACAATTTAGTGTTTTATCAAAAACCATTAAGTACCTGTGTTTACGTTCACGAGGTCGCCATTCACCTTTTTTACCTTTAACTGGACCTCTCTGATGTTTAACAAAAGAACCATCCCCTAACTCAAACCAAAAGTCTTTTTTAGAGTCAGTTAAACCGTAATATTTAAAATTTGTGGCTTGATATATAAAACCAGTGTGTAGAGAAGAATCTGCATAAGATAGTATGGACCTAACCGTTGTTTCTTTTTTTAATTTTTTTATACATCTAGAAACAAACCAAGACAATATGTTCTTTTCTTTAATTTGAGGGTCTAAACATAAACGACCTAATTCATATACACCGTTTTGTTCTGTTCTACTTAAACCAAAACAGCCTTTTAATGTTTCGGGTACCGATGGAGAGTGAAACACACAAACACCAACTAAAACAGTATCCTTATATAAACCAAAATTAAAACCAGTTCTAAAGCCTTTACTTTTTTTATTTAAATAATGATATTGTGAAAGTATGGACTTACATAAATCTTTACTTATTATTTGTATGTTATAGGTTTTATTCATTGTAATAATTATAGCAAAAATAAACTAAAAAGTATATAAAATAAATAAATGGACCCAAGAGAATACTCAGACCCGTCACAATCAAACATCCCTTATGATGTGGTACCATTACCATCTAAAGGTATGTTTTACAAAAACAAACTGGAGTCTGTAAAGGTAACATATCTCACCGCAGCAGATGAAAATCTTTTAAGTTCCCCTAATATTGTTGAAAGTGGAAATATAATAGATGAACTACTTAGAAGAAAAATTTTAGGTAGTGAAGTTAACATAACCGAAATGTTAGAATGTGATAAACAAGCTGTTCTAATATTTTTACGTAATACTGCTTTTGGACCAGTATATGAATTCACTTTAACTGACCCACAAACCAAACAAACATTTAATCACTCACACGATTTAAGTAACGTGAGTATGAAGGAGTTTAATTTAGTTGCTGATGAAAAGGGAGAGTTTTCTTACACACTTCCTATAACAAAAAAAGTAGTTAAATTTAAATTCTTAAGTTCAACACAAGAAACAGAACTAACCAATATAGACACACAATATCAAGGACGAATTTCACCTAAAGTAACAAAAAGACTAGAATATCTTATACAAGAGATAGAGGGTGAAAGAGATAAGGGTAATTTAGCACAAATGATTCAATCAATGCCCATAAAAGATTCTCAGGAGTTTAGAAACTACGTTAGAGATAACGAACCTGGGTTGGATTTAAAAATAACAGTTAGGGCACCGTCAGGAGAAGAGGTTACAACTTCGGTTGTTCTTGGTGCCCATTTTTTTCGTCCTTTCTTCGGATTATAGGCAGGGTGTGCTCGACGAAATCTATTATCTAGTAAAATTCGCAAATTTTAATCATCAAGACTTAACAAATATGCCTGTTTATGAACGTAGGTACTATCTTGGCAAACTTATAGAAGAGTTTGATAAGAAAAAAGAAGCTGCGGAAAAACAAAAGAACAAGTCAGGTGGGTTTTAAAAATAGATAATTATCTATTTATATAAAAAAAGACTATGGCTATGGAATCTTTAAATACACCGTGGAATAAGTTGACACCAACTCAACAAGCACAATATCCTGGTGGTCAAGCACAGTGGCAAAACTTACAAAGACAATTTAAAAGTAACCAGACCAAACAAACCGAATCTAACGATAATCTAGCGGAAGGTCAAAACAAACTTACAGGGATACTTACTAAAAACTTAAGTTTATGGACTAATCTAAGTCAATCCATAGTAAACGCGAATGAAGCTCAAACTACCCTTAATAGTGTTACCGATATCGCGGTAGCAGCTCTACAAAGAGAACAAAAAATACGTACCGAAATAGTCCAAGAGTTAGGACAAGTTGGAAAACTCCAACTAATGCAAAACCAAAATATCCAACAAGCTGCGATAGAAGCTGAAAGATATGGTGTGAGTTTAGATGAGACATTGACCACTATGGTTAGTCTTGCTCAGGCTATGGGTAGAAACATGTTTATATCAGACGAGGATTTAGCTAGAGTAGCCATTTTCCAAAAATCCATGGGTCTTACCAGTACTGAAGCTGCAAATGTAGCTCAATTCTTTGACCAAATGGGATTATCTGTAGGAGAAGCTATAGACAAAGGTAATGAAATGGCCACAGTCGCAAGACAGATGGGAGTTAATGTTGGTGATTTCATGAGTACAATTTCAGGTAATATGAAATTGATGAATACCTTTAATTTTGCAGATGGAGTACAAGGATTTGCAAAAATGGCCGCACAAGCACAAAAATTGGGTATCAGTATGGAGACCACCGCTGCTTTAGCAGAAAAAGTGATGGACCCAGAGGGAGCTATAGAATTAGCTGCAAATTTACAAGTAATTGGTGGAGCCGCTGGTGATTTAGCTGACCCATTTAAATTAATGTACATGGCTACAAACGATTTAGCTGGACTACAAGACTCCTTAGTTGAAGCGGGACAAGAACTTGCGATGTTTAATGAAGAAACTGGTGAAATTTCTTTCCCACCTACAGCACAAAGACAACTACGTGCTATGGCAGAGGCATTAGGGATGAATAAAGACGAGTTTGCTCAAATGATTAAACTACAAACGAAGTTTAAATCTATGCAAAATCAGTTCTCTTTTGAATTAGAAGGTAGAGAGGACATGCAAGAGTTTGTAACTAGTATGGCTAGTTTAAATCAACAAACTGGAAAATATGAAATTAAAGTTCCTGGTCTAGAGGACGCGGTTGAAATAGAAGACCTAACATCTAGACAATTAGACGCTTTAAAAGAAGTCCAAGACCAACAAAACATGACCGAAAAAGAGTTAATGGCGGAACAAACAGGACTCTTACAAAATATTGACAATAATACCAACGCTTTAAACAGTGCTTTATTAGCTGGTGTAGACCAAGGTTTGAATTTGGGTAAGATTGATGTAGATTTAAGTCAAGCGATAAGTAAAGCTTTCAGTTCTGACGAACTAGGTAAAGTTAGTGAACAATTTGCAGGACTACTATCAAGTGGTGTTGAGAATGTATTTGGTGATGAATTGTCAAATATTACAGAAATGATTGCTGGTGGTGGAAATGTTATGCAAGCTCTTATGGGCACAGCGATGAGTGGTACAGTGGATTTAATGTCATTAATGACCGAAGCGAGCCAAAAAGACTTTGTTGTACAACAAGGGTATTTTAAAATTAGTGAAATGACCGCAGAAGGTGAAAACGCTAATGATTTTGAACTAGGTCCTGGTGAAGCTAAAGCGGTATTAACAGAGAGTGGTTTTGTAATACCTTCAGTAAATGACACAGTAAGTGGTGTTGATTTAACAGCTGGTGCTAGAGGAGCAAACTTAGGTTCCTTAGTTAGTAATGCACAAACATTACCGCAACAAACTATGAAAGTAGAGTTTACGGGACTACCTTCCAGAATACCAATTGAATTAAACGGAACAAATATGGGTGACTTTAATTGGAGAGGATTGATTGGTAATAATTTATTCATGCAGAACTTAAAATCTATGTTAATTGAAACTAACTTAACTAGTGCTCCTGGTTTAGACAACGAAAGAGAACTTGCAAGGTATACTGAGTTATCAGCATAACAAAAGAAACTCTTAATATTTCTATTATGGAATATTTATATTAAAAAAGAGACAATATGCCAGGGTCACCACAAAATAATAATTTTTCTTCATTAAGTTTTTCAGGAACTAAAGCTCTTAGAGATTTACTTCTAACTAAAAACTTACCTAACCCAGAAGGTTTGGGACCATACGGTAACTTTACAAATGCAACATATTCTACGGCTTCTTTATCAGTTAAAGATGTTGTAGACCAACCACCAGTAGAAGAAAATTCGGAGATGTTTTTAAATAAACTTTATTTAAACAACGCTTACGGCCCAGAAGGAGGTTATTCTGACTTTGTTAAAATTTACACAACTAGTCAAGGAGTAGCTAAGGTTAATGAAGGTGAGTATCCAGATTTTACAGCACCCGAAACAGGAACTGGTTTATTCGGTGAAAATCCATTTAGGTTAGTGGGTAGATATTACTCACCGATAGACATACTTTTAGGTGTGTCCGCGGAAGGACTATTATCACAAACATTATTAGAAGATAGCCCACTTCAACAAGCTGGAGCTATTCAGTTAAGAGCAGAATTCCAAGAAAGGATAGCTCAGGAACTTTATCAAGAAACTATAGGTAGATTAAGTTTTGTTGACGCTTTACAAGACCCTGTAGACGCATTAGAGATAGTAACTGGTAGACAACCATTAATAGATAGAAACTACAGTATAACACAACCTAAATCACTTGTAGGACAAGGTTTAGATTTTGTATCAAGACTTACTGGTGTTTATGTGCCTTATTCTTATATTCCTGGAGACTATTTTGAATTAGAACCACCAAGAGGATTAAGTACCGCTGGTAAAATAATATCAGATGTTACTGGTATTTTAGGTAGTTTAGTGGGAATTCCAAGAAGAAGACAATCACCATCACAAAGATTTTTAGAATATACTGGTGGTGGAACAAAATCAAAATTATTTAAAGCTATTAGATATAACAAATATGGTCCACAGTATGGTGAAGGTGCACAAGCACAAACAGCTATTGGTGCTGGATTTGGTGAAGCTATAGACTTTATTGGTGGTGGAATACTAGGTTTTGGTAATAACCCACCTAATAGACCACAATATATCGGTGGACCAAGGAATAGAGTAGCTGATATGACTAGTCCTCCAGACAATACATTTGCTGGTAAAAATTATGTTCCTATGTTTGGACCAGACGCGGTGGCAAAGGAATTCGATTCTAACGAATATGAGTTTGGAATGAAAGGTAGAGCGTATACTAACCAAGGGAATGTTCCTGGTGGTTTTACTTGGTTTACTGATAAAACACCTGGTGGTGGTTTCTTAAATAGTGTAGCGTCTTTATTCAATAATAACGCTAATAATAATAGAATAGGACCACAAGAACCAGGAGCTACACAAGGACCAGAAGCCTCAACAGACGATACTACCCGTTATCAAACACCAAACAACTACGACAGTACTAAATCTACTAACTATAAATTTAGGGAGGACAGTATAATGGACACCACCCAACAAATCATAGATTCTGTACCTAAAGGAGGTGCTGCATTAAAATCTGTGTCTCATGCCATGAATCAAGTTAGTAAAGTTTTTAATGATGGGTACAAAGAACTAACCAAAGGTTCTAGGGTTAGAAAATATGTAAATACAGACCCAACATCAGGTCAAGGTGTTGAAGAGGCAAGAGAATATTGTAGAGTATGGACAAAAGATGTTCCATATTACACATATGATAGATTAGTCAGGTTTAATATGAACCATAGAAAAGAAACTTATTCTGTTTTAGATAGTCCATATAATTTAAATATTGCACCCCATAGAACAGATGAAAGTGGAAAAGGTTCTAGTAATATTGTTGATGGTAAAGTTAAAAAATATATGTTTTCTATAGAAAATTTAGCGTGGAGAACTAGTGGAGAACCAGGGTTTACATATGACGATTTACCTTCATGTGAAAAAGGCCCAAATGGAGGTAGAGTAATGTGGTTCCCACCATATGATTTAAGTGTTGACGAATCTAGTTCTGCAAATTGGACAGAAAATAATTTCTTAGGTAGACCAGAACCAATTTACACATATAATAACACTAATAGAACTGGAAGTTTAAGATTTAGGATAGTGGTAGACCACCCGAGTATTTTAAACTTGTTAGTTAGAAAAGAATTGGAAAAACTAGGTCCAGAAGAAACGGATGCTATAGTAGACTCTTTCTTTGCTGGGTGTAAAAGATATGATATATTTGATTTAGCTAGAAAATGGAAACAATTTTCAGTTAATGAATTAGCTTCTTTAAATGAACAACTTAATACACCTGGTCTATCTGATAGAGCAACTAGAGAAATAATAAATGAATCAGCTACAGAAGAACCTGAAAAAATAGTAGAAATACCAGAACCTAACTTACCAGATGGGTTAACTTTTTATTTTGATAACGATTATCCTAATCCAAATACTTCTAGAATAACTTCTACTGTTAGTTATGTCGCGTGTGCTGAAGGAAGTATGTCTAAATTTGGACAGTACTTGGTACCTGGAGGAACATCATTCCAACCTCAAATAGACAGAGCTACCACAAACGATAAAGCAGGTTTAACTAATTTCTTTGAAGAAAAAGCTTATAGTGAATACCAAGATAAATGGCCTACATTTGCACGTGAATTAAAAAGGGTGTTGGATACAGGGTTATGGGAAGTCACACTAAATTTTAAAGGGTCTGCAAGTTCCATAGCCTCTAATTCTTATAATAAAAAACTTTCTAAAAGAAGACTAGACTCTGTTGTACAGATGTTTCAAGAATATGAAATAGATGGTAAAAACGCTTTTAATAATTATTTAACTTCAGGTGACTTATCTATACCTACGGGTGAAGCTTTAGGAGAAGAGTTTTGTAATAATGTTTTATATTCAGCGACAACAGGTACTGGTGAGGCAGGAGAATCTGGAGCTGTTTATTCTGCTCCTGCAGCTAGTTGTAGATACGTTACTATATCTTCAGTTAATTTGGTACCTAAACCACAACCCGAACCTGAACCAGAACCAAAACCACCAGTAGATAGAAAAAGAATTAGACCAATACAACAACAAGAAGAACTTAATATAGAAAAAGATAAAAATACTAGGAGAGAAATAGCTAATAAAGTTTTAATGAAAATGGTTACCGAATGTGACTATTTTGATATGATTCAAGAAGAAAACGAATTTATTTACGATTCTTTAAAACAAAAATTTAAATTTTTTCACCCAGCATTTCACGCTATTACACCAGAAGGGTTAAATAGTAGACTTACCTTCCTTAATCAATGTGTAAGACCAGGAGCGACAATACCTACAGTTGTAGATAAAAATGGTACATTAAATAGGAGTGTTGATGCTAAAAATACATCTTTTGGTGCACCCCCTATATGTGTGTTAAGATTTGGAGATTTTTATCACACTAAGATTGCTATAAATCAAGTTTCTTTAACTTATGATGAAAACTTGTTGGATTTAAATCCAGAGGGTATAGGTGTACAACCTATGATAGCTACTGTAAGTCTTAACTTTAATTTTATTGGTGGACAAGGATTAAAAGAACCCGTAAATCAACTTCAGAACGCGTTATCGTTTAATTTCTTTGGTAATACTGAAATGTATGATGATAGAGCGGTATTAACAGTGACAGACGATGACCCAGATGAACAAGCCTGGATTGCTGAAAATTCAGACTTAATTAACAATACTGGTTTAGAAAACCCTGAAGGTACAGCTGATGAAACAGACGAACAAGACACATCAGCAAATGATGGAATAACTATTGGTGATAGAACTAATTCATACGGTGGAACAACTGGACAAACTGGAACAATTAATTACAAAAATAATTGGAATGATTTAAGTAATGCAGCTTACGAATATATTACTAGTACTAACAACGATTTATTTAATTACGTTAAAAATCAAAACTACGCAGGATTAAAAATATTCTTTGATAAAAAACAAATGTTTGAGGGTGAGTATACTGTTGCTACATCAACAGGTCCAATAGGTACTTCTGGAAATTTAATAGGCACATCAAAAGGTTGGGAAGTAAGACTTAAATCGATTGAGGATGATTATAAATCTAAAATTGAGGGAGGGACAACCCACATACAGATTTTAGCTACAGACCTAACACCAACCCAAGAAGACGATTTAAAAACATTCTTATTAGAACAATTAGATTTAAATATATCAGATTATGAATACCAGTTTACACAGTTGGACCTAGATTTAAAAGCGGCCACACTAAAATATGTAAAAAATATAAATGCGTTAAATATTATTAATAGTGGTGGTGACGGTTATGGTGAAAATGGTAAATGGACGGTATTAAAGTTATCGGGAGGTTCCGAAACGTATCCAGTAGCTAACGGTGTGACAGCACCAACAGATACACTAGAAGAATTAGGCAACGACTACAATTACTTAACCAACCTAATAACGTGTTATAGTCAAATTTATAATGGAGACGATAATGGATTATCCGTAGGTAATGTCCTTAATGACGTTATAAGTGCCAAACTTACTGGCCCTAATGAATTACAGATGGGTGTGTTAGGTGGAGTAGGTAACACATTTAGTTCTCCATCTGCATCAAATTTAACCCCGTTTATTATGGAGTATTACTTATTTGGTATGGACTTAATGGACCAATCTACAATAGACTCTTTAGTTACTACTAATATTCAACCACTAAAAGATAATAATAGAAATTATACTGGACCAGCACTTTTTATAGATAATATGGTTAATGTACTTTATCCACCACCATTTACAGTTCCTAACTGGGTAAGTACTTTTAGAAATGAAGTATCTCAGTACATCGCACTTAATGAAGATTTTTATATGAGAAAATTATTAGACATTAAAGAAGAATTTGTAGATAAAATGACACCACAAGGCAAGAGTACATTATCACAAGGACTAACCAACTTAATATACCCAACAAACTTAACTGACTTGAAAGATGATAAAAAACGTGAAATGACATATGAACAGATTACTGACCAAAGTATAGAGGCCGAATTAAGAAAGTACGCGAGTAAAACAAATCAAGGTCCAGACAGTAGTTTTAATTTAAAATTTAATTAATTATGGCTAGATATTATAATAGATATAGTGATTTTAATATAAATGGAGAAAACCTTACTGTGCCATTTCTTAAACTACCATCACTACCAACAGATAAAAAAACAATTTATAAAGTTAACAGTTCCAGATTAGATAAAATTAGTCAACAATATTATGATAGCCCTTACTTTGGTTGGTTAATTTTACAAGCTAATCCACAGGTTGGTGGGTTAGAATGGAATATTAAAGACGGACAAGTATTGATTGTTCCGTATCCTTTAGTAGCTTCTTTGCAAAATTATAAACAAGCGGTAGACGACTATTTTTTCTTCTACGGTAAAAATTTACCTATGAATACATATACTGTTCCTAATATAACTTCAACACCAATAACCTATGTAGCACCTGTATCTAATGGTACAAGTACAACACAGGGTAGTAACAACACAACTGGAACTCAAGGAACCATAAACACCACACCTAACACGTCTAATGGTGGTGGTTCATATTCGTCTTCTTATTAACTGTATGATTAATTATGGCAAATGAAATTTCTAATGGTGATAATGTCTTAGTAGAGTTTTCCGAAAACAATATATTACTAGTAGACCCTAATAGAGTATTTGAGGGTGGAAGAGTAAAAGACCGTTTAGTTGACTCTGAAAATTTGGTTATATACGCTAGTTTAAAAGCTAGGGTAGTACCTCGTAGTAAATTAATTAGTGGTGCGGGAGTTGACAACCAGACACCAGAAGCGTTCGTAGATGTTTTTGAAGGAGAAATAAATTTTCTAAAACCCCAAGGAAAAGACTATTATACAAGTGATTGGACTGACACACAAACAGGCAAAGGATTTGGAAGTGAAGCAGGTTCTTTTAATCAAAGGGTACAAACTAGTACTATTGGAGCTAACGGACAATTACTATTCAAAGAACAAATTAGAAATAAAATAGATTCCGAAGGTTTTGGTATTAATAACATTTCAGTAACACTTAACAGAGCGTTTACACCAATAGTTAATATTACTTTTACTGACGTTAGGGGTCAAACATTATTTGAACAAGGCCCTAATTCACCATATGCTGCTTTTTTCCAATTACCATATCCTTTATTTAAATTAAAATTAAAAGGTTATTATGGTAAAGCGGTGGAGTATCAGTTAATGTTGGAAAAATTTAACGCGTCTTTTGATTCTAGTACTGGAAATTATAATGTAACTTGTAATTTTAAAGGTAGGGTTACCGCTTTATTAGCTGATATTACCTTACAAGAAATGCGTATAGCACCTTATATGTTTGCTAGGTCATATGAGATAGAAACTGGAGAAGATGAAAAATCTTCTTTTATAAGTAGCAGAGGTAGACAAACCTTAAGTCAAGTTTATGCAGCTTATAAATCAAAAGGTCTAATTGGAGAAAGTTTACCTGATTTAACTATAGATGACTTAATTGAAAGAATAAAACAATTAGAAACTGATATAGAAAAAAAATTAAAAAGTTATAATTTAGACGCTTTAGATGACATTGAGACTTATGACAAGTATTCTACTTCCTATAGAAATAAAATACTTGCTTCTGGAGGTTGGAGAGCAACCTATATAGATAATGATATAAATTCTGTAAGTGGCCCACAAGTAGATATATCTACAGATGTGGTTTATTATCAGTTTAAAAAAACATATAGAGATAATCCCGTAAAACAAAAAGACGCTTTTGAAAATTTAAAGAAAAGGATAAAAGAAGGTAATGAAGCTTTACTTAGAAATAAAACATTTGGTAAAGGGGGAAAACAGGCGATTCCTGTAGATATAAAATTAGAAGATTTTGAAAGTTCACCCCCTACAGGGTTTGAAGACAGTACTAGTAATTGGTTTAGGTTTGATGTTTTTGAAGAAAAAATTGGTAAAATAATTACAGTATTTAACACAAAAAGAACTGAGATTGAAACCACACTAACATCTGCTGTTAATGAAGTTGTGATAGAATCGTTAGGGTTTAACCCAACAGTTAGAAATATATTTGCGATTATGATAGCTCATGCAGATACATTCTTAAGATTGATGGACGAAACCCACACCCAAGCTTTCGAAGTTAGAGATGAACTAGATAGATTGAATGCGGTTAAAGGACCAGGAAATCCTAGTAGTGCTGATGAAGATGTTATAGTTTATCCTTGGCCACATTATTATATTGAAGAAACAACAGAAAACGGACCACAATATGTAAGTACTTATCCTGGTTCACCCAAAGTTTTAGGACAAACCAAAGCTTATAACGCCACACTATGGCCTGAAGTTAACTTTGTCGAAGAATTTTTTAAAGCACAAGTAATTAGTAATTCGGACACTAAACCCGAATTTTCTGTAAATACTGTGGGTGGTAATTGGGTACCCATATCTTCTTTTGAGTTGGGAGAAGAACAAGTTTATATAAACAAAGCTACAGTCCCATTCAACTACGAAATCTGGGACCGTTCAGTAGCTTTTTCATGTTTTTATGGTTTAGCTACTAGATTAAAAGATAATGTTGCTAAAAATACCTATTATGAATTATCTAAAATAGAAGCAGCAAATATAAAAGAATATCTTACAGGCCTGTTGGACCTTAACGAATTATTAAAAAATCAAAATTTTGATTATAATACTTACATAGATTACTTACAACAAATTTCACCACTAAATAACTACCAACTCTTATTAAGAGACCAGTTTAGTACACCCTACATTAGAGAAAAAGTTAATAACTCCACTTTTACTATTAGACCATTTAATTCTTTTAAAAGTTTAACATATCAACTAAATGATGGTGAAATAGAAAGTTCATTAGAGTCTTTAAATACTGTATTAGCTTCTGGAAACATAAGAGAAAATAATATTTTAGAAACTTTTCCTTTTTCTCATTTTGTTTCTAATGCACCAAACACTTCCTGGACAGTAAATAATTTAGCTGGTGGAGTACAAATATCTAGTTATGAAAATTTAAACAGTATATCACAGAGTATAAGTTATCAATCAGACCAAAAAGTTTTTGCATCAATTATACCTAATAACACTACCTCATCTGTTATAGAAAATATTCAATTTTATACTGATGGGGATTGGGCAGCAAAAACAGCTATAACAGATTTAGCCACAAAAATAGATACAAGATTTATAAACAATCAAAATACTAAAAATTCTTGGCAAGTATTTTTCGATAATGTACAATTCCAAGAAAACTCATCTTATGTTTCTAACCAAAATTTGGTAACTACAGAAGGTAGTTTGAATTATGGGGATGATTATGGTGGAGATATATCCTCTAAACAAATAACTTCATTATTAAATACACCATACTTTATTAATAGTTTAGTGGAAGGTGTAAATAATGAAATTAATAATACTAGTAATCCCTATAAATCAGCAGCCTACTTATTTTTAAATTCATTACCTTTACCCACACTAAGAGAAAAAACATTATTATCTAATCAGTCTACATATAACTTATATGGTGATTATATCGGTAAAACTCTGAACCAAGTTTCAGCAGTGCATCCTTTACCCAGTGCGTGGATTTTAAAGTATGGTGCTATTTGGCATAGATATAAAGAATTTACAAATAACGGTTCTGACTTTCTTTCCTCTATTTGGGACAATTTTGATGCCAACACTTATTTTAATAATAGTAATGGTTTGGGTTATACCTATGATTTAAATGTCGGGCCCAATAATACATTAACAAGTTTTGGAGGACAATGGTCCCCCACCCCAACATCCGACCAGTTAAATCTTGGATTTTATCCTGAGTTAAACAACTATATTTATTATTTTGTAACTGGTGAACTTTTATATGATGGGTTAAATATAAGTGGTTTCCCAATAACGGACAATCAAGTTAATCAGTTAATTTTACAGGAAGCGTTATTTCTTAAAAACGCGGAAGAATTAACAATAACTTCTATACCTACTGACCCAGTACAAACCAAAGCTAGTTTGTGGTTCAATTATTATGATTTAACCAGAGAGGGTTATCTTAGTGGATATACTACTGCACAGTACTTACTTTTCCCATGTGAAGGGGGTATGAAAAAATCACAACTAGAATTTGAAGTTAATACACCATATAATTTAATTAATAATAGTAATGTAACTAATGGTGCCGCAAGACTAGTTTGGTCTTTATCGAATTACGGTTATTTTGAACACAATCAAAATACTTTCCCACAACCAGACCAATACCTTAAAGTGATTGATAGTACACAAGAAGAACAACTGTCTTTTAATATTAGTAATAATGAAAACTATTCTTCCATTGAAGAATTATTTGATATTTTTACACCCCAGATACTCGATACATTTGAGGAGTATTTTCTAAATTTTACAGAAGCTTTTAATCCAGACCCACCAGTATATTACGATAGTGAAGACATTAGAAGTTTGAATTTCCAAAAAACCATTAGAGAATTTTTGAAAATAGACCAAGACAAAGTTAACGATTCTCAAAGTAATACACAACTAAGTTATAATTTAGGTCAAACACAGTTAAATAAAATTAACTCTACTTTAAGAGAATTTTTGTCACACCAAACAGCTTTTAATTTCTACAACCCAAAAGATATAGATATCTTAGTATTTAAAAGTATGGCTCCCCAATCAGGAGCTACACCTTACATAACTTTTGGTCAATATAAAGGTAATTTACCCCCAGACATTTCTTTAAATGATTCCACAACCCTATATGTAAACGAGTGGAAAGAATTAAGACAACAAGTAGGTTTTTATAGTGACTCTTTATCTTCCGCTTATACATTAAATTTAATTTATAACGATAGTGGAAACTATGTAACAGAATTTTTCCGTGAGTTTAATATCGACTTTAATGTCCCCAACATTAAAAACCTGAGAAAAATTATTAGAATGTATGTAACTGCTAGAATTGAAGCGGGAGCGACACAAAATATAGACAATATAGAATTTTTACAAAGAATTAAAACGGAATCTATTGAAGCGTGGGAATTTGCACAATTTGATTTTATAAATCAATTGTTTATACAACTAAAAAAAGTGTTACCACAAACAGCGGAAACAGAAATCGAAGAATTTACAAACAATTCTACTTTTGAAACTGATGAAGCTAAATTAGAACAATATCAGGTATTTAAGACTCTAAACGATAAGTGGGTAAGTGGGGAAGAATTCAGTAATAAGTATTTGTTTGAGGATTTCTTATTTTATGATGTAGCTAACAGAGATGTGGGTGATAAAGCTATAATTACTACTGATGCTATTGCCAATTTTGATAGTATTAATAACGCTAATAAAAGTTTATTAACCATTATAGGAGCTATTTTACAAGGTAACTTCTTTAACTTTATGGGTATGCCTAGTTATATTAATTTTTACGGTATGACATCACAAGGTAACACACCCATCCCTAAATTAAGTACTCAAGAAGAAGCAGACGCTATTTTTGGTACACATTTAGAGGTAGATACTCTAGACTCAGGACCTAAATTTTTATGTCAATACGTAGGACCACCGTCAACACAATTGGGTGGTGAATTAGCTAAACAAAGTAAATATGAAAATGATTCCTTCCTTTTAGGTAGGACAGCTCAAAATCCATTACTTTCAACCGACTATGACCCACAAAAAAATAATAAGGTAGTTGCTTTTGCGGTAGATTTTGGAATACAGAGTCAAGGGGTATTTAAAGGAATTAGTTTAGACCAGAGTGAATTTAAAAACACTTCTGAATCTTTTGCTGTTACAGAATCCATGGCACAATCAGCGAATGATAAAAGTATTTTAACACAAGGATTAAGTTTATTTAATATCTATAAAACTAGGTCGTATACATGTAAAATAGAAGCTATGGGTAATGTGTGTATACAACCAACAATGTACTTTTCACTCAGACACATTCCAATGTTTAGTGGACCTTACTTAATATTAGACGTTGAACATACAATACAACCTAATACTATGACTACTAGTTTTACTGGAGTTAGAGTACCATTCCATAAAATGCCTGAAATAAGTCAACTAGTAGCTAAAGTTAATCAAACGTTTTTAAACAAACTAAGAAAAAAAGTAAAAGAAGAAAAAGCAATTCAAAGACAAGGAGGATTTGAACCAGAGAGCACTACAGAAAGTAATTCAGTTAGAGAAGGTAATTATAATTTTAGGGGTAGAGATGATGGTAAGTTAGATTATATAATTATTCATGTTACTGCTGGACTGAAATATGGTAGTAACCCTGTAGAAAAGATTAATAAACAACATTTAAATAGGGGGTTTGCTGGAATTGGTTACCATTACTTAATAGGTAGGGGGGCTGAAGGAGATGACAATAGTCCACAAGGAACATTATATGGTGCTAGACCCCAAAATAAAGTAGGTGCACATACTAGAGGACATAATAGCAGGTCTGTAAGTGTTAGTATGATAGCTAATTGTGCTAAAATGGGTGTGTATGATAAATCTGAAGGAGGAGACCATCCTACCTCAACCCAAAAAGAAACACTAGAGTGGACATTATTGTGGTTATTATTTGACACTCAACTATTTAGGATGACCGATAATAAAAGTGTAACTATTAAAACTAGAGAAGAAGATGTTAAGGTTACAAATCCTACGGTATTAGATAATACGGGAGGAGTACAATCAGCTTTATGGAAAAGTGTATTGAAAGGCCACAATCAATTTGCTAATAAAAGGTGTCCGTGTTTTAGAGTAGAAAGAACCCTAAGTGATACGGGCCCTGGTAGTTTAATGAGTAAATTGAGAATTAAATTAAAAAATGCTCTAGAAAGTGGAGAATTTAGTCCAGGTCCAGACTTTGGACAAGCGTCTATGGTCAGGTACTTCTCTAAAAGAGCTAAAGGTAAAGGTTGGGTACCGAGCCCTTGGTCTACCTCAACAGGTCAATTCGGAGGTAGAGATTTGGCAAGCAATTAACAAGAGATTTACTAATCTCGTAATATTTATAGATAAAATAACTTTATTATGAGAAATATAGAAAAAAATTTAGACAACTTTTTAGGTAACAAAAATGTTAGAACTAAAAACATCAAAGTTGAAGAAGAAGGCTTTGAAGAAGTTTGTGACACAGAAACTGGAGAGTGTAAAACAATTAAATCAAAAGACGGTTTGATTGAAAGAGTAAATAAAAAAATGATTACTGAAGACGGTAGGAATTTATTAATGGGATAAAAAAAACTAATAAAATGAGTCGTAAAAAAAATATAGAAAGTATTTTATCCGAAGAACTACAAAGATTTAATCAAATAGGTGGATATGTTGAAAATCTTCACGAACAATTTTTAGGTTTTGCAGGTGGTAGAACTGAATTGGGTGAACAAGAGGAAGAAGAAACAGATACACCAGAAGAAGGTGGGGACGATTTAGATTTGGGTGATACGGATGACACTACTGAAGAAACAGGTGATGACTTAGGTGGAGATGACTTAGGTGGTGATGATTTGGGTGGTGATGATTTGGGTGATGATACTAGTGATAACACTGAAGAAATAGATGTGACAGATATCGTTACAATGACAAAAGAAACTGGTGAAAAAACTGAAGAATTAGAAGGAACCATCGGTAAACAAAAAGACAGTATTGACTCATTAATTTCTAAATTAGATGACTTAGAAAGTAAGTTGAATAGTATGGATAACATGATGTCTAGCATTAATCAGTTAGAAGATAAAATTGAAGAATATAGACCACAAACACCACAGGAAAAATTAGAATTACGTTATTTAGATAGTGGACCATTTAACCAGTCACCTAAAAAATATTGGGAAGAAAAAAAGGGTGATTTAAAGAAACAAAAAGATAAACATGAATATGTTTTAACTTCTGATGAAGTGGACGATGTTAATGATTCAGATATTAAAAATAGTTGGGTTTACAGTCCAGAAGAAGAATAAAATTAACAAAACATAAATAAATAAATTTTGGGGAACGTCATTGACTTCCCCTTTTTTATGTGTTATATTTTCCCATATAAACATTTTAATTAATTAAAAAATAAATAACAAATGAGTAGTTTAGACGCAGTTTTAAAACAGTATGAACAAGGACAAGTTCAAAACAACAGTCCAAAAAATAATATTAGTAGAGAAGACAGACTTAAAAAGTACTTCGCTACTTATTTACCTAAGGGAGAAACTGAAGGTGAAGCTAACATTAGAATTTTACCTACTAGTGATGGTAGTTCTCCTTTTAAAGAAGTTTTCTTTCATGAAGTACAAGTTGATGGTAAGTGGGTTAAATTAATGGACCCAGGTAAAAATGGTGATGGTTCACCTACTGGTGAAAGAAGTCCTTTGAATGAAGTTGAGGAGGCACTGAAACTAACTGGTAATCAAAAAGATAAAGAAATAGCTAGACAATATCGTTCTAAGAAATTTTACATAGTTAAAGTAATTGACCGTGACGCGGAAGATGATGGTGTTAAATTCTGGAGATTTAAATGGAATTATAAAGGTGACGGAGTAATGGATAAAATTATCCCTATCTTTCAAAAAAGAGGAGACGTTACTGACAGTAAAGAAGGTAGAGATTTAACATTAATGTTAAAATCAGTACCACTTCCTAATGGTAAAGGAAATTACACCGTTGTCTCTATGGTATTAGCTGAAGACCCTTCACCACTATCAACAGACGAGGCGAAAGTAAAAGAATGGGTTGGTAATACTGAAACGTATAAGGATGTTTACTCACAAAAACCAGTAGAATATTTAGAGGCTGTTGCGAGAGGAGAAACTCCAGTATGGGACACAGACCTTAAAAAGTATGTATACGGTGACTCTCAAGAAACTATAAACATGGGAGGAATAACCCCACCACAACCAACAAATAATGCTCCAGTAGACCCACAAGCTGGTCAAGAGAGTGATTCAGATTTACCATTTTAATAAAATAAAATAATGGCAATAAAGAAAAAAAGTTTTAAAGATATAAAAAGTAAGTTCTCTAAAAAAGCTTCCTTCAAACCAGATAGATTTTTTGATTTGGGGGAAGCGTTCTTAGACGCTACAGGATTACCAGGACCAGCCATGGGACATATTAACATGCTTTTGGGACATAGTGATACTGGTAAAACTACAGCTTTAGTTAAAACAGCTGTAGATGCACAGAAAAAAGGTATTTTACCTGTGTTTATTATTACAGAACAAAAGTGGGATTTTGACCACGCTAAACTTATGGGTTTAGAATGTGAAAAAGATAAAGACGGTGATTGGGACGGGTTTTTCTTATTCAATAATGGATTTGAGTATATAGAACAAATTACTGACTATATTAATGAATTGTTAGACGCTCAAGAAAAAGGTGAATTAGAATATGATTTAGCACTTTTATGGGATTCTGTTGGTTCTGTTCCTTGTAAAATGACGTTTGATGGGAAAGGAGGTAAACAACATAACGCTAGTGTATTATCAGATAAGATAGGTATGGGAATTAATCAGAGAATTACTGGTTCTAGGAATACTAACTCTAAATATTTAAACACACTAGTTACAGTTAACCAACCTTGGGTTGAATTACCTGACAATCCTTTTTCGCAACCAAAAATTAAAGCTAAAGGAGGAGAATCGTTATGGTTAAATTCTACAATAGTGTTTTTATTTGGTAATCAGAAGAATGCTGGAACTTCTAAAATAACAGCAACAAAAGATAAAAGAAAAGTTAAATTTGCGACTCGTACTAAAATTTCAATTATGAAAAACCATGTTAATGGTTTAGGTTATGAGGACGGAAAAATATTAGTAACACCTCATGGTTTCCTTAAAGGAAAGGACGCTGGAGAAGAAAAAAAATCAATAGAAGGTTATAAGTCCGAAAATTCTGAATATTGGAAAGACATTATAGGTTCTGATGGTGATTATAACTTAGCAGTTGAAGAAACTGGTGAAATATTTTAAATTAAAAAAAAAATGGCAAAAGTAGAAAAAGGTAGTAAAATTAAAGTACATTATACAGGTACTAAAAACGATGGTAGTAAATTTGATAGTTCTTATGATAGAGGACAAGTATTAGAATTTGAAGTTGGTTCTGGACAAATGATAAAAGGATTTGATGAAGGTGTCGTTGGAATGGAAGTGGGTGAAACTAAAGACCTACATTTAAAACCCGAAGAAGCTTACGGTTTAAGAAAAGAGGAAGCTAAAACAGAAGTACCTAAAGAGGCACTTCCACCAGATTTCAACCCACAAGTAGGGGAAACCGTACAAGGTCAAACAATAGATGGAAGACCAATTTTAGCAAAAGTTAAAGAATTACAAGAAAATAAAGTAATTTTAGACTTGAACCATCCTTTAGCGGGTGAAGAACTTAACTTTAAGGTTGAGTTAATGGAAATAGAAAAATAGTGTTTAACTTTATAATAAAACAACATGTTAAAGACATTAGTTGTCGATGGCAATAGTATATTACAGACAGGATTTCATGGTGTAAAAGATTTTTACCATAACGGTAATCATTTTGGGGCTATATTTTATTTTCTAAATACATTAAAAAGAAATTTAGAAAAAAAATCATATGATAAGGTAGTCGTATTTTGGGATGGTAAAAAAAATTACAAATATCGTAGAGAGTTATATTCTCCATATAAAGTAAATCGGAAAAAAAGATTAGATAAGGATAAAATTGACGACATGTTTCGTCAAAAAAATCGTATATCACAATACCTAGAAGAGTTTTTTGTAAGACAGGGCGGGTACAATAGTTGTGAGGCAGATGACTGTATCTCATATTATTGTAGAATATCACCTAATGAGAATAAAACTATACTCACCAACGATAAAGACCTACTACAACTAGTAAATCAACAAGTAAGTGTTTTCCTAACTAGAACTGAAACCCTTGTAACACATAAGGATAAAATTAAAGTAGGTAAGTTACCTATGTCTGTTCCCGCATGTAATATTCCAATAGTTAAAATTTTATTGGGTGATAGAAGTGACAATATCAAAGGAATTATGTATTTTGGAGAAAAGTCTTTGATTAAACACTTCCCAGAGATTGAAAAAGATGATATTTCTATAGAAGAAATATTAAATAAAGCTCGGAATAAATTAAATGAGGGTAGTAAGGATAGGGGATTAAAAAATTTATCAGAAGGTATTTCAGCTGATGGAAGAAAAGGTAAAGAATTTTTTGAAGTTAATGAAAAAATAATTAATCTAGAAAATACATTCTTAACTGAAGAAGCTAAAAATGAAATAAATGACCTGGTAAATGAATCTCTTGACCCAGAAGGAAGAGAAAATGAAAATGTAGTACAAATGATGAAAGACGATGGGTTATTTTCTGTACTACCTAAAAAAGATGACAGTTGGACATCGTTTATACACCCATTAATTCAACTAAGAAAAAAAGAAATTAAATATTTTAAAATACAAAACAATTAAAAATGGAAGACAAAAAAATAACAAAGTTTGAATTTTTACTAACATTAGAAGACCACATTATCTGTCAAAGATTTTTTAACGTAAAAGGATACAAACCTAGAAATACAAAATCTCTAGATTTGTATGAATCGGTAAAATACATTCAAGAAGAGATAAATGACTCATTAAAAATGAAAGCTACCGATTATTTAAGCTCCCTCTACAACAGTTATACACATACTGTCAATTTGTCAGAACAAGACCGTGAAGAGCCGCCTCATGAATATTTCAATATCTACATAAAATTGAATAATGAGATAGTTACACACCGAATTTTTCCAGCTTGGATATATCCAGGTAAAATAAGATATACGGTGGATATTAGACCTTTTATTGGTAAGTTTTTGAGAGAACTCAGTGACGTATTGTCAGCTGAAAAAGTTGAGCGAAAGTATCTCGAAACGGTACTTTAAAAGTATTTATTAATTACCCTAAAAGATTTAAGATAGATGAAAGAAAGTAAAAGTTTTGGTTACCTAGGTCACACGTTTCAAGTCAAACTTATTAACCAAATAATAACCGACAAAAAATTTGCAAATAACATCATTGAGGTGATTGACCCTAAGTACTTCGATAACCAGTATTTTAAGTTAATCAGTCAAATGAGTAAGGAGTATTTTGAAAAATATAATACACCCCCTACGTTTGATGTTTTAGACCAAATGACTCGACTAGAAGTATCGTCAGAGATGGCTAGAACTAATATATTTGATATGTTGGTGGAGATACGAGAGTGTGAGGTGGAGGACCATCTATGGATACAGGAAAAAGCTTTGAAATTTTGTAAACAACAAGAGTTAAAAAAAGCTATTGTAAAAGTTAACAAAATAATCGAGAAGGGTGATTTCGAATCATATGATAAGTGTGAAGAATACATTAGAGTAGCTACACAAATAGGTGAAGTCACGGACGGAGCTATGGATGTCTTCCAAGATTTAGATGAAGCTTTAATAGACGATTTTAGAGACCCTATACCTTTAGGTATAAATGGTATAGATAATATTTTAGATGGTGGGTTAGCTAAAGGAGAAATTGGAGTATTTCTTGCACCTACAGGTGTTGGTAAAACTACAGTACTAACAAAAGTAGCTAATACAGCTTATAACATGGGTTTTAGTGTGTTACAAATATTTTTTGAAGACAATCCTAAAGTAATACAAAGAAAACACATAACCTGTTGGTCTGGTATTCCAGCTCAAGAACAGTCATCTAGACGTGAAGAAGTTTTAGAAAAAATTGCCCCTTACAAACAAGGAAGAGGTAAATTAATTATAGAAAAATTACCTTCAGATAGAATAACTATAAGTTCTATAAAAAATAGAATAAGAAAATTAGTAGCTGAAGGTAATAAATTTGACATGATTGTTTTGGATTACATTGATTGTGTACTCCCAGATAAACATTTTAATGAAGTTTGGCAAGGTGAAGGTCTTGTTATGAGACAATTTGAAAGTATGTGTAATGAGTTAGATGTAGCAGGTTGGACCGCAGCACAAGGAAATAGGACTTCTATAAGTTCAGAAGTAGTAACTACTGATATGATGGGAGGTTCTATTAAAAAGGCACAAGTGGGTCACGTAATTATAACCCTAGCTAAAACTCTACAACAAAAAGAAATGGGTCTCGCAACAATTGCAATTACCAAGTCTAGAGTGGGACAAGACGGAATAGTTTTTGAAAACTGTAAATTTGATAACGCTACGTTACAAATTGATACTGAACAATCCCAAACCCTATTGGGTCTAGAACAAGAAAGAGAAAGAAGAACTGCTGATAGGGTAAGAGCAGCTCTAGATAGAAGAAACCAACAAATAAATCAACAATAAAAGATATAACATGAGTAATAATAAAAATTTATTTACAGAGAGAGTAGCATATAAACCTTTTGAATATCCAGAATATTATACAGAAGGTTGGTTAAAACAAGCACAGGCATTTTGGTTACATACTGAAATTTCAATGCAGGGTGATGTTAAAGATTGGAAAGAAAATCTTAATGAATCAGAGAAAAATTTAGTAGGTAATATCTTACTAGGTTTTGCTCAAACAGAATGTGCTGTTTCAGACTATTGGACAAATATGGTGACGGATTGGTTCCCAAAACATGAAATTAGACAAATGGCGATGATGTTTGGAAGTCAAGAAACAATCCATGCTGTTGCATACTCTTATCTTAATGAGACACTAGGTCTAGAAGACTTTGAAGCTTTTTTACATGAAGAGGCGACCGCAGATAAATTCGACTTGTTAATGAATACAAGTGCTAACTATACACATAAAGATTTATCTAATAACGCAAAGGCTAGAAAAGAAGTGGGTAGAAGTTTAGCTATATTTTCTGCTTTTGCGGAAGGGGTAAGTTTATACAGTTCGTTTGCGGTACTTTACAGTTTCCAACTCAGAAATTTACTTAAAGGTATTGGACAACAAATGAAATGGTCAGTTAGAGACGAATCATTACATAGTAGAATGGGATGTCAATTATTTAATCACATGTGTGAAGAATACCCTGAATTAAGAGAGGAAAGTAAAGAAGACATTTATGCTGCAGCTAAATTGATTGTGGAACTAGAAGAAAAATTTATTGATAAAATGTTCGAAATGGGTGATTTAGAAAATTTAAAATCTGATGACCTAAAAGAATTTATCAAACAAAGAACAAATGACAAATTAAAGGAATTGGGTTACGAAGAAATATTTGTCGTTAATCAGGAAAAATCCAGTAAGTTAGACTGGTTCTATCACCTCACAGGTGGAGTGACCCATACAGACTTTTTTGCAATCAGACCTACTGATTACAGTAAAGCTGGAGAAGATGATGATTGGGACGAAGATTCCCTTTTTTAAATAATAAAATTTAATAGGAAATATGAAAAATTACGCAGAACATTTGGGCTGGGAGGTAGACGTGGACTTCCCAAGTTGGGCAAACACACACGTTTATATACAAACTATTTCTAATGGTTATTTATTACCAGGAGAGAAACCAAAAGACGCATACTGGAGGGTATGTACTACTGTAGCAAAAAGATTAGGTAAACCACAGTTAGCTACTAAATTTTTTGATTATATATGGAAAGGATGGTTATGTTTAGCCAGTCCAGTATTAAGTAATACTGGTACTGAAAGAGGATTACCTATTAGTTGTTTCGGTATTGATGTAGCTGATTCAATACAGGACATTGGGGCAAAAAATTTGGAAATGATGTTACTAGCTAAACACGGTGGTGGTGTAGGAATTGGTATAAATCAAATTAGACCAGCGGGTTCAACAATTACTGATAACGGTACTAGTGATGGTGTTGTACCATTTTGTAAAATTTACGATTCCACGATTTTAGCAACTAATCAAGGTGCAGTCAGAAGAGGTGCTGCATCAGTTAATCTTAACATTGAACATAATGATTTTATGGATTGGTTAGAAATTAGAGAACCTAAAGGTGATGTTAATAGACAATCACTTAATCTACACCAATGTGCCGTTGTTGGAGATAAATTCATGAGAAAATTAGAAGCTGGTGACAAAGAATCTAGAAAAAAATGGGCATCTTTACTTAAAAAACGTAGACAAACTGGAGAACCATATATTATGTATAGGGGTAATGTTAATAAAACTAATCCAGAATCTTACAAGAAAAATGGTCTAAAAGTTTATATGACAAATATTTGTTCTGAAATTGTTTTACACACTGATGAAAATCACTCATTTGTTTGTTGTTTAAGTTCCCTTAATCTTGCAAGATATGATGAATGGAAAGATACTGATTTAATTTATACCGCTACGTGGTTCTTAGACGGTGTTCTTGAAGAATTTTTACAGAAAGCAAAATATAGAAAAGGGTTTGAAAATGCTGTAAGAAGTGCTGAAAAAGGAAGAGCTTTAGGTTTGGGTGTTTTAGGATGGCATACTTTCTTACAACAAAGAGGAATACCTTTTGAAGGACTTCCAGCACAATTCGAAACACGTAGAATTTTTGGTCAAATTAAAACTGAATCAGAACAAGCTTCTAGAGATTTAGCTACCGAATATGGTGAACCATTATGGTGTGTTGGTAGTGGATTTAGAAATAGTCACTTAAGAGCTGTAGCTCCTACAGTATCGAATAGTAAGTTAGCAGGTGGAGTAAGTTCAGGAATAGAACCCTTACCAGCAAATGTATATACAGACCAAAGTGCTAAAGGAACTTTTATTAGAAAAAATAAAGAGTTAGAAAAGGTATTTAGAAAAATAGGTATTAACAACAAAGATACTTGGGATAAAATATTGGCAGATGGTGGTAGTGTACAAGACATTAAAGAACTAGATAATTGGGGATATGTAAATGGTAAGGTTACACATGTTGAAGAAAAAGAAAATTCACATACAGATTTTGTGCCAGTGAAAGAAGTCTTTAAAACCTTTAAGGAAGTGAACCAACTAGAATTGGTTAGACAAGCTGGAATTAGACAACAGTATATAGACCAAGCTGTATCCCTAAACCTAGCTTTTCCTAAAGAAGCTACACCAAAGTGGTTAAACCAAGTTCACTTAGAAGCGTGGAAAATGGGTGTTAAAACATTATATTATGTTAGAACTGAAAGTGTCCTTAGAGGTGATATAGCAGCAAGAGCTATGGAAGAGTGTGTTAGTTGTGAAGGTTAGTATTTATTAGTATGTGTTTAAAATTTGAAAAAGAAGATTTTTATTTAGACGACAACAATAAAATGGTGTTAACAGAAAAATACCATATAAAAAAAGGTTCTTGTTGTGGTGGTAAATGTAAACATTGTCCATATTGCCCACCATATCAAAAATCTAACAAAGAATTAAGAGAAGATGTTCACACTGGACCTACACGGTTACAAAATTCATGAAACTCATGATGTTGTAGATAGTTTTTTATATGACCATAAATTATATAATACTAAAAGAATAGAAATAATAACTGGAGACAGTAAAGTAATTAAAACCGTAGTCACTGAAATTGCAGAGACTTACGGTTTTGAATGCAAACCCCACATCTACAATAAAGAAGTACTTACTCTTTCAGTTTAGATTTATAAAACTGAATATTTATAAATAAAACTCATGGCAGAAAGAGAAACATTTGGTATTGATTTTCCTTTTCAGGATAGTGTTTATGGAGATTATCTAAAAATGACAGAAACTCCAGAAGATGAAATTAAAGCTAATTTAATTCATTTGTTACTAACTAGAAAAGGCAGTCGATATTTTTTGCCTGACTTTGGTACTTCTTTATACGAGTATATTTTTGAACCCTTAGACTCACCAACGTTTGCCTCAATAGAGGCAGAGATTAGAGAACAGGTTATAAAATACATACCTAATCTTAAAATTACCAATATAGACGTGACTAGTGCTTTGGACGCTGAAGAACTTCCAGGAACTGTAGTAGCGGATAATGACCCTCGTGTTTATAGGGTAGCAGGTCAAGGGACTAAAGAACATACAGCAAAAGTAAGGATAGATTTTACCATAACTAGTGATGCTTTTGATACACGAGATTTTGTAATAATTAATATATAAAATGGCAAATAATAAAATATCTTACTCAGAAAGAGATTTTGTTGGTTTAAGGGGAGAGTTATTAAACTATGTTCAAGACCAATATCCAGACTTAATTCAAAACGCGAACGACGCTTCTTTATTTTCAGTTTTTTTAGATTTAAACGCGGCGGTCGCTGATAACTTACATTATCACATTGACCGTAGTTTACAAGAAACTGTTTTACAATACGCTAATCAAAGGTCTTCTTTATTTAATATTGCTAGGACTTATGGATTGAAAATTCCTGGAACTAGACCTTCAGTATCAGTTTGTGATTTTAGTATTACTGTTCCTGTTTTACAGACTTCTGGGGGAGGAGATAAAGAAGATTTTAGGTATTTGGGCACATTAAGACGAGGTTCTCAAATAAAAGGAGCCGGACAAGTGTTTGAAAATATTCACGATATAGATTTTTCAGTACCATTTGACTCTACTGGATTTCCAAACAGAACTAAAACTCCTAATTTTAATAATAATGGAAACATTGTAAGTTATACAATTACAAAAAGAGAGGTGGTAATAAATGGTATAACCAAAGTATTCAAGAGAGTTATAACTAGTACTGATGTGTTACCGTTTTTAAAAATATATTTACCAGAAAAAAATGTTTTAGGGGTGACAGGATTAATACAAAAAGATGGTACAAATATACAAGCGGTACCTAAAGCTACCGAGTTTTTAACTTCTCAAAATAAATGGTATGAAGTAGATGCGTTAGCACAAGACAAAGTATTCATTGTCGATTCTAGTAAACCTTCTGATTTACCTGGTGTTAAAGTTGGTAAATGGGAAACCGCAAATCAAAGGTTTATAACTGAGTATACACCAGAAGGTTTTTTCTATCTAACATTAGGTGGTGGTACTAGTAGTTCACAAAACTCGTTAGATGATTTTACAACACAAGGGTTTACGATGGACTTAAGTAGATATATGAACAATTTTTCTTTAGGAAGTTCACCTAGAGCTAATACTACTTTATTTATTCAGTACAGAGTGGGTGGTGGACAATCTACTAATATAGGTCCTAACACCTTAAATAGTTTTGGTACCATAGACTTTGTTTTAAATGGACCAAACGTCAACATAAATAGGTCAGTTAATGAATCTTTAAGTGTTAATAATGTTACCGCTGCTATTGGAGGTTCTAATCAACCTACAGTAGAGGAAATTAGAAATTATATTGGTTTTAATTTTTCATCACAAAAAAGAGCTGTGACATTATCAGACTACAAAGTTTTAATTGAAACAATGCCTTCAGTTTTTGGTGCACCAGCAAAATGTGGGGTTATGGAAGTTGAAAATAAAATTATGGTTAAGTTACTTTCATATAATACTGATGGTTCACTTACCTCTAATGTTAGTACTACTTTAATGGATAACATTAGTGAGTATTTGTCTGATTTTAGAATGTTAAATGATTATTTGACTATTGAACCCGCAGAAGTTATAGACTTGTCTTTAGAAATAGACTTATTGATTGACCCGTCATTTAATAGTGGAGCAATAATTACAAATGTAATTAATACTACTAATGATTTCTTTGCTCCTAGAAATAGAGAAATGGGTACTGATATTTTTGTTGGTGAACTTATAAAAAATCTTGCAGCACAAGATGGGGTTAAAAACTTAATCGATTTAAGAATTTTTAATAAAGTAGGTGGAGAATATTCCAGTAATGAGGTTTCACAAAGATACTTGGATGATGAAACCAGACAGATAGAATTAATAGATGGTGTAATTTTTGCTCAACCAACCCAGTCATTCCAAGTTAAATATCCTACTAAAGATGTAATAGTTAGAGTAAAGTCTACAAATCAAACAACTGTCTCTTAATTAGTTTACATATTTCACTATCCTATTAAATTTGATTTTAAGGAAATAACTATTTATTTTATAAAGAATCAAGTATGCCTAAATCATATAGGATTAAAGCCCAACCTAACGAAGACAAAAATATATTTGTCAATTTAGAACAAGACTTTGACCAACTAGAAATATTAAGTTTAAAGATAGTTAAGTCAGATGTCTATTCTAGAACCTGTGCAGACTACGGTGTAATAGTAGGTCGTGCACAAGCAAATGGTGGTTTCGGTATTCCTAACGCAAAAGTTTCTGTATTTATACCCATTACAGATGAAGACGCGGAAGACGAAGTAATATCTCAATTATACCCTTTTAGGCAAGTTACAGATAAAAATGAGGAAGGTTATAGGTACAACTTACTCCCTAAAGAATCTGAAAGTTGTAATCATAATGCAACGGGTAATTTTTTCACAGCAAAAGAAGTTATAAATAATCCAGTAGTATTAGAAGTATTTGAAAAGTACTATAAGTTTACCACTAAAACCAACGAGAGTGGTGATTACATGTTGTGGGGAGTTCCTTTAGGTAACCAAACTATACATACTAGTATTGATGTTAGTGATATTGGTTGTTATTCGATGAGACCGTATCAATTTATTAGACAAGGGATAAGTCCATCAAAATTTGAAAGTTCACTAGAATTTAAAACTTCAGAAAATTTAGACACTTTACCACAGATAGTATTACAAAATAAGGCAATACAAGTAGTTCCTTTTTGGGGTGATGAAGATTTATGTGGTGTAGGTATAACTAGAGTAGATTTTGATTTGAGAGATTCTGGTGTAGAGATAGAACCTAGTGCTACTTTTATGGGTTCTATTATAACAGATGACGATAATAATTATGTTTCAGTAGGGGGTGTACCTGCTAAAGAACAAGGACAGTTATGTAATTTAACTACAGGTACAGGTACTATTGAAGCTGTTAGACATACAATATTAAAAGAAGAAGACGGATGTACCCCAAAACTAGAGAAATTTAATCTAGATAATGGAGGTAAATTAATTGACGGTAATGGAACTTGGGTAACTCAATTACCTATGAATTTGGATTATGTGGTGACTAATGAGTATGGCCAAAAAGTTATATCAGATGACCCTAAAGTAGGAATCGCTACCAAAGCAAAATACAGATTTAGAATTTCATTTGATGGTACAGGGGGTGAGGTAAGAAGTGGAAGATACTTGGTGCCTAATTTAAGAGAATATAGTGACGGTACTAATGCACCCAGAAATTATAGTTTTTCAGATAGTTTATTTGATTATCCTGAAGTTACTGTTCCCGCGGACATATACGGTTCTCCAGCTAATCAGTGTACGGATTATTTTTATGAGTTTTTACCCAATAGAGTTTATAGTGTAGCTAATTTTATAGATAATTATAGAAAAAATATTAATCCTGGTGGAAATAGAAGTGCCAATAGTAGGTGGAGATTTTTAGGAATTAAATCTATAAATCCACCCGCTGAAACTAGATGTACTGATATTACTAAAGAATTTCCAGTGAATGATGCTTTTAGAGGTGGTACCACTAGATTTTCTACCGCACAAATAACAAGACTACTACAAGTAATAACATTAACAATTGCAGCATCTCTCATAAGTTACCAATTAATAGCTCTAATAGCTCAATTTGGTCAAATGGCGTTAAGGTCAGTTACTGCGGTTAGTTTAGTAACTGTGGGTGGAGTAGCTTCTGCCTCCGTTATAGACCTTCCTGTGGGTGTTTCCATCTTAGCTAATTTTACGGGAGATATGATAGCGGGATTTATCACAATACCTATTTTGGGTGTATTTTTATATATTCCCATGGCATGGAGTATGGTTAAAAATTTCTATGTAGTAAGAAAATTGTATAACTACCCTAACTGTGAACCATGTGCTTGTGGGTCATCATTCAAATTTGATGTATACATACTTATTAGTTTATTTATAAACGAAGAAGATAAAGTTTTACAGGAGACTATAGCTGATGACCCAGGAAGTATAAACGACTGTAATAATGAAAGATACATGTTAGGTTTTCCTAATGACAATGCATTTTATTGGACAGGAAAACAAAATAATTTTCCTAGGGGATGTTATGTTTTACAGTTTAGAGATGCGGTATTTATCGCATTTACCACCTCGATAGGTGTTTTAACAGCTGCTTCTTACGCACCATTTAATATTGGTGCGATAGGTGTGTACGTAGCAATAGGGGTAACCCTTATAAGTACATTTGTAAGTTGTTTGGATAGTGTTTATAGAATGTATCGTAGTTTAAATCAATGGAGAGTACTTGCTAATATCTACACAGCTTTATGTGAGGGGGTGTTTAATATGAAATTTAGTAATAACTGGATTAATGGGACACTATATTTCCCTAAATTCATGGTTAAAAAAGAAAAAATAAATCAGACTGATGGAAGTGTTGGGACAGGTGATTTGGATTATGATGGTAAACTAGTAGAAGCAAAAACTGAAAATGATAACACTTATTTTTACTATAGAAGTTGTCCTTTTGGTGTTACAGGTTTTGAAACTCAGAACCTCACAAAAGACCAAGGTACGGGGTCAGCCGCTGCTCATAGAGGAATAAATTTCCCAACTACTATAGTAGATTTGGGACCTTTAGATAGTTGCATAACAGAATTATGTAGAGAATCTGATACCCCAGATGGGGAATGTATCTATGTTGATAAATTAAAACCTAGTAGTTTCCAACCCAGCAGTGAGTTGTTAGGAATGTTAGTAGAAAGAAAAATTGCTGCTATAGGAACCTACAATCAATTCGTATGGTCTGGAGTAAATAAATGGTTTGGTGCAGACGGTAAACCAGGTGCCACTTACGATAGAAATACTGGGAATGTAAGAACAGGTAGTGATGGAGATAATACTAACCCAGGACCATATAGAAATAGGGTAATAGATGGAGATATAGCACAATTATTGGCAACTAACAATCAAATGGGTATTTCAGTATTTTCTACAGATTTAGCCGATAGTTATTATGGTCAAGGTACTGTATGGTTTGGACAGTATGGGGGAGGTTCTGGGTTTCCGTATAATCCAGGTTCACAAACAGGTTACTTAGGGGCCACATTTACAAATTTCCAATTAATACCAAGAGACCCCGATTTAATAAATTGTATACAAGGAGGTAATTTTGGTATTAAAAACACACAAGTGGTCCCATATTATACTTGGAATTCCGCATCTAGTTATGGTACCTTTAATAACGATTACGATTTTTGGCCAAACTCGGTAGGAATAAAAGGATACCAACAAGGATTAGCAAATCCAGAACCTTCATCTACTAGTTCTGTAAGTTGGAGTAATCCAGCATATTATGCCGGAGATAGTTCTTCACCCCTACCAGCTTTAGGTTATTTCAGTACTATACCGACAACCCAACCCACTTCACCAGGTGGAAGTTTTAGGTTAGGTACAGGACTTTATTTTTATTTTGGTTTAAGACAAGGAGCTTCAGCGTATGAAAGATTCATAAACGAATATTTACCACCAAAAGACGATGGAAACCAATTATAAATTAATACCCATAGATAAACAATATAAGGGTGCTCCATTAGTTGATACTACCCTAGATATTAATTTAGAAAATACTAATAGACATTTAATTGAGGGAGATATAACAGTTCCTTTAAATTTAGCTGAGAGATTTAATGATGAAAGACAAAATTTTTCACTATATAGAATTTATGGTAAATTACAACCATTTATTGAAAATGCTTATTCAGGTAGAGCAGACCAGACAGTTTCTAATTTAATTTATAATATGTACTTAACTAGTTCTTATTTGAGTGCAAATACTACTAATACTACAGTTAATTTTAAAGGTTATCCAGATTTTTCCGAATTTGATTTTATTAGAAATGATGTAGATGAATCAGTTAATGATGAAACAAACTGGAATTTATATATAACCGTACCTACAACTTGTAATGAATTACAAGAAATGTCGTTTACCGCAGAAGAGGGTGGGTTAAGTATGTCTTTTTCAGCATATGAAGGAATACCTTATAGTATTAAAAATAAAAAAGTAGGTGGTAAAAATCTTTTAGAATTTACTTGTCCAGTACCGCATGGTCTACAAAAAGATAATTATGTAGTTTTAGATATAAAAGAACCATTTTATTCTTTTAGTAATGGTATAACAACTTACCCAGTTTATAGTTTAGGTAATGGTAAAAGAAAAAGTGAAAAAAATGTGTTTAACCTTTATATCCCGCAAGTAGACATTGGAAGTAACCCTATTAATGACGGGACTTTAGGTGTATTTAAAAGACAGTTAAATAAAAATGATAATAAAAGTATTTCTAATTACTATGTTATAGTACATGAAATAGTAACTAATGTAGAAGACTATCAGATAACTCAATGTGGGTTTGCTGAAGGAGTGTTTAAAAGAACTGAAAAATTTCAGTCAAAACAAAATTCACCGAATAATGAAGATAGAATTGCTGTTAAACAAGCCTATCCAACTTATGTTTATACATTTACTAAAGATATAAATGTTAAAAAATATTTAGATAATTTAAAAAGACCTTTAACTACTTTATACGTTACCACATTATTAAGAAATAATTTAGGTTACTTTGACTATCCACCAAAATATGGATGGAATTGGAATTTCCCATATTCGTTTACTGATACCGCTACAAACGCTCAAATAGTAAAAGGTAATCCTAGTGACCTACAACCTGTTACAGGCTTGATATATACGTACCCTGGTGGGGTGCCTGGACCTTTAAAATCTGGTCTACCCTTAGTTCCTGGAGACAAACTAAGAGGAGCTTTTACTGAGTATAACACATATGAATTAAAAGAAAGGACCATATCGGATATAAAACATAATTTTAATTTTAATGCTCAAGTTTTTAATGGTTCAGAAGGATATACATACAAACCCCACTATCCAGTACCAATTAGAGTATATTCAGACTATATAGAAAGTGGGGACCCAAATAAGATAGCTAACATACCAAATTATGCGACTTATTTTGAAATAGAGAAAACTTGGAAATGGAGAGACATATATGAAATAGGTTTTGTAGAAGGTAATAATGGTGTCGATTACCCTTTCTTAAACGCGGCTCACTATCCTAGAAAAGATATTAATTTCTTTACTTCTAGAACTGTTAGAAGTACAGCCTTTAGTAGCACTGATTCTGTATCATTTAGTGGTGCAAATAATACATTAGAAAATTTTGTGATTGATGGCTGTGAATAAAATAAAAATAAGAGTAAATCAAGTTAAAGACGGTATATATGACCGCCAAATGGTTTTTCCTTTAGGTCAAACTTATGATGAAGTAGGTAGAGAAGATTTAATTCAAACCTATGAAGATGAAACTATCGATAAATTAGTTGGAATTAAAAAAGATTATGAAGTAGCTAGGTATACTCACGCACCACTATTAAACGGAGACCCAAGCCCCAACCTCTTTTATAATTTTAATTTTGGTACTATGGTAAACTCTAACCCTAATACTTTTCTTACATTATTTCCTAATGAACCCCAGGTTAATGGGAGTTGGGGTAGTAATCCACCATGCCCTCCTAGTTTACAAGATTACTATCCAGACAATAGTACCAATAGCATATACCAACCTTATGACCCAAATATTATAACAGATTGGTATGGATATGATTTTCAAAATTTTATACCTGAAGAAACTTATAAAAATAATAAATCTTTTACTAAAAGTTTTTTTAAATTAGATTTATATAATAGTAGGGACAGAAAACAACAAAAACTTTTTATAAGTATAATAATAAGTCCTATAAATGGTATAAAAATATTAAGACCAACACTAAGTGTACAATGTCCAGCTGAAATACCCGATGGTAGATATAATTGTAGACCAGAGGGTGAACAATTTTGTCCTACCCCTAATTTTAATTTAGACCCAGTAAACAATAATGAGGGTTATTTTATATACTGGTTAAAAGAAAAAACATTTTTAGATTTGGATGTGTTTTATATGAGTTGTAAATTTTATAATGCTAAAACTGGTGTGGTAACTCAAATGATTAATACCCCACAACAAGACATAAACACCATCACAAACCAACCCTTTAGTATATCAAAAGAAAATTATTACTATTACAGAGTTGTACTAAATCAAGACAGATTTACATATACAATATTTAGAACTTCGGATGGAGTACGTGTTGGTGAAGACGCAACCAACCCAATAAAATTTTACCAATACTTTAATTCACCTTAAAATGGAAGAATATAAATTTAAAATAAAAAGAAGATTTTATCCAGGTGAAACCGAATCACTTCCACCTAATTTACCAAAGGGTTATGTGAGTGAAACTTCATTGGGTGTACCAGAGGGGCAAAACTGTTTAAACTGTTACTTTTATAATAATGGTTATTGTGAGTATTGGAACGCTGAAATTAGAGATAATTATTGGTGTAAGAAATGGGCTGACCCACAAAGTATGGTACAAGACTTACCAGAACCACCACCTTGTATTACAGGGGTAACTGTACCTATAGTAATAACTGAAGATTTTAACGATATAGGTGTATATACACCTTGGGACGGTTTAGTTTTACAAAGAGATGTAATTAATAATTTTATATACACTGGTAGTGGTCTTTCAGTTACAGTACAAAATACTTCAGATGTTGACTTTAAAAGGTTTTTAACTTTTGGGAATTATAGTGTTATTTGGGGAGACGGTTCGAGTGACATTTTATCACTAGGACAACCAATAGGGAATCATATTTATTCTTCGGGTGGAGAATATAAAATAACATTAGAACAAATTAATCCTTGGGGAACTACAAGGATAAGTAAAATTATAAATTTACCATATGATGGTAATGTAACAATTAATAATCCTTATGGTACAGTAGAAATCCATCCACCTAATTTTGGTGACCCGATAGGTTGTGATACGGTCTTACAAGATTACATTTTTAGTGGAGATAGTAATCCAGACGTATATGACTTTTTTAGTTTTAATTATATTACTGTTCCATTTGAAGTGACAGGTTATACTACTACTAGTAATTTAAATTTATTTATAGAATACGGTAACCAAGGGTTACCAAATACTGGTACATCTATAACACTTACATCAGATTTAACTGGGGAAATTTTAGAGGTAACCCCACAATATACCGCTTATACCATAAATGATATAATATATACCGATTTTAGTGGGGGCACAACTTTCTTTAATGCGCTGAGTACTGGTATAAATCCAAATAATGTAGAATGGGAATGTTGTGATGAAACACTAAGTGACCCATGTCAATGTCCAGAAAAAGGTAATACTATACCTAAAGGACCCTACGATTCTAATACAATTTATATGGTAGGTTCTACAGTAGAATATGATGGGTGTTGTTGGTATTGTAATCCTGAATCTTTCTCGGTTTATGAATGTGACGCTCCCCCAACTTACGGAGATAAAATATGGGAACCTTGTTTACCTTGTGTGGAAACAGCACTAAACCCAACAGGAAATCAAAGAAGAACTCTAGAAATAGAAGAGTATAACCCATCATCTACATATAAAGAAGGGGATAAAGTTTCTTTTTATGGAAATGTATATAGATTTGAAGGAACTAGAATTGTTATACCTGAAAGTGGTACGACACGTAATATTAATGGCACCTCAGGATGGATTGAACTTACTTATGTGACTACTTATTTAGATGATAATAATATACCAATAACGGAAACTGTTCCTTATCAAGATGAAAATGAAAGATTGTGGATTGGGGGTTATACCACAAATCCAGAATTTAACGTACTTGATTGGGAAAATAAATCAAATCAATCATTACTGAAATATTCAGTATGGAGTTTATAAAAAATATTATAAAAAATGGGAAGATGGCAAAACTGGGGAGGAGGTGGAGGAAGTAATCCATGTGGAGCTTACTATCCACAGGGTGGACCACTAGACAGTTTTTTGGAATCAGCTAGTGGATGTAAACCAGCTTGGTATTTAACACAATCTAACGCATTTAATCCATCAAATGTTCAATGGAATGGTAACAGAACAACCAGAGGAAAAGGTTTATGTTGTGATGTATTTAAAAGGGTTAGTGAAAACGCTTATGCGTGGGATTTTGACACTGACTATGTAATGTTTGACACAGTTGCTGCGACAGGACAAAAATGCCCAGGGTGTTTTTATCAAGCATATGTACCCCATAAGAGTAGTTCTGAAAATACAGGTAATAACGCAAATGTAAATCATACTAGACCATGTGAAGGAAGGGGTGGTTTTGATGGAGATAAATTAACCAAATACGTTGCTAGATGGTCTGCATGTAAAGCACTTATAGAGGTGGGAATGCCAGGTAATTGTACTATGCACAATTCATTTGGTTTAATAATGGCAGACACAGTAAATGTTACTCATGCAGGTTCCCCTAATGGTAGTTGTCTTAGTAATTGTATGCAATTAAACGTTGACTATTTTGAAGAAAGAGTAGCTGGTGAATTTTTATCTTACGCTCAATATCCACCCAATAACTATGATGAAAAAACTGCTTATGATTGTGAAACAAAAGTACAAGACTTTGATGGAAACAGTGGGCCAACTGGTTCTAAACTAATTTGGACAGGATTTGCACCTCTTCAGTGGCAACCACAAAACACAGACCCATTTGTCCCCAATGAATCATACGGTACATACCTTCCGGCTACATTTAATAATGAATGGGGTGGATTTGTAAATAATAGTCCAGTACCTGGAGAAAATACCACTATAACTATTGAATGGGACCCAACACAAGGGAATAACCCTACACCAGAAACTTATTCATTTAAACCCACTTTAAATGGTTCACAATATGTGGGGTATTTACCTTTAAATGCAGGTAACAACAACTCCTGGGGGTTACTTCACCCTAACACAGGAGTACTAGGAAGTACTCTTCCTCAGGGAGATAGTGCTTTATGGGCAAGAAAAAGTGAGTGGAGAATAATGCCAGCTGGCGACCCAGCCACACCTACCACTTCATCAGATGACGCTTTTGCTTGTTGTACTTATGTGAGTTTTGGTTGTACCGACCCCTCTTTTGGTAACTATGACCCTCAAGCTTTCCTAGACTGTAACGGTTATCCTAAAAGTAATGTTTTCCAATTAGACCCAAACGGCAACCCATTACCCTGTGAAAATATAAATGGTGTAGTCCAACCTTGTTGGGACCCCCTAGAAGGTATGCAATGTAATAATTGTATTAATCCTGGTACTGGACAATATGATTTAACTTGGTCAGCGTGTACTCAACAATTATATGACGCTTGTGGTGGAGATGGTTTCCTCACGCCCTCCGCTTGGAATGCTATGATACAAGAAAAGCCTAGTTCTTGGTTATATGGTGGTGCTAAACAACAAGTAGGTAATGGTGGGGGAGGTGGTTTAGCTAGATTCTGGGACAAAGATGCTAGGGAAGTTTCGGGAGGAGCATATGGTAGACCATTATGTCAATGTAATAATTCTGGTTGTATGTTACCAGGAGCATCTAACTATTCACCTTTAAATAATACAGATTGTAGTAATAATATACCTCCTGGTGTTGGACCAAACTATGACCAATATGGTGATGTAACTTGTTGTACATTCACTAAATTTGGTTGCCCTGATAATACTTATGTCGTGCCTCCACAAAATAATTACTTTTGTAGTGTTGACTTAGATGCGGATGGTGCCCCAGACAATTTCCAATTTTGTATGGAACCAAATGGGACTCCTTGTTGGGACCCAGTAAACCAACAGTTAAACCCTAACTGTCTTAATGGTGCTGTTCCTGGAGCTAATACAATTCCACTATCTAATACCGCTGGTAATTTACCTACAGTTAATTTGACAAATGATGGGAGTTGTGAATTAATATTAATACCTGGGTGTAAAGATGATGGTGGAAACTTAGCGGGGGGTTCTTTCGCGACACCTTTTTATCCTGGTTATTCAGCGATAAATTTTGACCCTAACGTTACAGTACACGTTCAAACTAGTTGTGAATATGTGTTTGGTTGTCCAGACCCCTTAGCACAAAATGTTATAGATGGGTTACCAGTTTGTCAAACCGATGTTTTAACAGGAACAATATCTCAAGCGGCAAACTATTATGGGGTAACTAATGCAGACATAAGTAACAATTTAATACCAAATATAGAATGTTGTGATTATGAAATCCCTGGAACAGGTCCTGGTTGTACGGACCCTAACGCTTTAAATTACAACCCATTAGCGGATACAGATGATGGAAGTTGTATATACAACATAGAAGGTTGCACTGACCCAGCAGCTTTAAATTTTAATCCAAGTGCAACACTAGACGATTCTTCTTGTTTATATCCAGGTGACTACCCTGTAGAGGGAAGTAACTTTCTAGATGGGAGTGAAATGGAAATATGTAGAGAACCTTTAACAAAAGAAGAGGTATTAATGAATGTTTGCCAACCAACAGAAATACAATCAGAAGTATTTATTGAAAGAGGTAAACAATCTGTGTTTGAACCAAACCAAAGATTGGATGAGGTAAAAACAATAGGAGGTTTAAAAATATATGGGTATGGATTTTACAACATAAAAGAACAAATATAATAAAAGATGGCATTAGGAACATACGGAATAAAAAGATTATCAGATGTATCTCCAGAAAATGTGGAGATAATTTCATTATATACACCTAGTAGGGAATCGGCAGCTGAGACTATTATAAAAAAGTTAAATGCACAAAGTATATTAACACCTTACTACCATAATACAGAAACTGGAGGAACACCAGATATAGAACTTTTAGGTGGGGTGTATAACTTAAAATTACCTTATAATGAGTTTAAAGATAAAGGTATATATAACTTAATTATTAGACCATTAGAAATTAGAACTTCAATCACAGATTGTGGGGTTTTATCATCTTTACCAACAGTAAAAGGTTTAGTTTTTGACTTAAATAATGTTCCTACAGAGTCAAGAAATAAATTTGTTAATAATGGTTTAGTAGGATATAGAGTAGAATATTTAAATAGTGATGGTACTAAAATACCTAATTTTTATAGGATAGTTACCTCTTCATTTTTCTGTGAACCGATAACACAAAACTTAACAAATAGTAATCAAAAAGCAATTAGATATCGTTATATAAATGGTGGGAGTAATTTACTTTTCTGTACATTAACACCTACTTCAGCACCATCCAATAAACCAACAGCTTTACCATATATTGGACAACCAGCACAAAATGTTATAATAACAAACACACATTTTAATCCTGTACACATTGAAATAGAAATGGTTGATTACGATGTTGATAGTTTAGGTATAGCACTGTACGGTAATCAAACTAAATCACTTAGTGATGGTGTATACACACTATACGATAGTAACAATAATATTTATAAACAATACAACTTATACGAAACTAGAGACCAGTTTGGACAACCACTATATGAGGTTAGACAAGATAGAGGGAATAACATAGACTTTACGAAAGCATTTAACAATATCGCACAACAGTAATGGCTGGAATTTATAACAATAATAATAGTCCTATACCTGGTAATGGAGCTGACTTTTTTGGAGACAAATTAGTAGGTAACCAATTCGTAGACGGGTCTTCACAATTTACATTAGGTAATTTTGAAATTAAAAGTAATGTAAATCAAAAAGATTCTAGAAGTTTTAGTTTAGGTAACTTTTCAGAACCCATATCCCTAGAAACACTTAACATTAAAAGTTCTGAAGAGGCAAAAATTTTAGCTTCGAATCGATTAGAAGTTTTTATTAATTATAGTAGAAGTAAAATCACTAATTTTACTTTATACGGTTCTTTAAGAGAACGATTAAAAGTAGCCGTTAATAATGTTATAAAACAATTTCCAGCAGCTCTTGTTTTTAAGAAAATAAGAGATTGGTCTGACTATAATAGTGGTAATACTGCTACAAATATTAGTTTTAACGCTAGTACGAATAAAACAAATATAAGTTTACACTTATATAATGTTTTTAACCCATTTAGTATTGAATATACTCAGGTAGGTAATCTTTATACTGATGAAAACATTTCCTCTTTAAGAAATTTAAGTATAGAATATAAAAAATATTCTTTATATTATAAGAATGTAGAATATCCCCTTACATTTTTAACACCAACTACAGGTAATACTAGTATCGGAAATTTAAATATTGTGGTTGAGGGAAATCCTTTTAGTGGGGCCTCAGTGACTACAGATTCTTTTTATGTTAAACCAAACACTCTAACAACTGAAGAAGTGTTTGATAAAATGGAAGACGTGGAGAAGTATCTGGTAGAAAGAACCACCAATCCTTTATATACTGCCACATTTGACCAACCTAGAGAAACAAGTACTGGTAAAATTGTTAAATCTAGTGTGTCTGTAACTTGGCCATCTACTGATAATTGGAACTTAATAATAAACGGTGGTTTATTTGAGTCTTACCTAGCTAAATTATATGATATCGCTGACACCTACGACTCCTATAAAACAAATTTAGTTTCCAGATTTTTAACTACTGCTGCATTAAAAGAGTTTGACACTTATGATGAAAAAGTAGATAAAATATTAAAAATATATGGTAGAAGTTTTGATGAGATTAAAAAATATATAGATGGGTTAGCTTATATGGCAAATACCACTTATGATGGGATAAACAATATACCTAACGAATTATTAAAGAATTTTGCACAAACTTTAGGGTGGGGCACTCCTTCCGCTATAAAAAGTGAAGGTTTCTTGGATACTATATTTAAAAGGAGTACTGCTGTTGAGTATGGGGGACTTGCACAAAATCAAACACCTACTGAACTTAACTATGAATTATATAGAAGATTATTAGCTAATACCGCTTACCTATTTAAATCTAAAGGTACAAGAAGAGGTATTGAGTTTATGTTAAGATTTGTGGGTGCACCAGAAGCACTTATAGAATTTAATGAACATGTTTATGTTGCTGGTCAACCACTAAACATGAGAGAATTTAGAAATTACGAATTAAAAATATCAGGAGGGACTTACACAGAAGAAGTTCCAGTTTTAAATACTTATTTTTCAGCTGCCACAAATAATACATTCCCAGCGGTCGTAATCACAGGATACACATTTGGTTACGAAACTATAACTAAGTCAACAAATATAATACCTGAAGTATTACCCGTAGATAAAGACGGTTACCCGACAGTCCCAAGATATGGGGCAGATTCTTATTTCCAATCAGGAGCTGGTTGGTTTGAAGAAACTACCGAACATCAAGGTAAAAAAGTTATAGATTATGAGAATTCTGTTTTTACTGGTAATACTCCTTTTGTTCGTACAAAACTAAATCAATTTTCTTACGGAGAACCATACTTGGAATTATATAGAAAATTCCCTGATTCTAAATTAGGATTCCCAATAGTAAGAACCGTAGATAATAAAAAATCTTGGGTAAGAAAAAACTCATATCAACAAAGATATTTAAATTTACCAGATAGAGGTACAAATTACCAAACACAAAACGATAAATTAGTAATCAACGTTAAAAACGTTGATATATTTCTTAATATAGGGCAAGGTCTCGAATGGGATGTGTGGAATTTTTCTAAAAAGTATAGTTGTCCTTTTGGTCCTAACGCTTTAGGTTCTCCATACCCAGGAGTTGGTGGACCTGATTGGACTGAAATAATTGCAGATGCATCTAAACTTTCTTTCTTCGAATTTGCTCAAAAATTCTGGACTGTTTTAATTAACGTTAAAAATAGACAAACTATAGACGATGGACATGCTGGAGGTTACCCAACACTTTTAAGTATATATTTAGATTATTTAAAAAGTGACCAAACCTGTGGTATACCTAGTAACAAGTATACGTATGAAAAAATGATTGCCTATGTAGAAAACATGGGAGATTATTGGGTAAGATTATTGGAACAATTAGTTCCTTCTACAACAATTTGGCAGGGAGGTATTAAATATGAAAACTCCATATTCCATCGATACAAATACGCTTATAAACACGAACCTCTTTGTGATGATTTAGAATGTTTTGGGTCTTTTGTACATTGTTGTTATCCTATCGCTAATGATATTTTAGTGGACGCTACCTTAGAATGTGGGGGACTCGCTTTTTCAGGTGCTACTTGGCAAAATAAAATTACTTTAGGTGGGACGGTATATACTGGTAACACTTATTATAGTAGTACAACTATTACTGATATACCTAGTACTGATATATGGTTAGATGATATGGTTGAAATACTTAGTGGTATTACCACAAATGTAACGGACCCTAATCACACCCTTTCGTATTATTTAATTAATGATAACAATACACCTACAGGTCTTCAGATAGACCAACCTAACTGTATTGTTATTCAGGGACCTTGTGGAACTGGACAAGAAGTATGTGATTGTCCTCCAGGGTACGAATATGACGCGGTAAGTGAATTATGTTTGGCATATACAGCAAGCACCACAACTACTGGTACCACTATTAATAAAGCAGCTGGAAATACTGGTTATAATCAATTTGGAGCACGGTTTTGTGTACCAGGTAGTTACACCACTTGTGGAAGTGGAGCACCAGCCTCTAATTTTAAGGTAATTGGAGGTGCTAGTAATCCTTTTTGGGATGCTAATTCAACTAATACACAAGGTAGATTAAATAATGTGGGGGTAAATAATGCTGATATGTTAACGAGTGACCATTTCTTTGGTTTCTCTAGATGTATAGATGTACCAGAGAAAGGAGAATATTTATTTGCTCTCGCAGGAGATGATGAAATACGTGCAAACCTTAATGGTGTTCAGATAGTTAACAATCCGTGGAACGGAACAATGAATGCTAACAATTTTAGATATTGGTGGGTATGGCCTGTTACTTTAAATGCGGGTCAGAATACTCTAACATTGGAAGGAGCTAACGGATTTTCGGGTGGACCTGCTTCATTTGGTTGTGAAATTGTTGGACCTTTTGCTGAGGGTACTTTTACTGTAAATACAGATTTTGATATATTCTCCGCTCAAACTGGTATAGATACTTACACCGCTAATACTATTTTTTCTAGTCTAAACGAAGTAGGAAATACATTTAATACTCAAACTAATGTCTGTCCTTCTGGGTACACATATGATGTGTGTACTGATTCGTGTGTAAAAACTACTGAACCTGGATGTATTACATACCCCGATGGTGAAGATGTATGGAATTTTAATAGTGGCTCTGACCCACATTGTTTTAAATCTGAAATTTGTCTTACCCTACAAACCACGCAAGTAAATCCAGTTCCTAATGGTACGGATATCTGGGCATTTTATGATACTACTTCCACTGGTGCCGATATGGCAAATGCAGCAAAAACTTCACTAGATAGTTGGGTGTCTAGTTTAGGTAGTTCTTTTACTGGTAACACTTACCATATCCCCGTGGGTGGTGAAAGATGGTTAAGTTGGGCATCGTCACCTATAAGTGGAGGAACTCTACCTATAACCAATACTTACGGAGCTGGTTTTAATGTTTTACCGTCAGGGATGGTAGGAAATACCGTTCCAGTTGGAGTTAGTCCAAATGTCCTCTCAATATATTTTATTGATGAAAGTAGACCCGTCTATCACGATTATCCTTCACTAAATTCATGTAATTACTATGCACCGTCAGGTAATATTGCTACAGATTGGTTAAATCAACCAACAGTGACTTATAGTGGTGACTTTAATACTTTTATGTCAGCATTTAATGCTTACGACGACTTTAAAGGATTTATATATCCAGTAGTTAAAGACGCTAATGCAAGTAGATTACCTTTCCCATTACATGTTTATGGAGCTTTAGAAACTTCTATTGTCGCTATCAGTGATTTAATTGAGAACCCTACAGTTACTGCGGCGGGAGGTACTTTGTCCGCAATTACTATAACCAATCCATACACTGGTTTAACAGGAACTAATAATAATACTGCTTATACGGGACCAGGATTGAAAAACTTTGGTTTTGGTGCAAACTATACTTTAGGTACTGATAGTTGTAATGGTTTAATTTGCTCGGACCCAGGATTCCAATCATCATGTTTAACTAGTGACGCTAGTAGATTCTTTGACGGAACCTTCCAACAGGACCTATTTGCCTTCTTACAAGGAAGTAGTGATGTCACATTAATAGATTGTGAAATTTGTATACCTGTGTGTTATGGAGAGGGAACAGAAACCCAAGAATGGAGTAAAAGTAAACTTTATAATTATGGTGATATAGTATTATGGCAAGGACAATTATGGGTGTGGTTAGGGTTTGACAACACCTATACTAATAGACCAGACGTTTCAAAAGCTTGGTCTTTACGTGGAGCAGCAGATTGTATTCCATTTTTAGGGGGTAATGATTTTAGACCACATGATGACTGTGATGATTTTACTGTTATACCTGAAAACCCAGAAGTAACTGGTACAACAATTACCACTAATCCTGAAATATTTAAAGAATCTATATTTAATGTTGGTGGACAAGATTGTTTTGATTCCACATATAATCCTTGTGAAGAATTAACAGACCCTTGTGGGTGTTCTGCAACATTTGGACAGTTTGATGAAACTACTGTATTATTCGCAGTGGGAGATGTGGTATGTTGTCCAGGTGACCCAGATACACCACCGACTAAATGGATTAGAGTTATAGGAAGTAGTAACTGTGATAGTTTACAGTTATTTATACCAGCTCTCTGTGGGCCCACACCACCACAAAGTAAATGTTGGAGATTATGTGAACCAGAAACAGAAGGAGAAGGTGCAACTTCTGGTGGTTTTTGGGGTAAAGAAACTGTTAGAAGAAGAAGACCTTCATTAATATCAAATTCACCTACTGACCCTTGTGACCCAAGTTATGAAAATCCTACTGACCCTTGTGATTGTCAAGGTATTGGATTTAGAAATGTAGATTTAGATTTTTATTTATTGAATAGTATTGTTGGTGTTCCAGATTCTATAATGGAATTTTTTATGGAGGAAGACGCTATTGACCCAACTAACTGGACACAACCAATCAATAGTATTACCACTGACCCAAAAGTATACAAAGCACAAATAAATGCGTGTTGTCTAGGAGATAAATTTACCCATTATTTTAGGGTGTATCATAGAACTGGTAATATACCTACAGACCCTTCACAGATAACTTACGGTGAGTATGAAATTGATTTTGACATGAATCAGAATTGTAATATAGAATTTTACCATGTTGAAGCTGGTGATACAGTTAAAATGTTCATGCACATCCCATCAGACACACTTACGAACAACGCTACTATTAGTATAATTGATAATCCATTACTTGGTATTCCATACCTAACCCAAAATTTAGGCGCGAGTAACTACTTCAATAACACTAATGGTAATGGATTACAAAGTTTAACATTCCAAATAGGAAAAATAGACACCACTTCGAATATACACCAATTTTTCAAAGTAGATGATAGTAACTATTTGACAGATAATGGGACAAACTCAACTAATGAAGAAACTAATGATATTTTTGATAGATATTGGGCTCTAGACCCATTTTTAGGTGGACAACCATTATATGGTGCTTTAACTCCAATCGAATTATTAAATATAAGTGGAAACCATGGTGACAGTCCAGGATTTTTAGGTATTGGAAGTTACAGATTTAACTGGGAAATGGAATTATCTTGTGAAGGTCAACAAACTTTAGAACTTTCATTTACACTTAACTCATTTAGTCCTTTACCTAGTGGTGGAGCTGGAAGTATAAATAAAGAACCAGGTGCGGTTATAGGAACACCACTTCAACCAGGTGTTGGAGGAAGTGTAGGTAAAGCACCAAGTATCGGAGGAAGTAGTCAATTAATAGGAGCAGCTACAACTCAACCCGTAGTTATTAGTAAACCATCTATTCAAGTACCATTTACTAAAAATGTATGTGGAACTGACATGTCTTCACCTATTATAAATCAAAATGAAAGTGCAAATGGTAAGGTAGAATCTATATCCCGTATTCAAACCAGTGGAAATTTAACTGATATTCCAGTAGCTAAATCATTAACTGATGTTAATAGTGATATAAATATAAAAAACTATACAATTACTAATAGTGAAATGTACATTGTAAGTAATTTTAATCCTTTAAAAAATAATAGAGTTGTTGAATATAACTCCCCTGTATTAAGTAGAAATTTAAAAAATGGGTTAACATATGGAACTTTCACAGAAAATGGTAGAGAAAGAGCTAAACTATCTTGGTTAGATAATTTTACTAAAAACGGTAAAACCAAAATAAATATTGAATTTGTTAGTGACGAAAATAAAAAACGTTTCGAACAAGATTTAAAACTTAAAAATGTTGGACAAGGAGTGGAGTTTTTACCAGGTAGAAATAAAAGTAATACCACTATCACTGAAACAGTAGGTAAAACCCAATTTATAGATTTAAGAGATTGGGCAACAAGAAGTTTAGGGGATGTAAAAGACTTTTCAAATTCTAGTATAGTATACGGTAACGATGGATTATTAAAAAGATTTGAAATAGGACCTACCTTTACAACAGAAATAGCTAACTCACAATATAAAATAGGTACCGCACCAATAGGTGACCCACATACGGAGTTTATAATTTCCACTATGGGGTCACTAGAAGATTACTTATCTTATCAAACTGGTACCACATCTAGTGCTCTTACCATTACATTGACTGGGGTAAGTACTTTATATTCTGGTTATACTAATTTAAGTGGGTACACAGATAATGAAGGGTTAAACCTTAGTCCAGATTTTGTTTTCGATTTATCTTTAAATGAAAATAACATATCCTACACTACTGGTGTACCATTTTCTGACCCTACATTCTCCGAAAGAAGAGAAGTGTCGGGAGTAATATCTAGAGACTTTAAATTACTTGGTGATGAAAGACGATTACGACCAGTAATCCCTATGAAAACTTTAAGTGAAGATAATCAATTATTCTTCCTACCACGAGAAGAAGTGTCTACATCTGGAGATTATTTCTATTATAAGGTACCTAAAACCCAAAACTATCGATTACAATATAAAAGTTGTATTTATTTTGATTATTTTGATGAAGGGTGGTGTACATATTTAGATACATTTAGAAGACAAACTAATAATCTTTTCCCTGTAAATGATTATGATTTTATACAATTAATAAACTCTAGTATAGTGTATGTTGGTGGAGAATTAAGTGCACCATACCAATACAACGAAGGAAATATAATTAATGACGCTTATAGTAGATTGGGTGTAACAGGTACTAGTATGTCACCTATTTTTGGATATAATGCTGGGAATGGTATTAAAGATTTTAAGGTTAATGTTTACATAGAAAGACTATTATCTGGAACTACAGCAACTACAGTTATTGGAGATTACGTTATAGGTAGTAATCCTACAGACTACCCTAACGCTAATGAACACTTACTACTACCAGTCAATGATTCTGATAAGTTTACTGACCTATATCAATGTACTGGAATGACAGCGACCACTAAGGTGTTCAATAAAAAGTTTACACCGTATATTGATACAGGATGTGTACAACTAAATAAGGATGATGAAATTAGATTAAGAATAAATATAGAGTGGGAAAACACTACAAAAAATAATACTATTGGTATTAGTAGTGGACTCACAGCTTCTACTATAAGTCTTAAAGTAGGGACTGACTACAGTGAGTCGATACCTAAAAGACCTTGGTTCCGAGTTATAAATAAAGAATGTAATGTTCCAGAAACTACAACCTACCTTTATTGGCAAGCTAATGAAACTGGCCCAGTAAGTACTCAATTATACTCCAAAGGTGAAACAATACAACCGACACAGGGTAGTGAAGTAGGCAGATTAGTTTTTACCGATACTAAAGATAACTTAGATTACGTGACACCAAATATAAGAGTTAATAATCTTCAAAATTTAACATATTTTGACTTACCTAACGAAACAGATTATCAAGGAAATTTAAAATTAATTGAAACACAAAATAAAACAAATAATTGGGTACGTCAATTAGAAAATAATGAAATAAAAGACTTTAAAATAAATTCAGGTAAAATACTTAATGTGGAAAATAATATGGAGGTTAAATGGAACGTGCCAATACCAACTAGAAATAATGTAGATAGTATTAGTTTAGATGACCCAAGATTTACTTTCCTAATAGAATCAAATGTTAAAGTTAAGGGTACTTTAAACGAATTTAAAATTTTAAATACTATTAAACCAGACTTTAAATCAGACACTACTAAAGAAGAGATGGTAGACGTAGAAACATTAATTAATTCTAATAATATTACTTACACATCTTCAAGACCTTTAGAAGAAAGAACTATAGGCTTTGATGATAATAGGACTATAATTAGAGAAAAGATAGTCGCGGTAGAAAGTGTGATATATGATAAGAATACCCCTACGGCTGATAAAGAAAGGACACAATATTGTAAATGTGGTGATTCTTCCTTTATTCCAGTACCTTACAATAGTACTGTGGGTTGTGACCAGTGGTGTTGTGTAAATAGTTATGAAAATTCTACCTACTATCCATGTAGAGAAAAAACAATAAACCAGTGGGCAAATGGTCTTAACCTTAAAAGGGTAATAGTTCCTAACCCTACAAATGGAATAATAAGAGGATTATAAAATGGCTACTTATTTTACTGACCAGTTTGAGTTGAAGGAATGTGGAAGTTCAGCTAACCCATTTTTAGTTAGTTGGGACCAAACCAACTCTATTTTTAATTGTAGTGGGACTTTAAATAATATTACAATATCGGGAGGAACTCCCCCATATAAATTTCAATTAAGATACCCAGACGGTACAATTAGTAGTAATAGTACTAATTTAACAAATTTGTGTGCGGGTCAATATACCGCTTTAACAACCGATTCTCTATTTTCTTCTACCACTAGTTTTATTACTATCCAAGACGGCACTACTGGAACATTAACAGCTTCACTAACTGATGACAGTTGTACTACTAACATAAACCAATTTTGTAAAATAGAGGTGACTAATTTTGTTCACCCGAACTCTCAAACTTTTACATATCTTTTATATAAAGATAATAATTTATATGATACGTACCAGGGATTAACTGGAGATGAAGCTCACGTATTTTCTAACTTACCTCACGGTAGTTATACCCTAACTGCTTATGATGGTAATAGTACATCACAAACTAGCCAAAAAACAGAATTATGTACATGTTTAGATGGTTACACTTTAGATTCATCTGTGGGGTATGGAAAAGTAGTAAATACTTACACTGGTTTATCAGCTAATCATATAGTAAGAGATTTTAGACGTTACAACCTATATAATAGATATTTTGTTAATTTCGCTAAAACTGGTGGAGGACCACCTTTTACTGGTTGGGGTCCAAAAAATTTACCTCCATTTAACACAGTTCCTCATCCTCTAGTTTTTGATAGTGGAGTTAACTATGATGGTAATATAAAGGTAGACGACCCATATGTCTGGTTATACACTGGAGAAACTTCTACCAGACAAACGGAAAACACAGTAGATTGGTATTTAGGTACTTATGCTTTAGATATGGTAGACGGTGATAATGTAGGCCCTGCTGGTTATACTACAGAGGCAGATGTAGGTAAATTCTATTATAATACTATAATAAATAAATTCGTTTATAGAAATAGAGTGGGTACCACTAATAATAGTTGGTATACAATTAATTCTACAGCTAATAGAGGGCAAAACGTTTATCCCATCGCTACTCCTGGTGCTATTTTTCCTATAATTACAGGTTCTACCACATATGACAGTATTAGTGTACCCGCGACTACATACATGGGTTATACTGTAACAGGAGCAACTAATGATGTGGTACAGTGGAATACGTTAGCTTCAGGAACCGACGCTCTAGAAATAGATACAAATACTAATATACCACTTTTCTTAGTGAGTCCTTGTAAATACTTAAATTATGTTCATGAAGTTTCATTAGGTTCAAACGATAATGACGATGACAGCATTGGGTTAGTGTTAGCGACTTTTATAGATACTAACGGTTTATACGGACCTAAAGGTATACCCCACCAACTCACATTTAATTTTAATAATGCAAGTTTATTTGGTGATAACGTAACAGTTAATTATAATGCACATGGAAATTCCGCTTACGCTTTTTCAGATAAAAATAGACGTACTGTAGATTGTGGTTATGGTAGTATAACTGGATGTAGTACTAATGGGGGTGTTACACCTATAACTGGAATTAGTACTACTATAATAAGTAATAATTATGATAAATCACCTTTTAATTCTAATAATTATAACGTACAAGGCACTACGCGTGTAAGAGTAGAACGTTCAGGATTCCTAGGTGAAAACTTTAACATCAAAATAACTGATTTGATGAGGGATACGGATGTCGGTACTCAAAAACCTTACAATAGTGATTATGAAATTGATTTTAATATCTTAGATAAGAGTACTTGGGTTGGAAATAATAGAAAAGCAGCATATTATGCGGAGGAAAAAGACTTATATAAATTTTTAGGTTCACAAAGTATCGGATATTTCCAAGGTTCACAAGAAAATTCAATTTTCTATAACATAAGTTTTACAGGTACACAAAGTAATTATAATTTTACTTCCCTTTTATTTGGTGGTAGTGATTCCATAAATTTTGAATTAGGTAATGCAGATTTAGATGGTGTTAACATGTCTACTAGTCAAGCACTTAACTTTTATAATTCATTGGGTGCTGGTGGTGAAGTAGGTAACCCTACTATCCCGAAAGTAACACCAATCCCAACAGTTTTAATGCAGACCACTCAAATACCAATAATGGAGACTACTGGAGGAACAAAAATATCTGCATCTACAGAAGATTATATAATTTATAGTGAAATAGAAGTAGAACCAGGTAAAGAAGAACCATGTGTCGAATTTAATTTTACGTGGACAAAAAATACCACTGACCTTTTAAGTGGTAATATGGTACCTTACTATTCTTTACATCCTTATGTACCGGAAGAAAGAGCATTTAATAAAGGTGCTTCTATGACTAGAATATTTGACAACCCACAAGGTCGAAAAACTATAACAACTAATAACAATCAAGTAATTGGAGAAGGGTTAGAAGCTAGTGATTGTATTAAATTAAGTGAAATAGGTGCTGGGTCAGAATTCTTAATTAAACCAAACTATGTTTTTAAAGATAAGTTAAAAAATATAAAAAATACTCCTTGTAATATTATTGCCGAATCCTTAACTGGAACTACTACTGGTATCACCCAAACAGAAAAATGGTACGATACTTTTGACCCAAATCCAGATTTTAAAATAGTTGGAAATAATGATTCCACTGGAATATTTAGTTGGGAAACCGATGGGGAAGTTAATACTAGACAATATGGTTTGTATGATAGTACTACAGATTTTTACTTTTTAGTTAAACCACCAAAACCAGAAATTAATTTAGAAACTAACGACATCTTATATGGAATTAACAACAGTTGTGGAAAATTAGCTTCACAACAAATAGTAGTTTCCACAGCATCTGGAACTACAGGCACTACCCTTTCACCTTTAGTATTTTCTGGACAACCTTATACTGTCACTCTAGATTTTCCTGCTGCGGGACCATTACAGGTAACTTTAAATGGTTTAACATTATTTGCTTCAGCAGAATCAGATTTATCAGATGGTGGTGATTATTATTTTGATGGCACTAGTCAAATTAAATTTAGACCAGATACAATACAGGGAGACGATTTAATAAATATCATATACGTTCCAGGTACCTTTGAAAGGTCTTATTATTACGATAGTTATATTGTCCCATCTTCAGTTCCTAACGTTAGTGGAGGGACAGATGTGTCAGGTAATACCCTCTACACTAATGGGTATTACTATTTCTTTAAAACCACACATACACCAATAGGTGACGTAGGCATAACTTTAAATGGTACAGTTCTTTCCCCTAATGATGATTATAAATTAATAGATAACAATATAATCCAATTTACGGGAATTCAATATCCTGACGGGCTAACAGAGAATGATATTATAGGACAGTTCTATTTTACCAAGTTTAATTTATTGGGAGCTGCAGGAACTAAAAATCCAAAAATAAATCTTATAGTTGCACCATCCACATACTACACCTATGAAATATTATTGATAGTTAGAGATGAATTAAACACTATAGTTTATACACAAACAGAAATGTGTGAACCCAATGAATATAAAGACATTACAGCTTTAACAAATGCACAAAACCAGGACCAACTATATGAAGGAGTTGAAAAAACATTTACTGTAAGTGTTCCAGAACCAGGTACATACACTTATAGTTTTGTAACAACCACAATTTACACACTAATAAATGGTGACACTATAAGTGACAGTAGTGTGTCAGAAAGTTACAGTTTTTCTATTAGTGCCGCTATATTTTATGAAGTAGAGGGAGACAATACAATAAACATAACACCAAGTAGTACATATTAACATTAAAACTACTAACATTAATATTTATAAATAAAAAAAACAATGGGAACAGGATACATATCAAAAACAGGAAGCAGTGGTCTAATATCGGTAAGACTTACTGACGCCGGAAGAAAAAAATTATCACAAGGTCAATTAGCTTTGACCAAATTCCAATTAGGGGATAGTGAGTTTTGTTACAACTGTTATACACAAGTACTAACACAAAGTAATGGAATTTTTATTATTGAACCTAAATGGAATTCACAAAACATTTCTAATATATCGTATGAATTAAATAAAATGAACGTCAAATATCCGATTCCGTTATCTGATGTTAGTTCAGCACAAACTTATGGTGTATTACAACCCCAACCTACCGAGAATCCTGTTTTTAATACTGCTAGACCTAGAGGTTTCTTTTCAGGTAATACCTCCACATCTTATTCTGCGATAACTACTTCTGAATATGTATATGGTGCTAACTGGTGTGTACCATTTAGTGGTTTAACTGGAGGTAGTCAAATGTTAATTGTGAGTGGAGCTTGTAATTCCATTAATTACACTCCAACCGTAGGTGATTTAATTATGGTGCAGTATTTTGGTCCGTACCAAGATACAGTTGCGGACTGTAATGAAAGTCATTTAAATATACCTCAAAATAATCCAGTCCCTTATCTATTTTATAATGTGGTATCTGCAACCACAAATACTTCAGGTGTTCCTGTTATTACAAGTGCTAATACAGGTACTACAGTTTTCGTTAATGTAGATAGAAATATACCTGATTTTACTATGTATAGTACTAATGGTTTATGTGCTAAAATATTAATTTATCCTAAGGGTAATATGTTAAATTTCTATGGTGCTGACACACCAATACCTTACTGGTCACCAGGTTCACTTTCATTTGATAATAACTGTGATGTCTCAGTTAAAGATGTAAATGTTTGGAACATGAATATAAACTGGACCCAATATTACGATAATAATTTAAATTGGGGAACTGTAGCGGGGACTAATAATAATACTTATGAAGATGTTAACGAATACGGCTCAAGTGGATATTGTGGTACTAAAGAATACTTAGGTTATAATAATTTTGAGGGACAATTTGATAGTACTAACATGCCTGATTACTACGGGTCCATTCCTGTTTTAGGATATAGTCCACAATTTTCTGGAACCTATGTTAGAGATTCATTTGGTAATGTTAGAAGTATAGTCCCAGAGGACCAAAGATGTATAGCTGTTCTCCATTATACTAATGAAACTATATCTAACTTCTATGGTGAAAAATTTGCCTTAATGAGAACAGGAGAAGGTGGAGCTAATGGAGTGGGTGAAATGCAAAACTTTAAAATACACATGCCTACGTTAATGTGGCATAAGAAAAAAGGAGGAAATAGTGGTTCTGGTACTGGTACTGGTTTAGGTGACGAATGTACTATAGGACAAACTTTTTATGTACAACCTCCAGGATATGAAAATGTGGCTCAAGTAGAATATATAGCCTCGACAGTAAATCCAGATATGAATGAACCAGGTATAAGATATTACCATTTATGGGATGACAACTTAGCCGCTACTTCTGGTACTACCGCAGTACCTAATAGGGTGGGTAAAGTATTCCCTGATTTACAAATGATAACCATTGACGACCAAGAGTTGGTTGCGTCTATGAGTTATAAGTCTAACAGAAATTGGACTCTACCAATGCCTAAATTGGAATTGATTCCTGAAAATACAGCTAATTGTATTACACCACCTTCTTGTACTGGAGGTTTCTTTAGTAGTGGAGGAGGAGTCTCAATACCTAATAGTGAACAAGTGTGGATTAGTTATTTATTAGAAAGTACTTCAGGGTACACTACTGGTCTTCACTGTAACTATTACCCATATATTGTAGGTGATACTACCACTGGAGCAAAAGATGTTTCAATTCAGTTTGGTAGTGAATTCCCATTTTTAAGAGAGTACGATAATGAATTATGTATACCGTTCTCAGGTTCTGGTATCCAAGTAGATAAATTCCACGTACTTTACCAAAAAACCGATTTAGGTGCTCCACCTGACCCATCTTTATGGTCTAAAATTGACATGACTTCTAGTATAGTTGGGCATACGGTAGGGCAACCTATTAGGGCGACTGGTCTAACCTCAACAGCGTTCTATTTAACTTGTGATACATTATTAAGTGCTAGTACATACAACTTACACGATTACATTAATATACCGTTAAATAATGGACAAGAACCTAATAGTTTACAATTTGGTGACGAATACTTCTTCTATGGTAATTTAGAAAGTGACATAATGGCTACGATATATGAAATGAGATATGGAATTACTTTAGCACCAGGACAATTTACGACATCCTTAAATCCAAGTTGGGATAGTAATAATTTAGTAAGAATAACAGAAATTGGTTTATATGACAATACTAGTGATTTAATGGCAATCGCAAAACTTAAAAATCCAACTTTAAGAACAGGTGCTCAAACATTCCAGATAAAAATAGATTTTTAAAAAATATAATTGATGGGGTTTTTAGGAAATCTAGATAAAATAAACACTCTTGAAATGTTCCTTACCGATAAGGGAAAGGAACTAATGCTAAAAGAAAATGGTTTAGGTCTTTACGATTTAATTTCCAGATTTAGTTTAGATGATGCTGATTATGATTATAGAAGGACAAGTAATGTTTGGGTAGACGGAATATCACCTGTTCCAGACGGAAGTTTACTTCCCTTTGGTACTACTCAGGGTCTTACTAATAATAGTGGTGGTCCAGTGTGGTTTGATGATTTAAGTGTTAATAACCCATGTAGGTCTTGTGATGGTACTGATTGTGCACCCTTATCAGGTGATTGTTGGTATGATATGCCAGATGTTAGAGGTGATAGGGGTACTAAAATAATTAGTTGTTTTTCAGAGACTGGTCAAACACAAGGAGTCAAAGCTTGTACTAATATATATGCATTTTACGATGTCACTTCCGTATCAAGAACTGATGCAGACGCAGCTAAATCAGGTCTAGAATCTTGGTTTAGTACAGTAAGTTCAACTACAGCTAATTACGTAGGTAAACTATTTCATATTGCCGTATTTGGTGAAAGATGGATAAATACAAGTTGGTATCCATGGAATGGAAAATTAGATGCTTGGGAATGGACACCGTGTGGCAATGGTGAACCTGGTTCACCTTTAGGGTATGCTTGTGGTGGTAATAGTTCTACTTTCTTAGGACAAGTTTCTGGACCTTTTGACACTACTGGAGAATACCCTCTCTACCCAGACCCTATAACTGGTTTATATTTACAAGCAGATAATGGTACCAATTCCGGTGTCGGTACTGGGAATTGGAGTGGATTTAACGTATTACCTCCTAATGCTAGTGTTAGTAATTACGGTAATGGTACTGGTGGAATAGCAGAATTTTGGACTACTGGATGTACTTTAGTAAATGAACGTGCTAAGATGTATGACTATAACCCTCAGTCTGTAGATGTTCTTTTTGATGTGGGTATGACAGCTTATACAAATGATGCTTCCGGTATAGTTTTTGCTACAACTGCTTTTACAGGTACTCTTTTTAGTGGTTACACACCTAATGATTTTACTATAACTACTGGAGGAGGACTTCCTCCCGCTACTTCAAGTAATACCTTATTTGGTCAATTACCTATAAATTTATGTGAGGATAATTGTTGTCCTGATAAAGATTATACGGGACCTGGACTCTTTGGGTGTCAAGAATGTAACCCATTTGATAACACAATTACTAGTGGAAGAATTTATAAATACTCTAATAAAGCACAAAAATGGACAAGTATAGTTACAGGTGCCACACCTTATACTGCAGGTACAACAGATTTAATTTTAACACAAAGTACAGCTGATTGTGTTAAGTATCGAGGAATGGACCGTAATGTCTTGGTGGTTGATGTATTTGATGAAACCCAAGGTGGGGAAGACCAGGCTAATTCTAGTGCAAGAATGGCTGGTATATTACCTTTAGGAAGTAAACAATATTATAACGGTACAGATGGTAACGCGGCTAATTTAAACACTACTGTGTTGGGAGACCTTGGCGGCGAAAATGCTGCCACTTGGGGTATAAATGATAATACTGGATATCATGGAAAAGGTACTACAGGTCAACCCCCAACCCTAACAGATAACTGGGGTATATACCTTCCAGGTAATCAAATTCAGGCGAGACAACAACAACCAACAGAAGATTGGAAATATTCTCAAGATTTATTTTTAAAGACACACGGATTATATGAAAACTTTCAAGGATTTATCTACCCTGTAATACCTTTAACTTCAGGACCTACTGCTACTAGTTCTAAAATGGTTTTCCCACTTCACTTATACGGTGCTTTATATGGGGAAGTTGTACCAGTTGCTGAGTTTGAAGATAACCCTACCGTAGTAGCAATGGGTGGTACCTTATCTGCCTGTACTATTACTAATGATTACGATGTGTTAATACCTGTTACTTATGACCCTAGTGGTGTAGTAGTAAGTACACAAAATACAGAGTACAATTGGGAACCTTTTAATTCAGCACAATTTACATCAGCTGAAGCCATAACTCCCCTATTCCCATATACAAAAGGAATGAGAAACTTTGGTTGGGATTTCAACCCAACAGTAGGTTGTTCATCACTACCTTGTAATGTGGGTGATATATTTAGTGGAGGAACCTTCCAAAATGACCTAAACAGTTTCATTACTGGGTCAAGTTTCTTTATAACTACAATTTTAACTGCTTGTACTGAGTGCCAATGTTTACCAGCGGTTTTCATTAATAAAAAAGGTCCTATTGAAGTGGTTGATGATGGGTGTCCTTGTCCTGATGGTACCATTAGTCAAGCGTGTTGTGATGGTGGACCAGGTGGACCTGACCCAGACCCAGACCCAGATAATCCTATAACACAAGGGATATGTGGACCATTACCATCTTCCCCTACTCATGGTGGAGGAGCTTCCCAAATTATAGGACAATCAGGTGTAAGTACCTTACCACCTAAGGAACCAATAGATGATACCTATGTACCTAAATCATATACCAATTTTAGAAGTGGTATTGAAGATTCTAATACTGGTATTGGAGCAAATCTACCACCACTAAAAACAACTTCTACTTTCCATAACTATAGTTCTTTTTATACGGTAGATTTTAACATTAACTTACAACAGTATTATGAAAAAGATAAATTAAAATGGGATGTAGAATTTGAGAGTACTTCACGATATGGAGACTATTTAATACAAGAAGGTGACGGGTCTAAATTTTATTGGATTGTAAGTTCAGGTTATAAAACATCTAAATTGAATCCAAAAGAAACAAAAGCATGTATTAGTCCAACGATAGCTACAATTAACTTGAATAAAAGAAATACACAAGGGATTAATATAGCTTATTTAAGAGGTTATTGGAACGAATCTCAAATGGATAATTACACTAGTATTGACACCACTTATGATGTAGTTGATGACGACCCAGTAAAGAAATATGAATTTTGTGTGACAATGGTTTACACGTATAGAAGTAAATTACTTAAAAAGACTAAAAGGTTTAGTGTTACTGGTAATCAGTATGGGTACAAATTAAATGTTAAGACATAATGGTTTACATTCAAGAAATAAAAATTAAGATAATTATATAATAAGAAACAATAAAATGGGATATATAACAAGTGCAACTACAGAGTATTTAGACCTCCATATGACGGAAAGAGGTAGAAAATTTCTTTTACAAGGAAGTTTAGCTGACCAAATAGTTAAATTTGCTTTAGGAGATACTGATAAAGACTACCGTAATTCCTTAAATTTATCATCTGGTTTTGTTCCAGATGTTACTGGTAATCATAATAACTGTATTTTTGGTGTGAATGATGGTTATGATATTAGAAATAAAATAACTTATGTTGAAGGTGGCACCTCATTAAGTAACCAACAAATGTTATCTAAAATGATGATTAGTTACACTGACCCAGATACTAACACACCTGTTTGGGGTAGTAGAGTTACGACCAATTTATATATACATGATTTATTAACGGCTTTTAGAGTCGCTGCTTTTTCCGAAATAGGTAGTCATTCATGGACAAATTTAACCAAAACAGATTTTACTGGTTATTTTGACACAATATATCAACCATCAGGTAAAGCCTGGTCTTTAAATATTGGTGGACTTTTTGACGCTATGGAAAATAAAGGGAGAGGTGTGGGATTAAAAATATCTGACAAATTTTTTACACAAGAAAAAAATTCATACAACCCTTCTAATAACCAAATAAAATTAGTTGGTGAAACTGCAAGATTATTCCCTATATTTTTTGGTGGAGCTTATGTAACTTCAGAAAATCAAGAGGTAACTGAAAAAGGAGCGCAAAGAGGATTAAGAAGAAAAGCCACTACCATTTCATCTCCTTTTGCTTTAACTAATAATACTTTTAAAAATATTAAAAACCAAGCATTCGTAGGTTCAGGTGAAATGACATTAAGTTTAGGGTCTTACATGGATTATGGATATATGTTTGGACAACTTGTAGAAAATGTAAATAATTACCCGTCTTATGGTTTCTATAATGAGATAGGTGGTATGTATAATATATTTGATGTTCACAATCCTAGTTTTAATAGTAGGTTTGAACAAGGTAAAGGTGAGAGTTTAAAAACTTTAGTCCCTATGGGTAGAGCAATTTTACCATTTAATCCTACAAGTAACGCTTATTTCCCTTTACAAACCAATCAAATTAATAGTAATAATACAACAAACTTTAAATCAGAGTCTGGAACAGCGGTAGGTAGAAATTTATCAGATAGTACTGCACCACTTAATACTTTAAGTAAGTTTTTATCTGGTACAGCTCTTTACACTATAAAGGACGAAGCGAGAACGTATGATAAAGTTTTTGTACCTAACACACCGTCTGGAAAATTAAGAGAACCTAAAACTGGTTTATCATTATTAGTTGAACATATGATAAATTTCTTTGATGCTTTAACTGTTGACCCAGCTACAACTAATTTTATCACGACTACAGGAACTGGTTTAGAAAAAGAATATAATTTACCTTTTACTTTTGAAATATGTAATAATGACAATTCACAAGTTTCCTCAGCAGTTCTAACTGTAAATGTTAACTTTAGTTTAAAAGCTTTATTTGAAAACTTTACATACTTAGAAGCTACAGCTGATTCACCTTTCCAAATATTAGTATGGGATGATAGTAAAAAAGAAAATAAATTCTTTGGAGCAGGTGCAGCAGCAGGAGATTATACCATAAACCCACTAGCGTCTACTACTCCAGGTGGTTACGCTATATTTAATAGTAGTTCAATAACATAAAATGGCAACAACTAAAACAATAATAGATACTTTTATAAGTCAGTTTGGTAGTACACCAAACGGAGTTACTCCAGTACGGTACGGTGCAGGAACTAGTTATTCAGATAACTCTAACAGTATAGATGGTAGAGTTTCGGGTAATAATAATAACACTACTGGTGAAGTAGAAGGTTCTAATTATGTTAGAACTTTATTTATATCAGTGGAAAACCAAACAGGAGATGAGGTAAATGGTGGTGTTAACTTAATTGCTTACACCCCCGCAGTAAAATATCAAAGTAACATTAACGGGATAACTGACCCTAGGTTATGTCTTAAACTAGATTTTGAAGGAGCACAGTTTTTAACTTTGTCAAAAGATGGACAAACCTTAACACCATTAAGAAGAGGGGCAGCAGCCAATCAAACACCAACAGCTAGGTCTACTAGTAGTGGAACAATGAGTAGTGGGATGTCAGGTGGTGGTTCCGGTGGAAGTTCTGGAGGTGGGTATTAATATAAAATTATAAAAAAATAGATAAAAATGGATTTTAAACCAGTATCAAGTAAAACAGTAGACAGTGAAATAGTACCATTTGGTACCTTGAATCCAAACTTTAATGGATATAATGAAGTATTGGGTAATAACTTAAAAATGACAGTAGCTCAGAGAAATCCTAATAATGGAAGACCTTTCTCTAATTTATACTCTTCATTTAATTTACCCGCAGCTAACTTTGTTGTTAATTCTTGGGACATAGAATGGAACTCTAACGCTTTGGAAAATATTGAGAATGATAATAATGTCGTAGTTATAGAAATACCTAAAAATACTTATGGTGAATTAATAGATGGTCGTACTATTAAATTAACATTACCATATATTACTGGTGGTACATTTGATTGTTATAGTTCATATTACCTATCTTACAACGCATCTAGTGACCCTAGTCAAGAAGCCGAGTATTTTGGACATACTTCCGCGTTAAATTTAGGTTATGCCAATCCAGATGTAGAAACACCTAGCACTAACGTAGCATTTTTATTCTCTGATAAATTTCGTGCACCAGCAGGAGGAGGAAGTTGGTCAGACGGTTATACTACATCATCCCCACCAGCAGGATATCCAGACGCAACTACGTTTTTTAGTTTTAGTCAAGATAAAAAGGTAGCTTTAAGTTCGTCAGGTGCTACGACGGGGTTAGACCAACCTATAGGGATATGTTATTTGGATAAAGGATTTATAGTACTTACAGACTCAGCAGCTACTCAAAGTATTAACTGGTCTGCATCAACTGCGGGTACAGGTTACACGTACAGTGCATTAACCCAAGTTAGTTTTTCAACAGATTCTTCTGTTACTTTTTATAGTTTTGAAAAACAATGGGTTTTGAATGTATTGTGTGAAGCGGGACCTCAAGAATTCGGCGTTACAAAGAATCCTACAGCTGCGGATTTAAATCCTACTGTTAATGCGGATGGTGAGTATGAATTATTTTCTGTTAACAAACCTGTTTACATTAGTGAAGTTGGGTTGTATGATACTAATGGGGATATGTTAGCGATAGCTAAACCCGATAAACCAGTAGAAAAGTATTATAATAACCCAACCTACTTTAATTTGAAATTTAGATTTTAAATGGCATTAAAGAAAGAACCTAAAATTTTAGGATTAGATATCTCAACCAAGACAATAGGTTGGGCATTATTCGGAATTAATTCTAAAAATTTATTAGAGTTAACTCATTTTTCACCTAGAGTTAGTCCTAGACCAGAAGATAAGATAGAAGAATTATTAAAAAAATCTGTAGCTTTTGAAGAAAGATTAAAGGAAGTTAAAGATTATAATATTATTAAAGTAGTAATAGAAGAACCTCTACTTACGTCTAATAACATTTATACTGTAGGCTCACTCCTCAGATATAACTCTATGATAGTTAAAACAGTATATGATGTACTAGGTATTGTTCCCAATTTTATCTCCACATACAATTCTAGAAAATTTGCTCACCCAACGTTATACAATTATAATGATAAAGGTAAAAAGGTTTTATTCGGTGGTTACCCAAAAGGATGTGATAAAAAACACATTGTATGGGACCTAGTTAAAAAAGCTGAACCACAAATCACATGGCCTCATGCAAGAACAGGTAATCTCAAAAAAGAGTGTTATGATATGTCCGATGCGTATACTTGTGTTAAAGGATATATGACTCAAAACGAAATCTGGTAATTGACATTTCATTTGTAAATGTTATATTTAACAGATGGAAGATTATAATCTCATATTAGAAATTTTAGAAGATATTTTAGGTGATTCTCATAGACATCATCCTGGAAAAGGACAAATCGCATTTGATTGTCCAGTCTGTTCCTATGATATAAAAGGATTAGATTGTGGGGACGGTAAAGGGAATCTGGAAGTAAATTATCAAATGGGAGTATATAAATGTTGGTCATGTGCTGAAACTCATTATACAAAAGGCAGATTAGGTAAATTAATTAAAAAATGGGGGACCCCTACACACCTAAGAGATTTTGAATTACTAAGTCCAGAAGATTTTCACTATAAAAACACCAAGTATAATAGTAGGTTAAAATTACCTGTAGGTTACTCCCAACTCACCGAAGTATCTCCACATGATTTAAATGCTAAACAAGTTTGGAACTATCTGCGAAAAAGAAACATTAGTAAAGAAATTGTTGAAAAATATAAAATTGGATTTACTACAGAAGGAGAGTATAAATTTAGAATAATAGTACCCTCTTATAACACTAAAGACGAACTTCAGTTTTTTATAGCTAGAAGTTATGTTAATAGTAAATTAAAATATAAGAATCCTGAACAAGAAAAAAGTAACTTAATATTTAACGAAGGACATATTGATTGGAATAAAGACATTTATTTAGTAGAAGGTGTATTTGATATGTTTTTTGTTGAAAACAGTATACCTTTATTAGGTAAGGTAGTTTCAGACAATTTATGGCAAAGATTATATGAGGAGTCTAAAGCGAATATTATAATTTGTTTAGATGGTGACGCATGGGACGATGCAGTAAGACTTTATGAAAAAATAAATGGAGGAAAACTAAGAGGTAGGATAAAGATAGTTAAACTACCAGATAATAGGGATATCGCTGATTTAAAAGGTGAGATTGACCCTGAAAATATATTAGAATTACATAAATAATGGATATAAGTGTAGAATTAAGTGTTTTCAATAACATAAAATATTTTGACAAACCTCACAAATATTATATAGATGGTGAGGAGATGAATTCCGTTACACGAGTAATAGGAATGTTCAAACAAAAGTTTGATAGTGATTACTGGTCTGAAAAAAAGGCAAAAGAAAGAGGAATAAGTAAAGATGAAGTATTAGCTGAATGGAAATATAAAGCAGATTACTCTTGTGAAAAAGGTACTTTGTTTCATGAGTACGCAGAAAATTATTTAAATAACAAAGTATTTCCATATGATAATACCCGCATTAAAAAATTATTGGGTGAGGGTGAGGAAGACGTTAAAAAAGATTTTGATAAAATCAAAGATATGTTCCATAAGTTTTATGATGATTGTTATGGGAAACTTATACCCATTAAATCAGAGGTTATTGTAGGAGATGAAGGATTTAAAATATGTGGAATGGTTGACCAGTTATTTTGGAATAATAAAGCGGATGAATTACAGATTTGGGATTGGAAAACTAATAAAGAGATTAAAAGAAATAATAGGTGGCAACAATTTAAAGACCCAATATCACATTTAGATGTTTGTGAATTCAACACATACTCATTACAATTATCTTTATATAAATATTTGATAGAAAAAAATACTAACTTAAAACTAGGGGATTCATATATTGTATGGTTTAATGAAAAGAATGAAACATACGAACCTATTAAGTGTAGAGATTATAGAGAAGAAGTTGTATCATTAATAGAAGAATTTAATAAAACATTATGATTGAAAAAATAATACATTTTTCTGACCTACATATAAAACTATATAAAGACCACCAACAATATCAAGAAATACTCTCTAGATGTTTTAAAGAGTGGGCGGAGTTAAAACCAGATAGAATAGTTTTTACAGGTGACCTAGTACACTCTAAAAATCAAATGACACCAGAATTAATTAATATGGTAACGTGGGTACTTTCTCAATGTAGTGTAATATGTCCCACAATAATTTTAATCGGTAATCATGATTTTCTTGAAAATAATTTAGATAGGGTAGACGCTATTTCACCTATTATCAATACTATGGATAATCCAGATATCATGTATTTTAAGACTCCAGGGGTAGAAGAAGATGAAAATATAAATTGGATTATATACTCCCTTATGGACCACAACAAAAGACCAGATTTTACTCCAGAACCAGATAAAACAAATATAGGTTTATTTCATGGACCCATACAAGGGTTAGTTACAGATATGGGATTTGCTTTTGATGATGGTTACAACACTAATGAGTTTAGAGGGTGTGACTTAGTATTAGCTGGAGACATACATAAACATCAAATACTGGACATACCTAATGGTAAAAAAGCATATATGGTGGGGTCCTTAATCCAACAAAATTTTGGTGAAAATGTACGTAAACATGGTTACGGGATTTATAATGTCAAAGAAGACGAGTACAAATTTGTTGAAGTAAGTAATTCATCACCATATTTAAATTTTAAAATAAAAGATATAACTGATATTGAAAATGGAAAAGAAAAACTCACCAACTTCTAGTATTCCAAAAGACTTATTAAAAGAAATAGAAATGTTTTGTGACTTAAACAAAATAGATAACCCTAATCAGTTTTTACTTGGGTGTTTAAAAGGAGGTTTTGCGATTGAAAAATTTGGAAGGACACCCATAAAAGCAGGTAAAGAAATTGTAGAAAAAGAAGTAGAAAAAGAAGTTATTAAAGAGGTCGAAAAAATAGTAGAAGTAGAGAAAGAAGTAATTAAAGAAGTACCAGTAGAAGTGGAAAAAATAGTAACTAAAACTGAATACATTACTGACGATACTGAAATTAATAATCTTCTTACTAAGATAAATAAATTAGAAGAGGAATTAAAAGTAAAACCCAAGGAGGTTACAATAAAAGTAGAAGACAAAACGCAGATAAACACTTTACAAAACGAAATAAAAACCTTAAAAAATAAAGTAGAAGAATACGAGGATGTATTAAATCATTTTAGACGATTTAGTGGTAGTAAAGCCACACATCTCAAATCTTCTAGATTAGACGATAACTTATATAAAGATTAAAAAAATGGAATTATTAATTTGGCTATTAGCAGCTTACGGCATGTCCCAGATATTAGTATATGGGAGTATTTTTGACACACCAAGAGAGTGGATAACTAAAAAATCTAAATTCTTTGGGGACTTACTAGGATGTATGATGTGTACCTCTACTTGGGTAGGGTTCTTTTTCTCCTTAGTACTTTGGTCACCTACACTACAGTTTGATTTATGTGTACCTTACACTAACATATTCTTTGATGGTATGTTGGCTAGTGGAGGTGTGTGGGCAATCAATGCTATAGTAGAGTGGTTTGAACAAAATCGTCCAGAAAAAGAAGACTAGTATTATGGTGAATAAAGAGGAATTAGTTAATCCTTTTATAAAGGTAATATGGGAAGACACCCCAGAAAACTTTACGCAAGAAAAAATTAAAAGACTAAAGAGTTACTTTAAGAAAAAGTACAATTCTGATAGAGTTAATGTTCTTACTAGGGTAACAGGTATAAATGCACCTAATAGTCCTCAGGAAGTCACAGAAAACGTCATAGATAAAGAATATCAAAAGAAGTTAGTAAAAGAATTCTTAAAAGAACAAGATGTCACTATAGATTGGGATAAATTTGTTAGATTAGATAATAGAGTAGAATCCAATATCCAAGAAGAAGATAATACAGCAAATAAAAAATGGTTTGTAAAGTGGATTGAATTTAGTAATTTTTTATCTTTCGGTGAAGATAATAAAATAGATTTTACTAGATATCCTGGTATTACAGCAATTGATTCTAACCCAGCTAATTTTGGAGGTAAAACCACACTTACAGTAGACCTGTTATTATTTTTATTTTTTAATGTCACAACTAAGTCATCAAAAGCTATAGAAGTCTTTAATAGATTCACAGATAAAAATAGAGTTTTAGTTTGTGGAGAAGTAGAAATAGATGGTGACAGTTTTATTATTGAAAGAGGAGTTATTAGAAGACTTACAAAAAAAGGTGACTGGTCAGTAAGGACTGAATTAAATTTAAGTAAAAGATTAAGTGATGGGTCCCTACAAAACTTACAAGGAGAACAACGAAGAGAAACCGAAGAGTTTCTGAAAAACTCTATTGGGACTATGGATGACTTTCTACTCACTATTCTCACAACAGCAAACAACCTAGAAAATTTACTAGAAGCTAAACCTACCCAAAGAGGACAGATACTTACAAGATTCATTGGTTTAGAAAAATTAAAAAAGAAAGAAGAAAACTGTAAAGAAATTTATTCTGAGTGGAGTAAAAAAATTATATCTAATCATTATAATATTAATGATTTAACTACAGACATTGATAATTTAAAAGAAGAGATTAAAGATTTAAAAAATGAGAATAAAAAATCTAGTGAAAAAATAAAAACTCTAGATGAAAGAAACAAAGCTGGTGTTGAATATAAAGAGAAGTTAATATCTTCACAACACAACGATATAAATCCTGACCTAGTAAAAGTAAATCCAGAAACTTTACAAGAAGAAATAGATAAAGTGGTAGAGGAGAGTAATAAATTACAAGATAAATTAAATTTAGTTAATCTGGTAAAACCTAAAGACACTTATAATGAAGAAGAACACAAACTTTTAATTAAAGAAAATAAAACTTTAACTAGTAATGATTTAGAAATTAAATCGGATATAAAAAATATAACCAAATTAATTAAAAATTTAGAAGAGGGTGAAATATGTTCTTTATGTAAACAACCTTTAAAAGATGTTGACCACACTCAAGAAATTAAGGATAATCAAGAAAAACTTAAAAAGTTTAATAATAACTTAATTAAGTTAACAGAGAAATTAGAAAATAGTGAAAAAGTTATTAGTGAACATGAAACGGTTAAAAATAGTTGGGAGGAGTATGATAAAGAATCTTTAAAAAAGATAAAGGTAGAATTAGATATTAAAGAAAATCAGATAACCTTAAAAGAAAAAACTTTATTACTTAAAGATTGGGAAAGTAACAAAAATAAATTAGAAGAAAATAGAGATATAGAAAAGAAATTGGTTTCTGCTAGAACTTTAATAGAAACTCTTGTAGCAGAAAGAGACCAGTTGAAAAGTCAAATAACTTCTAATACTTCCACTATAACACAGAAAGAAGAAGAGATAGTTGATAAGACCACTAAAATTAGTGAAATTAAAAAAGAAGAAGAGGTAGATAAGATATTTAAATCTTACCTAATTGCATATGGTAAAAACGGAATATCTAAATTAATTTTAAAGAACACCATACCATACCTCAACAGTGAACTAAATAGACTTCTTTCAGATAGTTGTGAATTTACCTTACAACTTAGAATTAATGATAGAAACGAATTAGAGTTTTGGATGGTAGATAATGGGACGGGTGTAGAAAAATTAATGTCTACAGGTAGTGGATATGAAAAGACTATAGCTTCACTTGCATTACGTGCTGTATTATCTAAAGTATGTGCGTTACCTAAACCCAACATAGTTTGTTTTGATGAAGCTTTTGGTAAGGTGAGTGATGAGAACTTAGAATTGGTTGGTAGGTTCTTTACAAAGATTAAAGATTACTTTGAAAGAATATTTGTAATCTCTCATAATCCCCTGGTCAAAGAATGGTGTGACCAGACAATTACAGTAAAAAAAGACAATAACGTTTCTAAGATAATGTAAAATTAATTTTGTAGTTTCAATAATATTCCTTATATTTGTAGTATACAAAAAGAGAAATATGAACATCATCGAAACCACCACAAGAAAAGATTATTACGGAAGAAACATTACAACAAAAAAAATCAAAGATGGTTTTTTTAAAGACTCTAATGTTATTTCTACATCACAAAGTGATTTGGCAAAATCAGAAAAAAATGATTGTGTGGTAAGAGCATTCATGATGGCTTTAGATTTACCATACGACAAAGCACATAAGTTTGTTGAAACTAAACTTAAACGTCAACCACGTAAAGGAACTTACACTCGTTGTTTCATTAAAAACATTTTGGGGCGACAAAAGAATGGTTATAAAATGAGACTAATGGGTTTCCACCCTAAGTACCAACGAAAGGGAGAGAAAAAATTGGTTAACCCTAAGTATAAGAAAGAAACTGGTTACACTGTAAAGTCATTTATGGAACAACACCCTACAGGACGTTACTTTATGATTGTCAGAGGACATGCGGTAGCGTTGGTAGATGGAGTTCTTTATGGGAATTCTTGTGAACAGTATGACGGATTTCGTCGACCAGTAAGATATGTTATTGAGTGTAAATAATTAGAAGTCCATATTATCGAATGGTTCCATAAGATTACCACGATTCTTAAATCCTACACCACCCACATAAGTTTCCATGTTGTTCATTTTTCTTCTTTCGTAGTTTAGAACTGCTAAAGCTAACTTCCTATCATATTCCTTATCATCTGTTTCAGGGACTACACCATCATAATAGATGGAACCTCTAAAACTTCTACCAGGACCACGAAAATCCATTATCTCATTATAATCAGAATCAGACAATTCAAATTCAACATCATCTACAGGAAGTCTGTTATCCATTTCTTCATCTTGTTCGTTAATTACTTTGTTTAAAGCTTTCTTAATATCTCTTTCAGTAATTCTAATTTTACTCATGGTATTCTTTTTAATATAAATATAAACAAGGTTAAATAAAAAAAGGGAATCTTTCAATCCCCTTTTAATTAATTATTTAGTTTTTAACAATTGCAACAAGTACATTCACATTTGGTAGTACAGTTACATTCTTTACAATCACACATAATAGTTTTTTTATTTACTAGCGTGATATCCAGCTAAAATTTCTTCACAGTCTTTTTTAGAAGAACATTTTTTAAAAATACCACCTTTTTTATTATTCATTATAACCCACTGGCCGTCTTTTTTTTTGATACATCCAGAACCTCCTTCAGATTCTGCACATCCTTTACCTTCTTTATTTTCCTTAAGAACTCTGTCTACGATTTTGTAAAGGTCAGCTTCTGTAAGTTTGATTACATTTTTATTAGATTTTTTAGAAATAGATTTTCTTCTAGGTTTTCTAGACTCAGATAATTCTTCTCTTTCGTCTTTTTCTAAATCTCCTACTAGTTTAAGTAATTCTGCTCTACTCATGTCTTTTACATTACCTCTAAATCCTCTGGAAAGGTCTTGAACAGGTGCGGAGTATTTTCCAGTTTCTGCACCTCCGAAAGGATTGTAAGCTTGTGAAGAAGTACCAAATTTTAATCCACCTTTACTGAAACCTCTTCTTCCGAAAGAAGGAGATGTATAAGAACCTCTAGCTCTCTCACTTCCTTTTTTACTTGTTGGAGCTTTTGTGGGAGTAGCACTCTTTCCAGAACTTTTACCAAATCCCTTAGGTATTAAACCACCGAAGTTAAATAAAACATATGCACCTTCAACACCAGATAGAGCAATAGTCTTAAATTTAAACGAACTAATTATACCTTCATCCATTTCATTTTCTTTAAATGCAGCTCTCATTCCCTTATCAAATGCTTTAGCGTCTGGACCTCCTTTAACTAAAGCTAATTGATATTCTCCAGAATTTACTAGTTCATACTCAAAGTCTACACCATCTATGGTAGCTTTTTCCACACTTCCAGGTTTTAAGTTGTAGGTAGACTTACCAACAGTAATATTTAAATCTGTACTAAAACCAGTTTCTTTGTTCATTTTATGTGGACCTAATGATATACCTGGTTCATTAAGATTTGTATCTTGTGTCATAGTACCACCACCTTCACCGAATTCTGGTTTACCTTTTCCACCACCCATTTCTGTCGAAATCATGTCGTTAAATAGCATGTCAGGTGTAGTACCTGGATAATTACCATCTTTAGGTGCCCCTGCAGTCATAGTTAAAAATACAAATCTAGTAGTTCCTAATTCTTTGTTAGCTCCCATATTTACCTGTGAAACTTCGAATCCAGGATTCATCGCAGTTGCTACCTTCACATAAGTGGCAACATTATCAGATGGTACTGCTAATAAACTAAATGGCCCAAAACTATATAGTGCCATTGGAAATCCTGCTAACTTATTACCTGCTGTGTATCCCTCTGGTTCTTGTCCATTAAGTTGAAGAGCAAGTTCACCATTTCTAAATGTTACATTCATAGGTGCAACCACTCCAGGAACAAGAGTTTTAGGTAAACCAGACTGTTTAGCAGAAACAGTCATTGTAGCACCTGGTGCAAATGCAGTGGTATTCGTAAATCCTTTAGCACTTTTCTTTCCTCCTCCTGGTGGTTCTTCTTCTCCACCTTTTTCTTTTTCTCCACCAGACTCTTCACCGCCTCCTTTTTCTCCACCAGACTCTTCACCGCCTCCTTTTTCTCCACCAGATTCTTCTCCGCCGCCTTCGCCGCCTCCTTCTTCTCCGCCGCCTTCGCCGCCTCCTTCACCTCCACCTTCTTTTTCTTGTTCGGTGAGTAATTTAACGTCTTCATACGACATTCCTTCTTCAAACATAATCATTTGTTTGATTCGGTCTATTTGTTCTTGAATAGTAGTTTTCATAGTATTTTCATTTTCTTTATAAATATGTTTATATTCTTCTTTTACAGTATAAATATCATTATTACTTGCAGTGGGTGCAGTGTAGTTGTCTAATTCAGGATTTCCTTTAGCTAATCCCACCAGATGACCAGCATTTTTTTGGTCTATATCTATATCTCCAAACACATCATAATTGTCACTATCGGTGTTGTTATTTTTAGTGTGGGACACTTTATTTTCTGGGTGAGTAACACCATGAATCTCAACATGGTCATCTCCTTTATGTTCATCGTCAGGATTTAAATAGTCTGGTTCAGGATGTAGTGGTCGTTTATTGGTTTCCTCATCGTTAAAATTATTACTATCAAACCAAGCAGTACCTTCAAATGAAGGATTATCATTTTTTAATCTTGAAGGTCCCTTATCTATTCCTTCTTCTGGCCATCCCGAGGAAGGGTCCATTTCAGGAGTATTTGTTGGATGTATTCTATCTTTAGTGAAATCATTCTTTTTTACACCTTTTTTAATAGTCATTTTAGAATCATCTAGAGCCTCATTAAATCTATATGTAATTTTCATCAGTTATTTTGTTTTATTAAATAAATATTACTATATTTGTTAAATAAAATATTTATAGATATGAAGAGAAAGAAAAATTATTTTTTATTTATTGTTGGAAACTTTACAGACCCATCTACCGTACATAATAATATTACTGATACCATTCACACTTTAACTATGTTATTAAATGAAAGTACTCTAAGATACATTCATCATGATAATTTAATGGTGTGTCATTTTCAAAGTGTAGATACCCTAGAAGAGATAGATTGGATGTTAAGTAATACATTTAATGAAAATATTATAGCTTATTTCTTAATTCCAAAGCCTAGACAAATGGGAGTAAGACTAGAAAAAGATTTAGAAAAACATCTAACAGATTTAAAATCTAAACCTAATACGGACCAACCTAAAATTGACGAGAATATAGGTATAGGATTTAAACATATTGGTGAGATATTCACTTCAATGAAAGAAGACATGGATATTATATTTAAAATGCCTAATAATAAATCTGAACTTCCTACAGTTACTTATAATGTCGATGAAATATTAGATAAAATAAATGAAAAAGGAATTAACTCCTTAACTATTGAAGAAAAAGAATTTCTAGACGAACAAAGTAAAAAATGACAGTATAACTGACAAAATGTCAGTAAAAATACTATGGTATACAAATTGATTATTAACCTTATTAAATTATATAAATGAAAAAAACAGGACCCTTCATCAACCAAGAAGAAATTTCTCACTACTTAAAAGACGTGAGGAAAATAGACGTACTTACAGTTAATAGAGAAAAAATGTTAGCTAAAATAATGTTGAACGACCCCACCCCAGAACAAAAAGAACAAATAGAAAAAGAATTAATGTTAGGTAATTTAAGATTTGTTATTAGTGTTGCAAGAGACTACCAAAATCAAGGGGTAGATTTACCAGATTTAATAGCCGAAGGAAATCACGGACTTCTAAAGGCTATTAGAAATTTTGATTGGAGTAAAGGAAATAGATTTATTTCATACGCGGTATGGTGGGTGAAACAATCAATATTTCAATGTCTTAATGAACACGCAAGAACCATTCGTCTCCCAGCTAATGTAGTACAAGAGGTACAAAAAGCTAAAAAAATGAGTGAAAAGGAAAATTATGTGATGGATAGTAAACTACAAAATTTGCCTTATACCACCAACTTAGATAGACCTATAAATGAAGAAGGTGATACACTAGTTACAATAATAGAAAATGAAAATGCTCAAAACCCTGAAGATATATTTGATACTGACGAACAGTTAAAAGTAGAACTTAGAAAAATAATGACAGTATTAGATGATAGGGAGATGAGAATTGTTGGAGACTATTTTGGTCTGACTGGTACACCTAGAACATTATCGGACATCGGTGATGATTTTAACCTAACTAAAGAAAGAGTTAGACAAATTAAAGAAAAAGCATTACGTAAATTACGTAATGAGAGTAGAGAACTTCTAGATTATATACTGTAATTTATATTTATATTATATAATGTATGAATTATGAGAGAAAAAATATTTCCTTTTCTAATAGCTTTATCCGCTCTTAGTGTTTCTGCATCCGCAGCTTTTTATTCCGTTTTTGGGTTGAGTAAATTATTTGCAGGAGCTTCCACCCAGGTAATGGTCATGGCGGGGTCACTAGAGTTCGCAAAGTTAGTATCAGCTTCTTTACTGTACCAATATTGGAGAACAATAAATAAATGGTTACGATTTTACTTATCTGTCGCAGTATTTGTTCTAATAGTGATAACCAGTGGTGGGATATACGGATTTCTTTCAGGAGCATATCAAGAAACTGCAACTAAGTCAGAATTATTAGATAAAGGATTAAAAGTAGTAGAACTAAAACAAACTAGATTTGAAGAACAAAAAACTGATTTAACATTAGAAAAATCACAAATAAATCAAAGTATTACCGATTTAAGAACCTCATTATCTAATCCAGCACAAGTACAATATGTAGATAGAGCTTCTGGACAATTAATAACTACCACTTCTAGTTCTGCAAGAAGAGCACTAGAGAAGGAATTAAAAAATACAATAAGTGAACGTGATACCCTAAATGTTAGATTAGAAGCTGTACAAGATTCATTACTCAAATTAGATAAAGAAATACTTAATTTAGAAATATCAAATGAAGACCAAAGAGAACTAGGCCCACTTAAGTATTTGGCAGAAGTCACAGGGTACCCCATGAATAAAGTAGTTAATTGGTTTTTACTACTTATTATATTTGTATTTGACCCCTTGGCTATAGCAATGGTTATAGCTGCGAATTTCGCGTTTTCAAAAACCCGTAAAAAAGAAAAAGAAGTTCCATCACCCCACTATTCACCCCAACCTACCATTCCTAGAGAAGTTATAATGCAAGAATTAGATGAAGAAAAAATAAATGAAGTAAGTACGATGGTGGGTAAAGAAGAAAAAAAATTACAACCCATAAAACCTTCTGAAGAAGACTTGAAAAAATTAGAACAAGTGTTAGGTTTAGATAAAAATGAAGATGTGATAGAAGACATTGAAAAGAATAAAAAAACACTAACTTACCGAAAAAGAGGTGGAAACAACGATAACACATAAAAAAAATTTATTTCATTATAAAAAACAATTTAATAAAACACAGATTATATTGTGTCATACTTCTAGACCTATATCATATTTTAATAATTCTTTAAAATATAGATTAGGAGGTGAATACAGTAGAATACCAACTTATACCATATCTAAAACTGGTAAAATAATAGAAAACTTTGATTCTAAATATTGTTCAGATTTTTTTGGGGTAGAAGAAATAGATAAATTTTCTATAACCATATGTTTAGAAAATCTGGGTTGGTTAAAATATAATACTTTAAATAATAAGTACGTCAACTGGATTGGTGATATTTATAAAGGAGAAGTGTATCAAAAAAGATGGAGAGATAAGACTTTTTGGTCTAACTACCCTGATAAACAATTAAGAGCATGTGCAAAGTTAATAGTAAAAATATGTTCTGAACATGATATACCTCTTGAAATGGTTGGACATAATGTAAAAATTGACGGAGTATTAAGTTTTTCAGGTGTAACAGCTAGAAGTAATTATAGTGAATACTGGACAGACTTGAGTCCTTCCTTTGATTTTAAAAAATTAAAAACATATATCGATGAAGAAGATGAACTACAATAAAAAAATAGTAAACGGAAATTTCGTAGACCAAAAATACGATGACATGAAAAGCATGTTAGATAGGGTGCGTCTTTTAAATGAACAAGTTGAGGGTGAAGTAGAAACAGCAACTCAGGATGAAGATGAACCTAGGGAGAGACCTACAGTTGAAGAAGAATTAACAAAAGAGTATACTGTAAGTGGAGGTAAAATTATAGTACACGGTGCTTCAGAACAAGACTTAGTATTAACTGATGAAGAACAATCATCATTTCAAGAAACTATGGAACAATTTGCTGAAGAAGTATCTGATATGGCACAATTTCACCCCTTAAACATTTACAAAAATAATGTAGAGTGGTCTGGTGACTTATTAAGATTTGATGTAAGGTTTTACTACTCTATAGCTGAGGTAGAAGGAACTTATATTGGGAACGCAAATATGATTAAAGTAGATAATAAATTTATGGAAGTATTAGGAAAGGTTAAAAATTTTTATAATACTTTCGAATCTAAATGGGCTAAAGTTTTAGCAGACAGAAGAACAACAGAAGTAGAAAAAGAAGAAGGTTTGGGTGACGATGAACTTGCAGTCGATGTAGAAATGGATAGTGGAATAGAATAATTATGAAAGAATTTTTTAAAAAAACTTGGAAATATATTTTAGGATTTATAGGATTCTTTGTTGGACTAGTATGGTTTTTAAATTCTAATTCTAATCGTAAAGTTAGAAAAATCAAAGACCAAATCAAAGATAATGAAGGCGATACTAAAGTAATTAAAAAAGAAATCGAACATACAGTTAAGACTAAAGAACAGATAAAGAAAAATATTAAGTCTACTGATAAAAAATTAAAAGAGGTTAACAGTAAAAAACCAACAGTTAAACGTAAAACTGGTAAACAAGCTGCGGAAGACCTTAAAAAAAGATTAAAATAAATGAAGGTACATTCTAGAACTTGTGTTAAGTTACTTATAGGGTATCTTGTAATATTAATTTTATTAATTATATCTGGAGGTGAATTAAAAGCTCAAACTACTGATACATCTTTTACTTTCAGTGAAGAACAAGTTATAAAATTAGACTCCATTATACAGTCCCAAGAACAAACTATAGAAATACAACGTGAGAAGATAGTAATATTAGAATCACAATTATATAACTATAAACTATTACATAGACAGGATAGTCTTCACATAAGTCTATTAAATCAAAATGTTAGTCTATTAGATGATAGAATTAATCTTTACATAGATTTAAATAAAGAGTTAAGACCAAAGTGGTATAACAAACCTATTGTACATTTTTTCCTTGGTGCTGCCACTATAACCACTAGTGCTGTAGTTCTCAATTTAATTCAGTAATAATCCTTAGTTTCAAAGTATTTATATAATATACTTTATATAAATGGCACTTACCAATACAGATAAAAAAGAAATAGAAAGAATAGCACGTAAAGAAATCAAAGATTTTCTTAAGACCGCGTCGTTTGAAAAAGACGTTATAGACGTTGTAGATTCCCAACTCAAAAGAAAGAATACTAAACTTTCAAAAACACATCGTGCTGAAGTAGTTGACGTAAGCACTAAAGTATTAATAGAACTTTATAAAACATTCTGGTTAAGAAGAAATTTCTGGGACAGTCAAATTAAAAACGTTAAGTAAATATGAATGCATTAGACCAACATGAAAAAAATATGAAAAGAATGATTAACAATGTTAGTCAAGAACTAGGACCTAGAAAGGGAATTGAAGCCGTTAAGTCAAGAGACGAACTTATGAAAGTAGCTGAAATTGGTGAAGAGATTAACAAAGAGGAAGAAATGGATGAAGTGACTAGTGCTGGTTCCGCTGGAGCTTTTGTAGCTCCTATGGGTTGGAATAATGATACTGGTATGAGTAAACCTCAAAACGAAGAAGAACTGGATGAGATGACAGGAAGTGCTTCAGCAGGTGCTTACTCCCAACCAGCTATATGGGCAAAAAATAGAAAAAATTGGAGAGCTGTTAGTGACCCCAACTTCCCTAAGTATGGGGGACCAGGAGCTAAATATGTTAGAGTAAAAGAAAAATGTAGAAAGTTCCCGTATTGTAATCAAGGAGATATAAACGCTTTAGAATTTTACGAAGATAAAAATTTACAAGAAGCAATTAAAGTGGTTTCTAAAAAAACTAATAAGTCAGAAAATTATATAAAAAATATAATTCTACAAGAAATGGAAAGCATGTTTAAAAAAGACATGAAAAAATACCAGACAGAAAAAATGAAACCTTATAAAAAGAAAAAGAGTAAATACACCAAACAAGAAGTAGAAGAAATGATTAGAAGAGGTTTTTACCACTCTCCTATCACATCATTGGTGGGTAACTTTAAAATGAATAAACCTATAGGTCAAATTTATTCTATGAAAGGTAATAAACCTAAGTACGAATAGGACCGAAGATATATTTATATATTATAAAAGAAAAAATTATGTCTAATATTAAAGTAAACAAAAAATTGAAAACTACCATTCAAGATATATTCGAGAGTGAATTAAAACCTATGGTTCAAAAAGAAATGTTAAAAAAGAAACTTAAAAAACAAATTAAAGAAGCAAAGGACACCTATAATTTTCCTGGTTATGTTATAACTAATCAGGCATTAAAAGATTCTGCTAAACAGAATACTGATGCTATGGATATGGTGTCAGATAAAATTAAAAAATATTTAGACTTTAAAAATAATTCTAATCCAGAATTTCCACATCAGAATAATTCTAAAACGGACTATCAGTCACCAATGTATAGAAATAGTACAGAAGAAGAAGAATATATTGAAGATTGGAGAGGTATGGGACTAAATAATATCCAATATCAAAATAAACCTAACAAACAGTTTGAAGACCAGGTAAACGACTATATTGATGGTTCTATTAGAACTGGTAATAATACAGGTAAAGATAGTAGTGGTCAACAAGTGGGTAACGTAGTACCTTCTAACCTTGGTAAAAATATTAAAAAACAAACTCAAAGAAAATACAAAAAACTTCAAAGTGATGAATGGGCTGAAGCTATACCAAATAAATACGGTAAGAGAAAAGCAAACGCAAATTATATGGTAGCTGAAGCAATCAATGAATTAACACAGAATGTGTTAAAAGAAGGTATTAAGAATAAATCACAAAGACAGTTTATTTCTGAAGAGGTAAAAAAAGAATTAAAAAGACGAGGATAATTTTAAATTATTAATTCTTTATTAAGCCTAATGTTTCCATATATTTATTATTATGGAAGATAAAAGAAGATTTTCACCTATAGAATTTTATAGATACGTTAGTGAACCTGTACCTCAGAGAGACTTGGATATTTGGTTTAAGGCTAATGATATAGTTCAAGAGAAGTCCGAATTATTTTTTTATTTTATAAAGTCATTATACATTTTAGTGGATAAAACTTATCTTGGTTCAGACGTTATAAAAAATGAAGAAAGTAAAAATCATTTTAACTGGTGTTGGAATAAAGTGATAAATGATTTAGAAAAAGAAAATATTAAATTTAGTAAGGATGGGCCACACTTCGACTACTTTTGGAACTTCTTTTTAGAATCTTTTTACACCAATGATAATACATTAGTCATAGACAAAGTGGATAAATTTTTTTCTACACTATTTGTTATTAATGACCCCAAAACCAAGTCTGAATTAGACATATACACAGAACTTTACAAAACTTTAGATAATAATCTTATCAAATAAAGTTGACTTCTCAGTATCTTATAGTTAATTTTTTTACATACGTCAAACACGTATGCAATAATAAAATTTAAATTAATAGAAAAAAATGGAAACATTAACACAACTTAAAGAACTAGTAGAAAGTTTATCGGTAGATACTGGTAAGTTTTTTGAAAACACAAATAAAAGTGCAGGAATTAGAGCAAGAAAAACAGCACAACAGATTAAGAATTTGTGTCAAGACTTAAGAAAAGAAATTTTGGAAGCAAATAAATCTAACTAAAAATGGTGACAATAAAAGGGTTCTTATTTTTACTTTCTATATTAATAATGGGTAAATATTTGGCCGTATTTCTTATCAATTTTTTAAGTAATCCACCTAAAAAAATGAAAATGAGATATTACAAAGATATCGCCGTGGACGAAATGATAATTTATTTTGTAGTTTCTTATTTTTTCACATATATAATTTTTTAAATGAGTTTATTCGACAGTATACAAAGAATAGGTAAAAGTTTTTATGGTATAAGAAAACATGAAAATTATTTTATTTTAGATTTAACGTTTCCAGTCAATTGGAGATATGAAGGTTTATACAATAAGGAAAAAATAGCCGCTAAAGTAAATAAAAATTCAAATGGCACCTTTGTTATTTCATTTTATTGTATAGACACTAAAGATGAGGTTAGTTTTTTAGAAACTGAGGTTTTAAGAATAATTAAGGTAAACCAAGACGAAGAAGAAAAACAAAGACTATTGATAGAGAAGAAAGAAGAATTGGAAAAACTTTTTATGTCTAAAAATTTAGAAGAATTGAAAAGTATTACTTTTAACCATAAAAAAGAAATAGATTTACCAAACATACCAATAACAACATCTAATGGAAAAGATAACAAGGAAGTTGGAGTGGTTACAGAAACAAGTAAAGAAGGACAACAATCAGATTCAAAACCACAAAAATAAAACAATACAGAAAATTAAAAAAGAATTACCTGTATTCAACAAAAACGAATTAAATATGCCACAGTTTAGTGAAAAATATTTAAGAGAAAAAGCGGAAGAAAACAAACCTAAGATAATGGAGGGATATCTAGCATCCCTCCTTAATCTTTCAGAAAATTTACCTTTTCAAACCCTAGACGCAAACATGACTTTTACTTTACCACCTAATGAATATGTTAAGGTACTTAAAGAAGTTGAAAGAATTAAAATGGGTGGTGAGATAGAACCAGAATTGATTAATATAGACCCAACCTTTGACGTTCAGGTTGGCAATATATCTATGACATTCGTAATGGAAATTAAAGATTAGTAGGTATAATGTTTATATAATAGTTTTCTAGAAAATCCTTTACTCTCCAGTAAATTATATAGTTCTTTTCTTTGAACTGTTGATAAATCCCTACTTATTAAAAAATTAAATTTACCTTGTGTAGTAAAATATTTCTTTATACACGACAAAAATCTAGAAGATTCACTAACAGTTTTTAAACTAAATAAATTAAATAAATCATTATTTTGGATAACTATTTTATTATTTAAAGAATATACTTGCATTATATTTTTACTGTTTAAATACCTATCGTATAATTCTTTAAACTCTATTCTTTTTGCTAACTGGTGGTCGTAAATCTTCTCCTCCACCTCAAAAGGTTTTATTTTAATAATTTGGTATTTTTTATTTTTCATTGTGACCTCTGTTAATCTACCTAGTTCGTCACGACGATGTATAGGATTTTTTTTACACTTCCCAACACATACTAAAGCCAATTCAAATTCACATTCTATTTTTTTATTATATTTTACTGGGAATATAACATTTGATTTTTTATGTATTTCTTTGTATTTTTTGTTAATGTTAGTAAAAATACGAGAACTCGCAACAATTCTTTTTTTAGACTTGTTGTTAAATAAAACAATTTGGTAACTAGTAATATCCATATGAAAAATTATTATGAAATTTTAGGTGTAAGTAAAGAGGCAACCGCGGCAGAAATAAAAAAAAGTTATCGTAAACTTTCTTTAAAATATCATCCAGATAAAAATCCAGAAGGCGAAGATAAATTCAAAGAAATTTCTGAAGCTTATACAATATTAGGAGACGAAGAAAAAAGAAAAAAATATGATAATGGTGGAAATAGATTTGAAGACCTATTTTCTGGAGGTGGAAATCCTTTTGATATGTTTAACGATTTATTTGGGAAGGGTGGTTTTAATCAACCCCCACGTACTAGAAGAGGTAAAGACATTAGTCTTAGTCTTAATATAACACTGGAAGAATCTTATTTCAGTAAAGAAAGGACAGTAAAATTTAATAGGGTAACAACTAACAACAAAATGTGTGGAACTTGTAAAGGTAGTGGGATGGTACAACAAATGGTACAATCAGGACCTTTTAGACAAATGTTAAATTCGGTATGTCCTAATTGTAATGGGAATGGTTTTGAAGGGGGTGGTTTTAGAAAAATAGAAGAAGTTAAATTTAAAATTCCTAGAGGTATTGATGATGGATTACTTATGAAATTAAGAGGAAAAGGTAATGCTGTTTGGGGAGGTATAGATGGAGATTTATTAATAAAAATTAATATATTACCTCATAGTAAATTTAAACGTGCTGCTGAACAGTTACATTATACAGAAGATATAAATTTTGTTGACATATGTTTAGGTAAAGAAATTCTTATAGAACATTTTGACGGACCAATGAAAGTTGATATCCCACCTAATTCAGATTTTAAAAAACCATTACGTGTAAAAGAAAAAGGTTTTTATGACCCATCTGGTTTTAAAGGTGATTTATATGTATTTTTAAATCCGATAAACCCTGAAGATATAACAGATAAAGAAAAAGTTTTATTAGAAAAACTAAAAAAAGAAGAAAATTTTAAATAATGGAGAAAAAAAAGTGTAAAGGTTGCAAAAACAAACCACTAACTGACCTTAGTAAAGAAAAAATAGAAGAAGAGGGTTTCTCCCCCCTTGTCAAAACGTTAATTTTTTTGTATACTGCTTTAGCAGTTTATGGAAGTGTGAGTTTAGTCATAGACATAAAAGAATTAATTAAAACCTTATTTTAATGAAAGAACAATTAAATTTATTTCCTACCGAAGAAGAAACTTTTGATTTTGAGTTTATGAAACAAGAGTTAATTAATAACTTGGATATGTTAAAAGAAATGACCGTCCAAGAACAAACTCTATATAAAAAATGGCAAGAAATGAATAAAGGTGGTAAGATGTCTAAGATTAAAAAGAAACTTTTAAGTTATAAACAAAACTTATGGAAACCCACCGATATCAATAATTTAGAATTAACAATATCAGAAATATTAAATATAGACCCTTATGTGGTAATGGCAGAAAGTGGAAAAGGGGTAACAGAATGGGTTAATTATAGAAAATTAATTCACACTATGGAATGGGTTGCTAATCCAGGGAGAAATATGAAGTTTTGGGTTAAGGACCGTAACACAGATACTGTACTTGGTCAAATATGTTTAGGTTCTGATGTTACTAGTATAAAAGTAAGAGACGCATATATTGGTTGGGATAAAAAAAATAAGTTTGAACAAGGTAAACTTAATTGTACTGCAATCGCAACTACTATATGTAGTACACAACCAGGTGGATTTAATATGTTAATGGGTAAATTGGTGGCGTCCCTCACTACCTGTAAGACCATTAGAGAAGCTTGGGAAACAAAGTACGGAAATAAACTAATCGCGGTAGGGACTACTTCATTATATGGGATAAACTCTATGTATAACGGTATCCCACACTTTAAAACTATGGGAGAAACTACTGGACAAGTTAGATTAAAACCAGACGATAGTGTTTATTTGCCCTGGAACCAGTGGTTAAAGGAAACTCATCCAGACGAACACAAAAAAGCTATAAGTGCTACAGGCCCTAAACAAAATGTAATAAATAAAGTATTTAAACATTGTGGAATTAAACCCTCAGCGTATGACCACGGATTCAAAAGAGGTGTTTACTTGGCGATGATGTATGAAAATGGTAATGAGTTTTTAAGAGGAGAAATAGGTGAGAATGAACTTAAATTAAAATTAAAATTTGAAGAAGATATTCCATATACTAAAAGATGGTGGACCAAAAAAGCTATCAGAAGATATGAAAGTTTATACAAACAAAATAGATTAAAACCAGAAACTTTATTCTATTGGGACGCGATAGACATATCTTGGGAAGAGATGAAAGAAAAATATTTAAAAGAAGTTGGACGTTAAAAAAATAAATAAATGAAAAAAACAAGAACATTAAACGAATTGAGACAAGTAAAAGACACGGTATACACACACCCCTTATCACATCAAGAACAACTAAGTCAATGTGAATTAGATAAGAAAAGAATGTACACTAGAGAACAAGTAACAGATTTAATATACAGATATATTAAAGACAATGAAAATACTATAAGTGATTTAGATATGGTATGGATAGAAAAAAATATTAAATAATTTGTTTTATAGAAATAAATTATTTAGATTTGTGTAAAGAAATTAATAATTATCAAAAATAAAAAATCCAATGAGAGCAACTAAAAAAGAAAAATTAGGAAACTATATTTGTAAAGTAGGAAAATATGATGTCAGACAAATTATTAAGGCTGGTGGACTGAGTAAAAGTTTTGGAAAAGTAACCCAAAGTAAAGGGAGTTGTGAAGGTAGGATATACTTAGGTAAAAAACTAGTTGAGGGTAATCTTAAAAGTGCTAGTGATGCGGTTCAAAAAGCTTTTGCTTTAACTTGTAAAGAAGGTAATGAACAGTACGTAGATAAACGACTAATCAAAAAACATAATTTAGTCTGTGAGTAGTCTTAATCACAGAGTAAAGAAAGGGAGGGTAAATAACTTTACTCTCCTTTTTTTTTTAAACATATTATAGAAGTATTTATTACATAGAAGTGATATTTATAATTAAACAATAAATCTAGAAATGAGTTTTACAAGTTTATTAAACGAGGTTAGAGAGATATTAGAACAAGAGTTATCACGTTTAGACGTGATGATGGATAGATATGCAAAACCTAAAAAGAAGGCGAGTGGAAAAGTAATCCCAGCAAAAATACCAGAAGATATACTAATAAAATTAATCATTGCAGACCCTACTAGTAGACACGAGGGTGACACCGAAGGTGTAGACCCAGATGTGATGGATAATATACAAGTCCAAAAAGTAGGTAAGTATGTTCAATGGATAATTAAACAATGGTTAGGATTACAACAAAAAGCTCAAGAGGAATACCCTTATGACCCAAAACCTAACTCACCATTCCAAGGTAAACTTAACCAATTACAAGAACTATTTTTAGAAGACCTTTACAAAACAACTGAAGATTTAATTAAGTTTGATAGATTTAAATCACAAATAGATGCGAGTAAAAGAGATATTAATAAGATTACTTCTACTGATGAATTGTATGATTTAACCAAAGATTTTTCATTAGAAAAAGCCACCACTAGTAAAGCGGAACAAAAAGAAAAAAGAAAACGTGAAGAGGTTGATTATGTTTACGATGGGAACAGATGGGAAGTAGTTGTCCCAAAAACTAAAGCGGTGAGTTGTGATATGGCAGGTGCACCTTTAACTAGATGGTGTACAGCTTCCGACAATTGGAATTACTATGAAAGATATTCAGGACAAGGTCCTTTATACATGATTAGAGATAAGAATGATATTGTGACTAGTGGAGGTAAAGGTGAAGGTGAACCACGACCTAAATACCAATTCCATTTCCCATCCAATCAATATATGGACCAAGATGATAGAAGTGTTAACTTGGAACAAATGTTACAAGATGGTGGGGAACTTAGTGAGTTAAAACAATTCTTTAAACATGAATTTGCAAAAGCACTTAACAAAGACTTTGGTGACCAGGTACAAATAAACTACCCTAATGACCAAGTATCTAGATTCATAGGTCTATATGGTTTTGATGAATTTTTTGATAAACTTCCACAATCATTAAAAAGATTTGATTTTGAAAAAGGTAGAAGTGGATACGGTAGAGACGACCAAGACTTACCAGCAACACCTCTTCATCCTAAAGTTTTAAATTTCCCTAACTTAGAGGTATTACATATTGAAGGTTTACTTAGTGAGTTACCAGAAGATATTAATAGATTACAAAATCTAATGTTTATTTCTATACCTAATAATCCAGAATTAAAAACACTACCAGAATCATTAGCAGACTTACCAGCCTTACAAGTTTTAAATATTAGAAACAATCCTAAATTACAAATAGGTCCTAGAGTTCAAGCGATGATTGATAGTGGTGATGTAACTGTAGTACAGTAATTAGGATATTTTATCCCATTTCCCATTATTCATTAATTTAAAACTACCAATATATTTTTTATCCCATTCGGTAGGTTTAATTAAACTTAAGAATAAATTTTTATTTTTTCTTTCATATAAAAAGTATTCTTCCCCTAGTAAAGGTTGAAAGTTGTATTCTGATTCATATACTAACTTAGTCCAATTATACTCATCAACTAATTTTTGATACTCTTTTTTTAATTCTTTTAATCTAGAATCAAAATAATTATCAGCTTTATAACTATCACTTTTATCTACCTTAATAGGTTCAAATTTTTGTGAACCAACAGTCGTAGGATAAGATTTTAAGTTAGCGTCAAATTTGTCCGTATCTTCGTTATAAACTATATTATCTGGGTACTTTTTTTTCATAAACAACTAAAATATCTTTCACCTCTATCACAGAGTATTGTTAAACCGTTATTACTATCATTATCTCGTAACCACTCAAAACATACTTTAACATTAGCTGCTGCACTAACACCAACAAATAAACCAAATTCAGAAGCTAATTTTTTAGCAAATAATTTAGCACATTCAGTTTTAATTGTCCTAACTTCATCTACTAACTCTAGGTCAACTAAAAATTTACTACCATCCCCTATTCCTTGTATGCCGTGAAGTCCTGGTTCACCCCCTGACATTACTGGAGATTCAGCTGGTTCTACAGCGACTACTTTTATATCGGGCCATTTTTCTTTTAGATATTTTGCTGTACCCATTAAACTTCCACCAGTACCCGTTCCCAAAACTATTACATCTGGTTTACTAGTATATAAGGGATATGTGGAGTAAAATTCAGGTCCCGTAGTTTCGTAATGAGCTTTTATATTTAAAGGATTGTGGAACTGATTACAATTAAACCAACCTTCTTCTTCACACATTTTATCTCTTAATGCTATTGCTCCATCGAAATCACCTTCATCTACTTCTATTAACTTTGCTCCATATATTTTAAACATATTCTTTCTTTCTTCGGACATATTAGAAGGCATGATAATAACCATCCTATAACCTCTTTCCGCAGCTAACATAGCAAATGCAATTCCACTATTACCTGATGTTGCTTCACAAAGGGTACTTCCTTTTTTTATTAAATTTCTTTTTTCTGCATCATTCAAAATGTAAGTAGCCATACGGTCCTTTACTGAACCAGACGGATTCATAAATTCTGCTTTTCCCCATACAGTAAACTCACCAATCTCTATTGGTATTAATGGGGTTCGACCTACGTAATCTGATAATTTTTTCATATCATAAGTTTAATATTTTAGGTGATAAAGTCCACATCATCTTGATAAGTATTTTACTTTAATGTATTATTATTTAACTAATTTCAAATATTTATAAATTATGAATGTAGATGTGGAAATATATTGTAAGAACTTTAAAAGTTTTTTTCTTAATAACCCTACCAGTAAAGAAGAATTATTGTCGACAGTTCCTGGGGTTAGTTTTGAAAATTTTATAATAGAAGTTACTAAAATAGCTGAAGATAATTTTGAAAAAGGAGGTGACCCCGCAGTAAGTAGAAAACAAATTTTAGATATACTAAATGATTTGTATATTGAACATGTTAAGGAAAATTACAGAGAATTTGGTGAAGATGTGGGATTAATAGATAAAGTTAATATAGACGAATCTAAAGTTTTTCAAAATCTAAAAGGATTTAACATAGGTTTAAATTAAGCTATATTTTCTATAGTTGCTTTATAACTAGATTTAATTATAGTGGCTCCCGACTCTCCCTGTATTAAAGTGTAAGAAATCAGAAAATGGGTTGTACACTCAGTTATTTTGTCTTCCCCATTAGTGACATTCATACTCCAACACGTGGTAACTCCCGTCGCTTCTCCTTCTGGTTGTAGGAGTTCTAATATCAGTGTAAATAACAGAGTTAAAGTTGGGGTATTACTACCTTCCACACATTCAAACTTATAAATTTTTATATGTACATTGACTGTTTCTCTATGTCCCCCAACGTATAAATTACCACATACATTTAAAGCATTACTTACAGAACCATCTATAGTATGTGGAAAGGGTACCCCGCAATTTAAATTTGCATAAGTAAAACTAGTTTTAACTAAATTCCAAGCTCCATTACCTGAACCTGAATTAAATCCACTATTTATATTTCCTATATATTCAAATCCACCTTTTGGTTTTTCTACATGCATAGAATTAGAAACAATTAATATTGGGGTAATTGAACTATCAGGAACGTCTATTTTTATTAAATTAGTGGAAGGGTTACTTAAAGTAACATTACTACCTCCACTTAACATTAATACTTGTTGAGAATCATTTCTGGTGGTGTAAGACTTATTACCAGATAATGTAGTACCAGTTACAAAAGTATCGGTACCACTACTACCACTTACACAATGTTTTATTAAATCACAGTCAAAAGGAGTCGGTTCGGGTAAACAACTCTTATAATCTTCAGTAATAGATGAATAAATTGGTTGGGTGTTAACTATTCTATCATACTCAGGACAAGGTCCATCACAACCGTAATATTGGTCAAACCAGTTAGACATACTTATCTATATTTAATTCTAAGTAACTCACCTCTAGTCCAAGGTTCGTAATTAGGACCTAAGGTATAAACAAACTGTCTACCTTTTCTATCCATTTTTACTATGCCAGAGTCGTTTATAACTGCAAAGAATTCAGAGTTGTGACCTGGAGTATAAGTTCTACCAATAGAATCATAAAATTCTTTTCTGGTTTTACCAGGGTTGTTCTTAACGAAGTCTACAAATAATTGAGTTAATGAACCTTCTTTAGGTGGGTATTTAAAAGTTAAAGGTGTTCTACCTCTCATAGGTTCCCAAGTCTTACTATCTTTTGTAGTAAGGTCTTTAACTTCCGGTCTAGATAAAAGAAACCTTAAGTTTCGCAATAGGACTCCATTTAAGAAAGCTTTTTCTGGGAAACCTCTATAGTAGTTATTCTGATACCTATCATTATCTAAGAACCTCTCTTTGAATTCATCCCGAGGAGGCAAACCTAACTTTATTCCATCAGTTTCTCCATCAATTTCATAATAGCCAAGATTATTACTGGCAGCTACAATATGTCCAGGAAGAAGTCTAAAATACCAACCTATATCTTCCGCTAAGTCGTTCTCTGCTGTGGGTTCTATATATCCATTAAAATCGGAAACAATAATTTCATATTCCGTGTCGTTAAACACCTCAACAGAAAATTTATATTTATTATCTCCGATAGGACTTACGTACCATTCATTACGACCAACCACTTCAAGTTCCCATGGACCACTTTCCGTGTTAAATTTAATTTTCTCACCTTGTAATTTATCTGTGATTAAATTAACAAATTCATTAAGACTTTTGTATCTCTTAAAGTCTAACACTTCCGAATAAGAATCTAATTCTTTTTTATATAAATCGTCAATTACTTGAATAGCCTTATCTGGTAACATAGAACTAACTATGGATGCTGTCCTACTATCTAATAGATTATCTTGCATATCATACCACTGGTCATCAGGTGCCCTACCTAGTACTCTTCTATTTGTTCTATAATCAGTGCCTAATTTAGGTAATTCCTTATAAAGTGCTATTTTATAATCCTTACCAGATTGTTTTTTTATGACATAATATAACACACCCTCGTTATTATATTTATTAAAAAATGACATATCTTTTGATGTTGTACACCATTTGGTACCTGCACCGTAATAACAAGAAGCACCATGACTTTTAGGTCTAATAATTACCCAGTTATCATCTTCATATACCTTATCAACCTCCGACTTAAGCATTTTCTCTTTATCTTTTCTAGTCATTATAGATTCTACTTCATCCATAAGTCTTTCTAATACCGCTAAGTCATCATAAGAGTCTATGTTTTTTGGAGCCTTTATCATCTTCTGATTAACATCCATAAATGGTAATTGTTCTATAAGTTCAGGTGTCATTCTAGGTGAGTTAATGTCGAACCTCATAGCTAGAGACGATATGTCTATAGGGCTTGTGGATTGTTCGTCAATGTACCTTTTAACCATCCACAAAAGATATTTCTGGTTATTTGAAGGGTCCGAATTAACAAAATGTTCTAAAACAGATTCTAAATTAGTTCCCACACCAATCCCAGCTGGATTACCTGGTTCTGCAACAGGCCAAGACCCAACAGCTTTTTCAAAATATTGTTGTGCGTCTTCTACTCTCCCTTCTAATAATATGTGTTTATTAAATCTCATTCTATCCTATTCTATAAATATAAAACCATTCACCATCATAGACTATTTCATTTTCTTCACCATCATAACCAGCAAGACCATTTCCTCTTCCATCAGAAGATATGACTTCTCTAACAAATTCATCTTCATCTATAAAATGTGTAATATCTAATTCGTACATTTGGATATATTCCATGGGGTCATTTCTAATCTCATCCAATTTGTATTCCACAGCTTGGTCTATAGCATCCTCAGTCCATTCATAACTGTCCTCGTCTTCTATAATATCTTGTTTTTGTTCTTCTAATGCGTCTATTTGGTCTTGGATGTATTCTTCGTCTGATTCTCTATCAACCTCGTCTAACTCTTCCAGATGTTCTCCTATTTGTTCATCTATTGCTTCTATTTGTTCTTTATAATATGCTATCATCACTCTATCATCCTCTTCATCTAAATAACTTTCAGGACTTTCTTCAACATCTTGTCTAATATAATCTTCTACATAGTCCGCAACCTCATCACCATTTACGTGGGATTCATAGAACCATGAATTAAAACCTTCATACCCGATATCGTCAACTAAGTTTCTTACTTGTTCCTCAGCAGCTTCATCCGCTTCATCATCATCACCTACAGCATATTCAGCTCCATCGTACTCAAATATAGGCATTTCACCATAGTGAGTAGTTCCTTCATACATAATATCATAAACTGTAGAAATATTTTCCCTTTCTTCTTCTAGTTCTTCCTCTAAATTATTTAAATCCATCCCATAATCTTGAGCTCTTTCCCCATTAGGGTTTTCTATAACTTCAGGGTCATTTTCCATATCACTACGAAGGTCTCTAATTTGTTCCTCTAAGTACTCGATTTCGTCACTGTTGTCCGACCACTCACCTTCATCTTTTAGGAATTCCATTAATGCGTTAGCTCTTATACCAACGGAGTCAGTATCTTCAGGATTCCACTCCTCATTTTCTCTTCTTAATTCTGCTTCAGCATTTAATCTAGCTATTCTTTCTCTTCTACGTTGAGCCCATTCATTTTCTCTCGCCTGTCTCTCCAGTTCCCTAGCTTTTACTTCTGCACCTATTTTATCTATTTCCTCTTTATATGTGTATTCGAAAAAACTTTCTATCGCACTCATTAAAGGATGTTCTAAAATATAATCTATATTTGTTGTATCACTAATTAAATTATCAGGTGCGTCATAAAAACTTTTACCTCCCGAATATTTTCTATTTAAAGCTACTTTATAGTAGGGGTTAGAAGTAGGTAATGTTTTATCTAGTATGTAAAAAAGTTTACCTTCTTGATTATAATTTTTAAATTGATAATCACTATCTTTAGCTGCTGTACACCATTTGGTACCCGCACCATAATAACAAGAAGCGTCATGAGATTCTGGTACCACAACTTTAAAACGGTCATCCTCGTAAATAACTTCAGATTGTTCATGAGTCTTAATAACTCTTTGTCGTTTTTTTAAATTATCTAAAGCATCATTAAGGTCAGTGTAAGAATTATAAGAGTATAAATCTTTTATCTTTAAGTTATTTCGTTTCCTATCGAAAGCTTCTACCGCGTCTAATACCATTTCTAAATAAATGACATTTTGTACAATAGAGTTCATATAATCTCTAGCTATCCACTCCAAATATTTTTGATTATTTGCTATAGCACCACTACCAGTTACCATCTGGTCCCAGACATCTAAAGGTACGTTGTACTTTTCTTTTACTCTTGAAATTCTATTTTCTACTAGTAACACAGTTTTCTTTTTATTATAAATACTTATTAAAAGACTTATATTATGGATAAAAGTAAATCATATATTATCGGATTTACCATCACCTTATTTTTCGTATTGTTAATGGTAAATCAAAATTCAAACAGCAACTCCAAGGAACTTACCTATAAACAGACTTATGTAGATTCTTTAAAGTATGAAATACAGTTAAGAGACTCTTTAATTAAAGATTTTAAAAATTATATACCTATTGGTTCTCCTTTAGATAGTACTAAAATTAATAGTAAATACGGTTGGAGATGGGGAAGAATGCATCAAGGAGTAGACCTTAGAGGTAGGTATAGAGATACAGTGTTCTCAACAGCCGCAGGGGTTGTAGTAGAAGCGAAACGTATGGGTGGTTACGGTAAGTGTGTAAAAATAAGTCATAACAATGGTTATCAAACACTATATGCACATTTAAGTAAAATATTTATTAAAAAGGGTGACATAGTAAAAGACTCAACAGCTATCGGAAAAGTGGGTAATACTGGTTTTAGTACTGGGTGTCACTTACATTACGAGATAATTAAAGACGGTGAAAAAATTAACCCAGAAGAATTACTTTACAAAGAAATAGATAACTAGTACTATTTATGGGTATAATAAAAGTAACTCAAAACAAAAAACTATGCAAGAACATGAATTACCAATGAAAGAGACTGATAACTCTTTAGAAATTACATTATGTGGGAAAGGAAGTTGTAAATGTCCAGCGGTAGATATCCATACGGACCGTGATGATGTTATAATTGGAGGAGACGATGAAGGTTTTACTACATTCACTAAAGAACAATTTGAATTGTTAGTAAACGAAGTTAAGAATGGTAGATTTGATAAATTCATCAAGTAACATGGGGTGTGGTTGTAAAAAAAATAAAGGAAAAGAAAAAGACCCTAAAGAAGTAGGTGAAAAACTACAAAAAATGATTAGGGATAAAATCCAGGAACAACTAGACAAAAATCGTAATTTAAAGAAAGGGGTATAAAACCCCTTTTTTATTTTTCACAAACTATTTATGGGTATGAAATTACTTCATACAATACAAACCCTAGTAGAACAGGAAGGACAACCTTTTTGGGTTAAACAAGCACTCGATAGTTGGGATTGGGATGACATTCACGACACTCTTAAACTATTTGGTGGTGACCTACATGAATATTACAAAGCTTTAGAGAGTAGAGGTTTCGGTGAAGACTTTTTAAATCAAATAACTCATTGGGAAGAATCTCCAAATTACTATATCACACAAGCTTTAGGTGGTAGAGACGCTTATAGGAGGGGTCTAATAGATGAAGACTTACTAGTAAAGTATGTAGTAGATAATATAGTAGAGAATGAGATTAGGGATTTAAAAAAATACGAAACTGGTAAGATATACCTTACTTTAGACATGTATAGTAAACCTGATTTTTTTGAGAAAGATTCATATGACCGTATAAGTTGTGAGGAAACCGCAAGATTAGTATTTGAAGATACTTTGTGGGAAAATTGGGAGAATACGGATACCTGGACACCTAACCTAGATGGGTTACTTGAAAATTTATCACCACAAAATTACAAAAAATTAATATCTAACATCTTAAATAATCACCAAACGTTAACTTGTTTCAGAGAAGAGTTTGAGTCTTGGGTAGAACAAGACAATATTGGTGAAGATACTTTTTATGTAGATGTTTCTAGAATGAATTGGTTTTTAAATGACCCAGATAGATATAATTTCGAAGTATTACTTGGTTGTGCGGAAGAGTTAGAGGATTATGTAGATGAAATGAAACGAAGTTATCAAAGAGCTTATAATGATGAATTATTGTCGATTTACTACAATCAATACCATAAGGATTTAGAAAGGTTACTAGGTAAACCTGTAGGTAAAGATAAAACCTATGACTACAGAGGAAAAGAAAAAATTGAACTTGAGGCAGATGTTTATGAAGTTACAGATTTGGTAAATAAAATATTAATTGAGGCCGCTTTAAGTGGAGAAGAACTACAATACTCGGAGTTTGGTGAAATATATAGAGATTTAAATAGTGGGGGTGGATTATGTCCAGGTCATTTTGATGACGTTTATGACGATGAAAAACTTTGGGAACAGTACAATGAACGATTTAGTGAGTATTTATAGTTAAAACAAAATTATGGAACTCAAAAAGATTTATTTAGAGAGTGAGGAGTATTATCATGACATAGTCCCTAAAAAGACAATATACTTACATCACACAGCTGGTAGTCACAGACCTGATTGGACTGTTGCTAACTGGGAAAGAGACAAGACCAAAAGTGGTGGAGTAAGACACATCGCTACTGCTTATGTTATCGGTGGTAAATCAACCAGAGACGGTAATACTAAATGGGATGGTACTGTCATAGAATGTCATCCACCAGAAAAGTGGGCACATCATCTGGGAATCAAAGCAAGAAACAATAGAACACTAAATAAAGAAAGTATTGGTTTAGAGATATGTAACTATGGTCCTATTAAAGTTAAAGATGGGGAGTATTTCAACTACGTTAATAGTAGGGTACCTAAAGAAGATGTTATTGATTTAGGATTCACCTTTAAGGGTTACAGACACTACCATGCTTATACAGACGCACAAATAGAATCTACAAGACAACTTATACATTACCTAAGTGATAAATTTGATATTGATATTGCTAAAGGAATGAAAAGAATCATCAACAAATCTTTAAAGATGCCAGAAGATTTAGATTTACTAGGAAAACAAAAATGGTTAAACATTCAAGGATATCTAGGAGCTAACGGTAGGGTATTAGCGGAAGATGGTGTAGATGGAAGAAATACACAATACGCTGTAGATTCTTATCTTCATGACAAAAAAGGAGATGCTTTTGCATTGAATAAACAAGCTTTAGTTGGAGCGGAAGGAGTATGGACACATACTAATGTAAGAAAAGATAAATTTGATTTATCCCCACAACCTAAGTTAATTGAAATGTTAAGTGAATTATAAACCTTAAAGGTTTACGCTTAACATTTAGTTGTGTATAATTTATAAAAATATAAGTTATGAAGATAATTACACACAAATTTAAAAGAACAGATAATGACATTGTATATCTAGTTAATCTAGTAGATGTCACTGGTCACCCTCTTGAGAGTTTAGTGGCAGAAAATAAAGATGAACGTACTAGTGTTGCAAACTCTTTAGCCATTAAACATAACATTAAAAATGTTTTACACAATCCAGGTTTTTCAATAGTATCATAATGAAACAAGAATCATTAAATAAAAAAATAGATAGAGTTATTGAAAAATTAAGGATAGCACAATCTGAAAAAAATGAAAAATCTATTCAAGAGAGTATAAACGAGCTAAATAAGTTGTGGGAAGAATCTAGTGTAGAGATGAAAAAAAATGCTCGTAAAGATGGTTTTGATGTTTAAGGCCATCCAAACAATTTTAAATGGAAGAAAAACAAAAACTGAGAGACCTAGTTTCTCAAAAAGACAAAATCACCAAGGAGATAGAACAAATTCAAAACGAATGTTCTCATTCTGATAAACACATTAAGTTTATAAGTGATGACAAAGGAAGTACATCTAAACCGATGTGGGTCTGCAAAATATGTGAAAAAGTGTTAAACATACCCACACAACAAGAGATAGAGAATTGGATGAAAAAATAATGTTGTATTTTATTGGTTAAGTGTAAAAATTTTTTTAATTTTGTATAAATATTTATATTAACCTGACAATAACATTATATGCTAATAGTAAAAGTACAAAAAAACAACATAGATAGAGCCATCAAACAGATGAGGAGAAAAGTAATTAATACACAACTCCTAAAAGAGTGTAGAAAAAGAAAACACTTTACCAAACCATCAATCATCCGAAGAGATGAAATTCAAAAAGCAAGTTACGTACAAAAAAAGTTTGGAGACGAAGATTAAGATTCAAACATGGTAGGACTTTGTACATAAGTTACAAAATCCTCAAATGATTTAACATACCTTTCTTGATTCATACGACTGTCGTTTCCTACGTTCTCCCTTACCTCCACGTCAAAAACAATAGTTTCGTTCTCAGTATCTATTTTTCTAATACCCACTTTCCTATCTGGTTTATTGGGGTTACCATACTTTTTACTAAAGTTATATATACCCCAGTCATGAGATTCAAATTTTTCTTTCGTTAAATAATCATTAACCTTTTTTATAAAATCTTTTCTTCTTTCTATATCCACGTCATCTATTTTTTCTAAAAAGCTATCAATTTCAGATTCAACATTTTCTTCTGTTCCTTCTGACCACTCATATGTGTCATAATACACATCCTGAGGTTCAGTAGGGATGTAGTTGATTTGTTTATCTTGACTAAAGAGTGTATCTAAAGTACCACCCTCTGAAGGTAAGTTTTCACTAACAAGATAAAGTAAAGGTTCCCAACCTATATGTATTCTTACACTGTCTCCTCCTATATGGTCATATTCTAAAAATATTTCATTTTTGAAGAATTGTTTCATTTCTTCTACTCTACTTTCACCAACACCTTTACCTACTTCATATAATATATCTGGAGCAGCGTTGTCCCATTCTGTAGGAAAGTACTTTTCAAAAAAGTCATTTATTTCCCCATCTTCAAATTGATGACACGGTCTATCTATAGGTTTGTCGGTACCCTCTATTAGATTCATTAACTCGGTTACTTTTCTCAATTGACTATCATTAAACCAACAAGACATATAATTTAATTCGTCATCATCTATCTCCTCATAATAATCACTATAACCATAATCATGAGCTAAATTATAATAATATTCACCATCACCAATTACTAAAACGTTTTGTATCCAGTCATCTTTTTTTAAATAAACGTTAATTCCGTCAGGAACAATCTCTATTTCATCTTCACCCCCTCGAGTGTAATAACTTTCCGTATAAGGTTCAAACTCACCATAATATTCTTCTAAATCTGCAGGGTCACCATTATTATTAATTATATTGTATATAAGTTCACCCAATTTACTATGTTCTTTACCGTCCAATAAAACATCTTCATCAAATTCCATATTGTATTTAATTCTTTCAGGTAAACTATATTTTACATGAAAGAACTTTTGTAATTCTTTTTCTTGACTTAGGAGTTCTTTAAGATTTTCCACCATACCATTAGTATTATACATATACTTCTGACTCTTAGGTTCACGTAAAAAAGGAATTTTACCTCTATCTATAAGTAAAAGTTGGTTAGGGCCACCTATTCTAACAGGGGATGAATCTTTTTTAAATTCAATAATATAAGGAGTTCCCATACTTGCTTGACTCTGTAAAATTGTATTTAAGGACTCACAATATTTAGTGTTTGGTATATTACAAATACCATCTTTGTCAAGTGGTACATATATCCTGTAATCTTCGTTATCCAGGACCACCTTTTTACGTATGTTTACTTTATTATCTGTTTGTTCATATAAATCTTCACCTCTTCTAAAACCAGGTCTTAATATCCACTCGTCCGAACCTTCACCACCTACCATTGTGATTTCTGGACCGTCACCATCTATTGGCATTATGTTATAAATTCTCTTGTCATAATTCGGTAAACCCGATTTTGGCACTTTGGGATGATACCGAACACCAAAATTCCATCCAGTAACTACGTATGGTTTGAATAACTCCATGTGTTTAGATGAACCAAGAGATTTGTGGATTATTATAATTTCATCACCCACATCTAATGTCATGTTTTTTTTTAAATCTTTAGATTCTTGTAAAGACTCTTTACCATACCTTTCTGTAATATCTTTTAAAAGTATATCATAAAGTTGTTCTCCTTCTTCATTACTTAACCCATGTCTTAGTTTTGTATTCTCTACAGAACCTCTAATGACTTCCTCGAAGGACCTACCTTGTTTTATTCTTCTTGCGTTAAGACCAGAAGTCTGTGCATCGATTTCATGGTCTTGAGTATAATATGGTAAACCTTTTAAATCTTCTTCAGTTTCTCCAGGGTGAGTACCCATAACTTCTTGTTCCGCATGTCTAATTTCATGCCTAATATATTCAGTTAAGTAATCTTCTATATGTGTATAACTTTCAGGTTCCATAAGTGGATTGATAATTAAACCAATCTCTATTGTATCATCACCAGCGTAATAAGCATCTATATTAAATTCATCTTCTATCTCTTCATCTCTACCAAGAGTTAGTTCTAAGGTGAATGAATAATTTTCTATTGCATAAAGCATTTCATCTGGTCTTAGGTCTTCAGGTAAAAAGTAAGTCTTAGTTTCTGGTTCAGTAACTGTGTCCTTAACAACTTTCATAACGTCATCAACCATCATTAAAGTTTCATTATAAAAATCAGTTTGTTCGTTTAAGTTATCTCTACCTCTATCTAATGATTTTAATTTACCACCTAATTTCTTTATTATATGATTAAACACATTTTTAAATCCTATTATGCCCACACCTACAAGAACACTTTTTAAGTAACCTGTGGGTGAACCAGGATGTATGAGACCCTGATTTATTAAGAAAAGTAAACCATCTAATATAGGGAAAGCTAAAAATGTAAAAGCTACTACATCAGCTAATGAGTTAGCTGTATAACCTAAGGATTCACCTATTTTAATCGCTATATCTTCAACCGATTTTAAGAAATCTAAAACTACAGACAGTCCTTTAGTAAGTCCTTTTTCTCTTATAATATCCATAAGTTTTTGAACTTTATCTTTATGTCTCCCCACCAAAATCCACATAGCTGTTATGTACAGTAAGATTACATCTTGTTCAGTTAAAGTAGGCATTGTTCCCGACATTAACTCTTTAACCGCGGGTAACATAGCTGTAATACCAGTTCCGAAAGTAAAGGTACCATCTATAACATCACCCAAATCCATTAAGGTTTTTTTAACTACAGAATCTTTTTCCTCTATCTTTTCTAAAATTAATCCTTTTTGATTAACACTATTGATTAAACTGATATTCATTTAATTTCTTTTACTAATAAATATAATCTTAAAACTATTTATGTATATGGAATTATCAATAAATAGAAAGACTATACCAATAGAAGTAATGGAGACTCCTAGTCAGAAGAGTTTAGGGATGATGGGTAGAAAAAAATTGAATGGTGGTATGTTATTTACTTTCCCAGAAATACAGGAACAATCTTTTTGGATGAAGAACTGTCTAATTCCATTGGATATACTTATGTTGGTTGATAATAAAGTAACTAAAATTCATTCTAATTGTCCACCTTGTACTAGTAATCCTTGTAAACATTACCAAGGAATTGGTAACAAAGTTTTAGAATTGAATGGAGGTGAGTGTAAAAAGTTAGGCATTAAAATAGGGGATGAGTTAGAATTTATCTAAGTTCCTTACCTATTTTATTAAGTAATTCGTGAGCTAAACCAACATTTTCCATAGCTTTAACTACATCACTTTTCCCAATAACAGGAATCTTATCTAATAAACCTCTTAACTTATCTAAAATTCCAGGTACCTCATCTATAGCTAATCTTTCAAGACCTTGTTCACCTACAAAAGCTGCGAAGTCACTAATACCTGTTGGGTCAGGAGCCAGTTGAATTATTCTGGAAGTTAAATCCAAAAGGTCAGAAGTCACAGTAAACATTTCTTTTTCTATTGTTTTAAGGTCTTTAGCTGTAGGATTATTTTTAAATTTATCTAGAGCTATTTCTAAATCAGTATTATGTTTTTTAACCTCATAAATATTTTTACCTATTAAGGCGACCATGACTGGCATACCTACCACACCTGTTGCTCCTATAGCTGCAGCACCCAAATCACCTAACGCGTCTGAAACAAAAGAAGTTTCTAAAAGAGTATTTTTTATATTATGTTTAATTTCATTAATAGAACTCTGTTCTATTTTTTCTTTAAGTTTTTCTACCATTTGTTTCTGTACCCATTTAACAAACTCTACATAACGAGTTGTTTGACCAGCTTGTTTTCGGTAAGACCCTTGTGGATTTCTGGTAGCTCTTGAAAAGAAATTAAGTCCACTTACATTAGTTATACATTTATGTCCACCACTATTAGCCTGAATTACGTCCCAAGCAGATACAGTTATATTATCTAAAATTTGTTTTTGTTCTTCACTTAAATTTTGCCATGGTGTGTCAATAATTTTTACAGCTTCACTGTAGTAAGGTGAGTTCACGGGTGGCATGTTATTAAGTTTGTCTTTATATAAAGCAAACAAATCAGATGTTTTGAAACCTATACTACTTTCATCAGCTTTAGTCTCACCTATTCTTTTTATTACTGAAACAGGTACTTGATTTTTCTTAAGTTGAGGTTCGATACCACCTAATACTTCTTGAGCTATATCAGCTAAGTTAATTCCCTTTAAAGCTCTGTCTTTCTTAAACGGGTTACATGACGCTTGTACCAATCCCATAGGCCAAGCTATAACTAAAAAGTCAGCATCTGGATATATTTTAAAAGGTGTATAACGGTCATACGACCCTGGTTTAAAAAGACTACCTCCACCATATTGTACTATAATATTATCCTCTAAAGTTAGATTATCACTTTCTTCTTGTGATTTAATATATTCTTGTTGATTAACCTTCATTTGTTCTGGACTAGCAAAATTTCTATCTCCAGCTATCGAGTTAATGTTATGAAAAATATTCATTAGTGAAGGTGATGACCTATCAACTAACGCTTCTAAGAATCCTGGTTTATTTTTGTAAGCTAATAATAACTTGTTTGTTAAAAGAGCTAACATCCATTTATTACTAGGAACAGTACCATTAGCGTCAAACTTTTTAATGTAATTCATAACATCGTCTGGAGTTAAACCGTGTTTTGCATAATCAGCACTATCTACAGTAGATATTCTCATCACATCATCACTTGTAAAAATATCTTGGGGACTCACTATTTGTGAAAGAGTTTCCACGTTGGACCTAGCTCCTCTAAATTGAGTCGAAGTGTCTCCCTCAACACCCGATTGACTATCATGATGGTCAGTATGTATAGTGAACATAGGTTTACCATGAGCAAAATCTACCAAAACCTGCATTGTGTCTCCTTCAGCTTTAGGTTTAGCTACAGAAAATTCTTTATCACCGTATTGAATAACATGAGTATCTACCACATCTATACCATACTTTTCTAAGTATTCTTTCATTGCTATTGCAGATACTACACCATCTAAGTCCTGGTGAAAATAAATTTCAGCTTTAGGATATCTTTTAGCTATCTTATTAATATCCTGTATTCCACTTTCTTTAATTATCTTTTTCATATAATATAAATATTAATTAGTTATCTACACAACCACCATCTCTACAAAATAAATCTGCGGTTTCGTTTTTTCTTTCAGGATGACCCCAATCTAAATCATTTCTAATCCAAGATTGAGCACTTTTAAATTTACCAGTTTCAATTTTAGATATCCCTTGAGTCCTTATAAATGCAGAACAACCTAAGTTGTATGCAATATCTGACATCGCTATATACATACTAGTAGTTAATTTTCTTTCATTATGGTCTTTATCAGTCGCACGATTTTGCCATCTTTTAATACAGTTAGCCGCTTCTTGGATATCAGGTTTACTTAATTTTTCTGCCTCACTAACACTCATCGTTTTGTTCATGTAAGTTTTAATAACAGCAGGGTCAGTGGTTCCCCACCCTATAGTTAAAGTACCATATGTAGTTCCTCCAGTATACTTAGGAGGCATTTTCATCTTTTTGTGTTTATTATAAACCCACTTTACTTTATCATCATAAACATAAGGTATGTGGTTACCTTTAACGTCCCCTTCATTTCTTCTTAAATAATCAAATATTGGTTGTCCCGCAGACTTTTTATTCCAGTCATAAAAATTAACGGACTCCTGTTCGATTAATAAAGTAAGTTGATTTATAAGTTTCATACCTATAAATACTATAATAAGTAATAATGATTATTTTTCTACTTCTCTTTTTAGATACCAAAGAGCTTTCTCTAAATCTTGTTTAATGTCATCTTTTTTACCTGCACGTGAAATATATTTAACCACATTCCCCAGATTAAAATTTAAGTCCCATGCTTCAATAACTTTTATAGCTTCATATAGGTTATCTTCTCCACCATAATGTTTTGGGTGATTTACCCAGTTACTTTGAGGTTTCTTCGTCATCATTTGATACTGACATTAATACATCTTTATATTCCTTTTCTAAGTCACCTATTAAATCTAAAACTCTATTAGTTAGGTCCTCTACCTTTTTAACATCTGTTTTAAGTACACTAATTAATTCTACTTTAGTTTCTATATCTCCAGGTAATACTAATACCTTATAACCAAATTGTTCAGAAAGACCCTTTGCAAAAGCTTGTAGTTCTTCTTGTGGAGGAACTCTTAATAGTTGAACCACCAAAATAGGTTCATATTTTTCATTTAATAAATCTTCTAATTTAGACAGTAGTTTTTTCTCTTCCATTTTTTTCTTTTAATATTAATTCTGCAATTTTATTCCATTTTTCAGGTAAGTTTAATTTTTCACTCAATAATACATCAACAATTTCAGAAGATAAATCATCTTCGGTTATTAATGCGTCTGCTCCACCTATATACTTTTCTAAACCTAACAGACCTCGGTCCTCGTAAACTCGTATAATGTTATCTTTATTTAACCACCTTTTATGAAAACTCATATTTTTTTTAGATTTTATTTGTATTACCAAATTAATTTATTATATTTGTACTGTAATCATATTAATAAACACGAATAAATAAATAAAAATGGTAGAAAAAATTATGGAACCTCTAACAAAAACTCACATCGAATCAGTAGCACCTTCAGTATACGCTACATCACCCTCAACTAATGTCTCTGACAAATACAGTTTTATCCCAACAACCCAAATAATGAATGATTTGGGACAAGAAGGTTGGCAAGTTTATGACGCTAGTCAACGTAACTCTAGAACTGGACAAGGAATGTTTACTAAACATATGTTGAGATTTAGAAACAATGATGTACCTATGGTAGACGGTATTGTTCCAGAAATCGTTCTAACTAATTCACACGATGGTCGAAACGCTTTTAACCTACACGCTGGACTATTTCGTTTAGTTTGTTCTAACGGACTGGTAATCGCTGACCAAACTTTTGAAAAAGTAAAAATTAAACATCAATGGTATAACCTTAACGATGTTCAAGAAATTACAGATAAAGTAGTAACTTCAATTCCTAAAATTATGGGTTGTGTAGATAACTTCAAAAAAACTAACCTAACTGAGGCAGCTAAAAAAGATTTCGCTAAAAAAGCTATCCTTACTCGTTGGAAAGATGGTCAAGATTATCTACCTCTATCTGAAATCCTTAAACCAACCAGAGGTGCAGACCAAGGAAATAAACTTTGGGAAGTATTCAATATCATCCAAGAGAAAATTATTCGTGGGGGAATTACATACTACTTGGCTTCGGGAAGACAACAAACTGTTCGAGAGTTGACCAACATTGACCAACGATTAAACGTCAACAAAAAACTTTGGACACTAGCGGAAGAGTATGTGTCGTAAAAAGTTAAAACTTATTTAATAAAAAAAACCCTCCTACTGGAGGGTTTTTTCGTTTAGATTGGTACTACTTAAAAGGTATAGGATAAACCAATATTAATTGCTCCATCTCTATCCCCATTTTCGTTTTCTTTTAAACCAACATTATATCTAGGTTCAAAACACAACCCTTTCCACACATCTAGTGAATAACCAAGACCTAATTCCATATTGTCTATTACTTCTTCGGTTGGAGCTTGTATTGTTACAAATACATTTTCTTTCCATAAGTAACGACTATACAAATCATAGTCTTCACCATTCTTTACTAGTCCAAAAAAACAGTTATCAGCTACTTTGTAAGCTATACCTATATTTTCAGTGAAATTGGATGTTCCCCATTCTTCTCCTTCTCCAGGTTCTGTAACAGTAGTTACTGTTAAAAAGTTTTGTGAAAAAGAGAACAATGATAATGAACATATAATGAAGGTTAAAAATAATTTTTTCATAGTTTTAATCTTCTTTAATTTTTTATACTTTATTTTTTATTAAAGAGGAAAATAAAATAAAAAACCTCTTATATATCAAGCCTCGGAATTAACCGAGGCCTAATATAACATCATCTTATTTTCTGTCAATGATTTTTAACAGGAGAATTACAGCGATAAGTCCTACAAACCCAGAATTCCCTAAAGAATCGATAAGTCCAGTAACATTACCCACTACATCCATACCAAAAACTGGTCCACCGAATAATACTTGGACTAATACGCCTACTGATAAGAAAGTAATCAATAAATCTGATACTCCCGTAAAAAATCCTTTAATCATACCAAAAACATTTTCCATTTTACATTTTTTTATTTAAAGGTTTAGGTACATACACGTGCTCTGTACTAGTGTTAAGAAATACTAGTTTCCTGTTCACTACTCAAATAATTAAGAACTTAATTTAAAAAAATTAAAACTGTAAAGATATTTTTTTTATCGTAAATCTTTATAAAAAACCTATATGTTGAGTTTTGATTTAAGTAACCTTTAATTTTTTTATTAATAATGACAGTTGATAGTCTTGTAAAAACTATTTTTTTACGACAAAAAATAGGTTTGTTTCTATAAAATTTTTTACCTATATTTGTTTTATGAGTAAAAAAACCACAAAATGGGAAACAATTTTTAAAGATGTAGACGAAAAATTTGAACTATTATCTTATGAAGACAGTAATTTAATTCCCACAGACAATAATCAAAACGAAGAAGAAGAAGTGTTTGCCTTGAATGGTAATAGAGTAATCACTCGACCACTTAGTGACCAGTGGGCAAAAAAAACTAGTGTACCTTACGTGCAAAAAAAAGATGTTAAGGGTATAAAACATGTGGAGGTGGGGTTCTTTACACCTAAAAGTGATATCCAATTTATAGGGGAGAAAGAGTGGTTAGAAAAATCTGTGGACATACTCAATAGTGCTTTGGTTAGGAGAACAACACTAGTCTTAGAAAAAAATGAAGATAAGATTAAATTATCTCTATTTAATTTTTGTAAAAGTAGAAGTGTCGGTCATAGGTATTTTGCTAAACAAAGTAATGACATTCACATTACCTTTAATTTAAAAACTAAAAACTTTTATATAACTACTTCTACTTTTGTTAATAGACGTAAAAGAACTAGTACAACCAAGAACGATTTTTCAAAAATTATAAACATAATTAACCCTTTAAAGTTCATTAATACATTTGGTGGGTTAGTACACCCCACCCAAACTACAGCAAGTAACTCATTTTATCCGCTACATCGACCAACACCCAAAGTAGAACCCATAAAAGCGTTGATAGAATTAGTAGAAGAATTAGATGTGGATATTAGTGTGGTTCCACATGATATCAATTCCCCCTCTGAACTATTAAGTCAAATTATTGTAAAATGGTTTGTTAAAGTATGGGGAATTAAAACTTCCAACGATTACACTTATTATTTACTCAAACATTATCCTGGGATTAAAAAGTTAAGAAAATATGATATGAACTTAATTCATACTATATTAGGTGAAAGAGAACTTAAAGGTAAGTTTTACAATAAATTACTTAATCTAGAACCAGAGATTAATATAACAGACCTACACTTCCTCCAAAAAACTTTAGGTGATGATGGGGTAAAAAGAATATCGACCCATCTACTAGCTTATAGTAAAAATTTTGAGGATAGTAAGTTTACTCAACCAGAACATTTAATTACTAATATTGGTTATTGTGATGAACTATCCAAGTATGAGAAAAATAATATAATCAATATATACAATACCTGTAAAGACCCTACACGTATTGGAGGTTTTATAGATTTACTGTTAGACCATTTTAAAATTAAAAATAAACTACAAGGATACGGTATTCTTAAAAAGATAAAAGCTAAAACCTTGGATAAATTTAATGAGGAACATAGTGAATGGTCTAATTTACTTCATGAATGTGAAAGAACCACACAAGTCAATTATATCTACCCTAATGATTTTATTACTCACATAGAAAAACCTATACAATTAGATGGTGATATATATTTTGTAAAAGTATTAAAGGACGATAATGATTATTTTAAAGAAGGGCAAATACAAAATCACTGTGTACGAACTTATTTGGATAAATACAAAAGTATTATAATTTCAGTAAGAAAAAATCACGAAAGTGGGATGGAAAGAATGACCTGTGAATTTGTTAGTAATTCTGAAATTACCAACATTAGACATATTAAAGATTATTCCAACACACCAACCCTGGTTCAAGCTAGAATGAAATATAATAATAATCCAGTAGGTAATTGGGAAGTCGCTATGAAAGTTTTACGAAAAGAGTTTTTAGATTATACTTGCAAACCTAGAAATAATACAAGACCTATTATTAAAATAAGTAATAAAATGACAAACCACATTGAGACTTTAAAATATGATGTGAAGGTTAATAGGTATATAAGTGATGATGAGGTAATCCGCCAAGACCCAAATGTTACTTTACCTACAATACCTAGAGTTAGACATGAAAATTATATGAGAGATGATTTACCTTTTTAATCATAATTTGTATATTTTCTTAAAATAAATTTTTTTATAACAAATAAGATGAAAGTAAAATTAGAGTACATTTGGTTGGACGGAAATGAACCAACACAAAAATTAAGAAGTAAAACCAAAGTTTGGGATTATGACCCAATGAATAATCCTAAGATGCAAACTAAAAGAACTATGGCATATAACGGTAGAGTGATACCTTGTCCTGAGGAATTACCTAACTGGAGTTTTGATGGTTCTTCTACACAACAAGCTATAGGGAATAGTTCAGATTGTATACTTAAACCAGTTCACGTTATAATGGACCCACAAAGATTAGATGGTTATCTAGTAATGTGTGAAGTTCTTAATTCAGACGGGACACCACACGTTAGTAATAAAAGGCATGACTTAATAGATGATGACCAGTACTGGTTTGGATTTGAACAAGAGTATACTTTAACTAAAACGGGAGGAGTTCCTCTAGGTTTCCCAGTTGAAGGTTTCCCTAAACCACAAGGAGATTACTATTGTGGTATTGGAGCGGAAAATGTCGTTGGACGTGATATAGTGGAAGAACACTTACAAGTTTGTTTAGAGGCTAATCTTAACATAACTGGAACCAATGCTGAAGTTATGTTAGGACAATGGGAATACCAGTTGTTTTCTGAAGGGGCAAAAAAAGCTAGTGATGAATTGTGGTTATCTCGTTTCCTTTTAATGAGACTTACGGAAAAATATGATTTGAAAGTAGATTTTACCCCTAAACCAGTAGAGGGAGATTGGAATGGTTCAGGACTTCACGTTAATTTCTCAAGTGACTTAACTAGAGAAGTGGGAGGTGATGAAATGTTTAACTCTATTTGTGAAGAAATGGGAAAAAACCATAAAGAACACATTGATGTTTATGGTGAAGAAAATGAAAAAAGATTAACTGGTTTACACGAAACACAACATATTAGTAAATTTAGTTATGGGGTAAGTGATAGAGGAGCTAGTATTCGTATTCCTATTTCTACTGTAGAAAATAACTGGAAAGGTTATTTAGAAGATAGAAGACCAGCGAGTAATGCGGACCCTTATTTGTTAACCAGAACAATTTACGCTAGTCTAGTGAGAGCCGAAAATAAATTTAGAACAATAGAAGTATAACAATGAAATTAACTTTATTTAGTCAATGGGAATGTAAAACTTGTCTAGCTTTAAAAGATAAATTAAAAGACGAAAACCTACCTTATAAATTAATAGAAGTTCTAGAACATCTAGAGTTGTGGGAGGGAATAAGACAACAACAATTAAAAGTAGACCCTAGTAGTATAATGTATACACCTACACTATTAGTAGAAAATAATGGAAAAGCTACATATGTTTCCGCTGGTAGAGATTTTGATACAGTTGAAGAGGCATTAGACAAACTAAAACAATATTTATAATTATGGAATTAACAGATAATACATTAAAGACTACATTGAAAGACAATAAAGTAGTCTTAGTAGATTTTTGGGCAGAGTGGTGTGGACCGTGTAGAGTATTAGGACCCACAATTGAAGAACTTGAAATAGATTTTAAAGATAAAGCTATTGTAGGTAAAGTTAATGTTACGGATAATCCAGAAGTTTCTTCCCAATACAAAGTAAGAAGTATACCTACTGTTATTATATACAAAAATGGTGAGGAAGTGGAAAGATTAGTGGGATTAAGAGACAAAACATTCTATAAAGATAAAATTAATTACTATTTAAATTAAAATGAAAACATTATTAATATATTCAGAGGAAGGATGTCCGTGGTGTACTAAAATGAAAGCTATGTTAGAAGAAAATGGTATAAAATTTTTAGTAAGGGACATTGATAGATATGATAAAGAATGGGAAAAAGTTAGTAAAGAAGCTAAAACTGACTATATACCCACCGCATGTATAGTAGACCACCAAGAAAAAAGTAAAACTTATTTAACACCAGATGTAGATTTCGAAGAAATTGAAGAAGGTGTAGAAAAAATTAAAATATTAATGAAATAATGGGATTAGATATTTCATATTACCCCAATGTAAAACGTATACCTGATGAAGAAGTTCCAGAAGGTGTAGAAGCATTCAACAAAGAGTATGAGGAGTGGGAAAAAAAGAGATTTAATGAAGGTAATAACACTTACTTATATTATTTAGACCCAGACCGGGGTTATTTTGGAGGTCATATGAAAGGTATAGAACCTGGTTGGTATGAAGTCCCACGAGATGATAGTAGTGTTAATTATTTTAGAGCGGGAAGTTATTCTGGATATAATAATTGGAGAAATGACCTTGCATTAGCTGCAGGATATGAAGGAGGAGCTGAAGAAGTGTGGTCAATGAGTGACCGACTCTATGAACCAGATAGTCCACCATTTTTAGAATTAATTAACTTTTCAGATTCAGAGGGCGTAATAGGTCCTGACGTAAGTAAAAAACTTTATAATGATTTTGTTAATTACGAAAACAAAATTAAACAAGAAGTAGATAGGTGGTATCTTAAAATACATCCAGAAAAAGCATATGGTGTAGATGACACTAAATGGTTTTTATCTAAATATGAAGATTGGAAAAAAGCTTTTGAATCCGCATCCAAGGGTGGATTCGTTTCTTTCCACTAACCCTTGTCTATTCATTTTATTTTTCTTATTATTTTATCAAACATAAAATGATGACCGAAGAAAATACAACCCTAGAACATATCAGAGAATTAAATCCCGAAGCTATAGTATTAGATGGTTTAGATGACGCTATAGTTGGAGTAGGACATTCAAAAGATTTAGAACCTAGGTTGATTTATTCAGTTAACATTATTATATTAACCCTTATGAAACGTGACAAAATGACATTACCTGAAGCTAGAGAATTTTATGACTATAACATAGCTGATGGTTATTTCGGAAATCACGGACCCATATTTTTAGAATTACCCAGTAACAATTAAAAAAAATTATCAAACATGGACGGAAAACAATTAATGTACAACGCACTCAAAACTCAATGTGAAGCAGAAAAAGCAGAAGCTGAGTTCACACTTAACAACTACATGATGAACAGTGTAGGGATTGGGGAACACCCACAACAAGTTGAAGAAGCTATGGCAGCTTTGGATAAACTTGCTGCAGCTAATGACAAAATAGAAAATCTGGAAAGATTTATTGAAAAAGATAGAATGCACGGAACCAGATAAAAAAAAAATTAAAAAAAATACCCTCTGGGGGTTGACGGAGGGATATTTTTTTATATAATTGAAGGACGTTAGTGACTTTTACTATTTTATTAACTACTTATAATACTATTCAAAAATTACTTTAACACTAGAAACTATGAATTTACGAGACGCACTTCAGACACAAGACACAGTAACCGAAAACGGGATGACAACTAACTCATCTACTTTAAATCACTGTGTAGACCTATTCTTCCAGATAGGTGCGATGAGAGGTATGGACAAGAAGCGACTTTTTTCTAAATTCTCAAAAGCGTACAACGAAGACGCTCTAGTAGCCATGAGAATTTTATTCTGGGCAAGAGACGTAAGAGGTGGAGCTGGTGAAAGACAAATTTTTAGAGATTTACTAGGTTGGTTGTGTAGAAATCACAGTGATGTACTGAACAAAAATGTTCACTTAATTAGTGAATATGGAAGATGGGATGACATTTTGACACTTGTTGGTAGTACTAACTGTTGGTTGGAACCACTAAACTTAATCAAAACCGCTTTGGAGAACAAAGATGGGTTATGTGCAAAGTGGATGCCTAGAAAAGGAGTTAAAGCCAATACTATTAGAAAGTATATGAAAATGACACCTAAAGAGTATCGTAAAACTTTAGTAGGATTAACTAATGTGGTAGAAACCAGTATGTGTTCTAAGGAATGGGAGAATATCGATTATTCTAAATTACCATCCTTGGCATCATCTAGATATCAAAAAGCATTTCATAAAAATGACGGGGAAAGATATCGTGAGTATGTAGAGTCTTTGAAAAAAGGAACTGCTAAAATCAACGCGGGAGCGGTGTACCCTTACGACATCACTAAGTCTCTGAGATTCGGTGATATCGATGTTTCTAGTGAACAATGGAAAGCTTTACCTAACTATATGGAAGGTTCCGAAGAAAGAATTCTTCCAGTAGTTGATGTCTCAGGTTCAATGGGGTGTTCTGCGGGAAATAATCCTAACCTTACTTGTATGGATGTGGCCATCTCCCTAGGTTTATACATTTCGGAAAGAAACGTAGGTCAATTCCACGATACGTTTATAACGTTCTCGGCACGACCACAACTTCAAGTACTTAATGGTAACCTAAGGGACAGAATGGACCAACTAGGACGAGCGGACTGGGGTATGAACACGGACCTAGAAGCGACCTTTAAACTGATTTTAGACCAAGCTGTCAAACATCGAGTTTCACAAGATGAAATGCCAACAAAGGTATTGATTCTGTCAGACATGGAGTTTGATTCTGCTACAGGTAGACATAGAAATTGGGATGGTGTAACTGACTGGAATCCAACCGCACAACAAATGATTAAAGGAATGTATAAAGATGCTGGATACGAAATGCCAGATGTCGTTTACTGGAACTTAAACGCTAGGAATGACAATTTCCCTACTTCAGTTAATGAGATGGGAACAGCATTAGTATCTGGTTTCTCTCCTTCAATCATGAAAAGTGTTTTAACATGTGAGGAGTTTACACCTTACAAAATGATGATGGAGACTATCGACTCACCTCGATACGAACCAATCACGGTCTGATGGGTAGACCAAAGAATCTCTCCGGCAAAATTTAACTTTAAATCAAAACCAGAGAAGAGAGGTGGAAGTTACTCCCCACCTGCCAAACTAAACAAGGGGTACTTAGTCTCAGGAGTCCTAAGTAAAATAAGAGTCCACAACTTGATTCTGACTACCCAGAAGATTTGACAACTATCGTGACACGGTTGGAAGGTACATCAAAAGTGTTCACGTTTATATACAAAGGAAGGCTACAGCAATCTTAAAATTGTAACCAAATATGACAAATGACCCCCTTCCTGAATTATTAAACCCTCAGTGACGACTGGGGGTTTTTTTATTTGGTATTTTAAAATATTTTTCTTATCTTCGTATTATTAAAATTAGAAATTATGCCAAAGATATTTGAAGTAGGAGGTTGTGTTAGAGATGAACTATTAGGGGTTCACACTAATGATATTGATTTTACTTTTGTATTAGATGATATTAATCAGACAGTAGATGAAGGGTGGGAACAAATGTTAAATCACTTAAAATCCACAGGATTTAAAATATTTTTGGAGACAAAAGATTGTTTTACTGTGAGAGCTAAGTTCCCAAAAGGACATCAACACGAAGGTCTAGTTGCAGATTTTGTAATGGCAAGAAAAGAAGTTGGTGTAATTCCTGGTACTAGAAAACCAGTTCTTAGGTTGGGTACTTTAGAAGATGACTTAACTCGAAGAGATTTTACTCTTAACGCTTTAGCAAAAGATTTAGATGGTAACATTATAGATTTATTTGACGGACAACTTCATTTGATTTTAAATTTGTTGATTACTCCCTTGGACCCAGTTACCACCTTTTTAGATGACCCTCTTCGTATGATTCGTGCACTCAGATTTCACATCACCAGAGGTTTCCAAATTCACGAAACTGTATGGGAAGCAATTTTTACTCCAGGTCTTATAGATAAATTGGAAGAAGTTGTTTCACAAGAACGAATTCAAGGGGAAGTTATTAAAATGATGAAACATGACACAGTAAGAACTTTACGATTGTTTTCTAAGATTGATAAAGCAGAACCTAGATTATTAGAAATTATGTTTGGTGGTAACATGTGGCTACTACCAACAACTAAAAAATAAAAATGAGTAGATTTTTATCTACTTTTGAGATAGTCAGTTATTAACTGTACCATTCCAGCATCAAAATATCTAGAATCAAACTCTGCTACTATTTCACTTGAGTCATCAGTTTCATGATATATCATATAACGAGGGTAATCAAAAGCGTCAGTGTATTCTACAACTAGTTCACCATCTTTATAGTCGGTTCTACTAATTTCATCAATACTAAACTCTCTTAATAGTTTTATAATTTGATTTCTCATTTGATTTGTTTTATTAATAAATATTAATTACTTTTGAAATATGGATGAAATAATATATATAGTATCTTTTATAATTTTTTTGATAGGAATTTCGGGGTCAATAGTTCCAGGAATACCAGGTCCCTTTATAAGTTATATGGGATTGGTTTTAATATACGGAACTACTGATTTTCCTGTGTCTACTGAAATGATGTGGATACTAGGGTTCTTTATGTTATTATCTACTGTAGGTGACTATGTCTTACAGATATTAGGAGTCAAGAAGTTAGGTGGTGGTAAAAATGCCATTAGAGGTACAATAATAGGTACCATAATTGGGTTATTAGTTCCGCCTGTAGGGATATTAATAGGTGCACTGATAGGTGCATTTATAGGTGCACAAAGTGAAACGGATAATGATTCACAAGCTTTAAAAGTTGCTTTAGGTGCATTTGTTGGATTTGTTTTGGGTACTGTTGTCAAACTAGTTTACAGTATCTATATTATTTATTACGCAATTACATTATTATGGATTTAGGATACGCTTGTATAAACATGACCCTAAGTGGTCAAAAACCAAAAATTACTACAAATAGGTCAATGATTAAAAAAACCTTTTTAAGTAAGGGTATAGAATATGCTGGAGAACTAGCATTGTTAAATTGTACGGACCTATACAAAATTATACTTTGGAATGTAAAAAATGGAGTTAAATTTTTTAGAATATCTTCAGATATCTTTCCTTGGGCTTCTGAATACAATATAGAAGACCTACCACAATACGGGATGATTCAAACTATACTAAGTAGTTGTGGTCAGTACGCTAAGGACAACGGTTTGAGACTCACTACACATCCAGGTCCATTCAATGTTCTAGTTTCACCCAGAGAACATGTAGTAAAAAATACTATAACTGATTTGACCAATCATGGTAAAGTTTTTGATTTATTAGAACTAACACGTACACCTTATAATAAAATTAATATTCATTGTAATGGTGTCTACGGTGATAAAAAGGCAGCTATGGACCGATTCTGTGAAAACTTCAAATTATTACCTGAGTCAGTCCAGACTCGTCTTACAGTTGAAAATGATGACAAAGCGAGTATGTACTCAGTTAAAGACTTAATGTATATACATGAAAAGATAGGTATCCCAATAGTCTTTGACTATCACCACCACAAGTTTTGTACTGGAGGTCTTTCAGAACAAGAAGCTTTGGAATTGGCAATCTCTACATGGCCTACAGATATTACACCTGTGGTACATTATTCCGAATCTAAATCACTACATGAAAGTAATGAAAAAATAAAACCACAAGCACACTCCGACTATGTGGACAAGATACCAGATACCTATGGTCATGATGTGGATATTATGGTAGAAGCAAAAGCCAAAGAGTTATCAATATTAAAACATTTGAATTCACAACCTAGTTTAGTAATATAATTTACAATTAAGTTTGTATTTTAAAATTATTTTTGTATATTTGTATTGTTCAATTATTCACACTTAATACTTTTTACATGACAGACCAGGAGACAATACAAAAACTTAAAGACTATACAGGAGATAACGGATTTATTAAATCTGTACTAAACGGATACAATCGTTGGGGGAGACTAACCCCAAAACAAATGGAAGCTGTTAAAAAGTTTTTTACCCCTAAAAAACCTAAAGGTACTATCAAACCTATTAAAGTTAATGTTGACCTTGTTTTAAAAAGGTATGTAGCAAGAGGAATTTCAGAAGAGTATGAACTAGGTAAAGTAACACCTATTACTGTTACTGTTTCTGAAATTAATGCACTTACTCCTAAAGCGGTAAGAGTGAAAGGAAAGATGACTTTTACTGATGTCGGATGTTGTCGTAATTGTGGGAGAGACTTAACCGACTGGATATCAAAAGCCTCAGGAATGGGACCAGTATGTGCAAAATATTTAGGGATTAAAAGACCAACTACTAAAGCAGAAATTGCTGAGTTCAATAAAAACTTAAAAGAAAAAATCGAAGAAATGGGTGAGTTTGAATTTTGGATTCCTAAATCACATATTAAAAATGCGATGGGACATATGAAGTATATTCTTGAGTGTTAAGAACTACATGGGACTTCGGTCCCATTTTTTTTGCATTAGACTTTTCTTAACTGTTATTATTTAGTATAATTACAATATGGATAAAAGAATTGTAGAAATATTAAATAAAGAAAAAAATAGACAATCTAATACTATTGAACTAATCGCAAGTGAGAACTTTGTTTCTGATTCTATTATGGAGTTAACGGGTTCTATATTCACTAACAAATATGCTGAGGGTTATCCTAGTAAAAGATACTATAATGGGTGTGAACACATGGACGAAATAGAAAATCTCGCAATTGAAGAACTTAAAAAGTTATACAAATGTAATTTTGCTAATGTACAACCCCATTGTGGTGCAAATGCTAACACAGCGGTATTTCAAGCATTTTTAAAACCTGGTGATACTATATTGGGAATGGATTTAGCCAGTGGAGGACATTTGTCCCATGGTAGTAAACCAAATATATCGGGTAAAGTATACGATGCTCATTCATATGGTGTCGATAAAAATGGTTATTTAAATTATGACGACATAAAGACTAAAGCATTAGAAGTTAAACCTAAAATGATTATAGCTGGTGCCAGTGCTTATTCAAGAGTAATAGACTGGAAAAAGTTTAGGAACATAGCTGATGAAGTAGGTGCAACTTTACTAGTAGATATGGCTCATTATTCTGGTCTTATTGCGGGTGGAGAGTATCCTAATCCAGTCCCATATGCAGATGTAGTAACATCGACGACTCACAAAACTTTAAGAGGACCAAGAGGGGGAATTATAATATGGAATAACTCAGATTATTCAAAAAGGATAAATGGAGCTATATTCCCAGGAACCCAAGGTGGACCTCTCATGCATATAATCGCTGCAAAAGCACAATGTTTTATAGAAGCAAATAAACCAGAATTTAAAGATTATTGTTTTTTGGTAAAACAAAATGCAAAATATATGTGTGATGTTTTTAAAGAAAACAATATACCAATTTTAACAGACGGTACGGATTCACATTTAATTTTAATTGATTTATCAAATAAAAAATATAGTGGACGAGTAATTGCGGACAGATTAGAAGAAAATGGGATAACACTCAATAAGAATGGTATACCTAATGACCCAAGAAGTTTTATAGAAACAAGTGGTATTAGAATTGGTACTGCTGCTGAAACAACTAGAGGTAGAAATAAGGATTGGTTTATACAATTAGCTAAAAGAATAAGTAAAATAATAAATAATTAAGTATGAATTATCACGAAGACGACAGAGCACAAAGATTGTTAGATGTATTTCCTTTAGAAAAAGGACAAATTAATATTAGTTATATAAACTCAACAGAACATATAGTTGCGTGGCACAAACATGAAAAACAAACTGACTATTGGATTTGTTTAAAAGGAAGTTTAAAAGTTGGTTGGGCTACAGAAGAAGATGGGTGTGAGTTTAAGTACCTATCAGATAAAAATCCCCAAGTACTAGAAATACCACCAGGAATATATCATGGTTATAAAGCTTTAGAACCCGGGACTATTCTAGCATATTATGTTACTAGAAAGTATGACCCAACAGATGAACACAGAGCAAACATTGGTGATTTTGGTGAGGAATGGAAAACAGAAAATAAATAAAAAATATGAAAGATAATATAATTAAAGATTTTAGTTTATACGCTAGAAGTATGAAAAACCCTATAAGTTCTACCACTTTGTGGGATTATGAAAATGCCTTAACTCCTTACATATTAGAAGAAAGGGAAATGAGAGCAACACAAATGGATATTTTTTCTAGATTAATGATGGAAAGAATAATATGGTTGTCTGGTCCAGTGATGGATATAACAGCACAAGTATTACAAGCACAAATAATGTACTTAGATACAATTAATGATGACGACATTACATTACATATAGATTCTCCTGGTGGTTCAGTAAAAGCTGGTTTAGGTATCGTAGATGTAATGGAATATGTCAAATGTGATATCAGAACTTTAAATACTGGTATGGCAGCATCAATGGGTTCAGTACTATTAGGTGTGGGAACTAAAGGTAAAAGAAGTTCTTTACGTTACAGTAAAACAATGTTACATCAGTCTAGTGGTGGTGCGGTTGGTAATATCCAAGACGCTCGTATTACTATGGATGAATGGGAAAAAACTAATAAGATTTTATTTGAAATCTTAGGTAAAGCTTGTGGGAAAACAGCAAAAAGAGTAGAAAAAGACGCTCAAAGGGACTTGTGGTTAGATGCAAAACAAGCATTAGACTATGGAATAATCGATGAAATAATTCAAAAAAGAAGTTAAAATGAAAAAAGAACCAATTTGGGGAAGTAAGGGAGAAGAAGAATCTAACGCTTCCAGTAATAGTAATAACCAGATTACAAATGTAGATAACCATATCTATTTTTATTCAGAAGTAGAAAGACCTAAGATGTTAGAATTAAATAAGAAACTAAATGAGTTAGATGTAAAACTTCAAACCACTAGTTTAAAGTTAGGCACAGAATTACCTAAAATTTATCTTCACATTAATTCATATGGTGGTAGTATTTTTGCTGGACTTTCAACCCTGGACACGATTAGAAATACTAAATGTGAAGTTGTTACAATTATCGAAGGATGTGCGGCTAGTGCAGGTACAATGATAAGTGTTGTGGGTAAAGAAAGATACATGCATAAACATGCTTACATGTTAATACATCAGTTAAGTGCTGGTAGTTGGGGTAAGTATTCAGACCTTGTTGATGATATGGAAAACAATACAAGGTTAATGGAAATGATAAAAAAATTATATAAAGAATATACAAAAGTACCAGATAAAGAATTAGATGAAATTCTTAAACACGATTTATGGTGGGATGCTGAAAAATGTTTAGAATATGGTTTAGTAGATAAAATTTTAGATTAAATGAAAAAAGTAATTGTAACTGGAGGGGCAGGATTTATAGGTTCTCACATAGTAGATGAATTAATTAAAATGGGAGTACAAGTTACCATTATAGATAACTTCTCTACAGGTAAAGAAGAAAATGTTAATAAAGCAGCATATTGTTGGAAACAAGATTTGACTACTATAGATATTGAATACTTAACTAAATTCATGGAAGGTGTTGATACAGTTTTTCATTTAGCTGCGTTACCTAGGGTACAACCTTCAATAGATGAACCTATTGAGTATCACAATGTAAATGTTACAGTCACACATAATTTATTAGTTGCTGCTAAAAATGCTGATGTTAAAAAGTTTGTATTCAGTTCTTCAAGTTCGGTATATGGTGACGCTAAAAGGTTCCCAACACCCGAAGAGTACCCACTTAATCCAATCTCACCCTATGCAATGCATAAATTAATGGGTGAACAATACTGTAAATTATTTAGTACATTGTACGGTATGAACACAGTTTCACTTAGGTATTTTAATGTTTACGGGGATAGAATGTCATTGGATGGTGCATACAGACTAGCAATCCCGATATTTGCTTCTCAAATCAAAGAAGGTAAACCTTGTACTATTAATAATGACGGAAACCAAAAAAGAGATTACGTTAATGTAAAAGATGTTGTTAAAGCTAACATAATGGTAGCTACTACAGATAAGTTATTTAAAGGTGATGTTTTTAACATTGGAAATGGTACTAATGTGTCCGTTAACGAATTAGTAGATATGATGGGTGGTGAAAAATCCTATGGTAATGAAGTGATAGAACCCTTCCAAACTTTAGCTGATACCTCTAAAATTGATTTAGAATTAGACTGGAGACCGTCTACTAGCTTAAATCAATGGATAAAAAAATACATAAAATCTCTTTAAAATGTTTGATAGATATATAAAATTTTTAGATAAAATAGTAGAAAAATTTAATAATAAAGATAAGATATTAGGGTTTTTAAAATCCAATAAATGGAAAATAATAATATTTTTCTTTTTATTTAAAACTATTGAAACAATGTATGTAGTTTATGATAGGGGACATTGTATTAATTGTGAAATTGTAACTAAAGAAAAAATAGAAAGTCTTGAAGGTGATACTGAAAAGTTAATAGAGTTTACCAATCAAGAATTAGTATTCGTACCATACACTAACATTAAAACTTACTTAATAGACCTTATAATACCACTTATTTTAAACCTAGGAACTATGTTCATAGGACTTTCAATAATTTATGTTTTATATATGATAAGTATAAAATTACTTAAGGCTTTGAGAGTTAGGGTAAACGAAAAAATAAAAAACCGAATGGAAGAAGAATTAAAAAAACAACAAAGAAAAAAATGAAATACGGAGGACTTAAGTTAACTAACAAAGAAATAAAAAAAAGAAGAAAAAAAGCTGATAAATACTTTGCTTCATTAGGTATTAATCCTGACACTAAAGGTAATATGCATCAAGAAAGAATCTTAGATAGAAAACCAGTTTATAAACCTAAAGGAGATGTTGCAAATGCACAATCTATGATTGAGGTGGATTGTTATTTATTCTATACCCATATTGAAATAACAATGCAAGTGGGAGATGACACTTATGTTTTTTACGGGAACTCTGGTGGTGTAGGACTTCCTGGAGGAATGACCCAAGTAGGTAATACAACCTATAATGATTTAGATACTTTACTAGCAACTACAACTTTTGGTGTGTTCTTTGCTGGTGATGAAGGAGGTGCAGTTGAAATAACTTGGGGTAGTCATGGTAATTGTGTTGGTGCGGGTACAGCAGATTGTTTCCCTTGTTGTGCGGGGTCTTTTGGTGGTAGTGGTAACTGGGTTAAAAAAAATTAAAAAATAAAAGAAATGAGAATAATAACTGAACACGGAGACATGATAATTTCATTATATGATGAAACTCCTATAACTACTAAAAATTTTAAAAATTTAGTTAATAATAATTTTTATAAAGATTTAAATTTCCATAGAGTCATTCCAGGTTTTGTAGTACAAGGAGGATGTCCAAACGGTAACGGTTCAGGTGGACCAGGTTATAATATAAAATGTGAATGTGATAGTGAAAAACAGTATCATGATAAAGGTATATTGTCTATGGCACACAGAGGTAAAGATACTGGTGGTTCACAATTCTTTATTTGTCTTAATAGACACACCACAGAACATTTAGATGGGCTACATACGTGTTTTGGAAAAATAGTAAAAGGTATAGAAATACTTGACAAAATAAAACAAGGTGATAAATTTAGTGTAGTAAAAAAATAGATTATGGAGAAACCTGAAATTTTTATGTATACAATGCCAACCTGTGGTTATTGTGCAAAAATGAAACAAGAATTAAATGAGGCTGGTGTCTCATACATTGAAAGAGATTATAAAGAGTATAAAGAAGATTGGGACCATATTAAATCCCTAACTAGAAGTGCTGTATTCCCAACCTTTACTGTAGGTAATGAGTATCTCATCCCCAATAGAGATTTTAATAGTCCACAAGAAGCGATACAGTCGTTACAGTATTACCAGACTGTAAAACATAGAGCACAAACAATTGAAGATGTGGTAGAACTTGTTAAAAATAATATGTACATGACAAAAATGTTAGTTGATAAAGTAGATGTTATTCTACAAAAACTCCAAAAAGAAGAAGAACAAAAAAAACATTTTGAAGAGTTACAAAAAAGAAGACGAGAGAGTGTAGAAAAAAATAAAAAAATGGCAGAGTCTCTAAAATTAAAAAGACAAGGTTTAGACCCTTCTGATTTATAAATAAGTATTTATTTACATGAAAGTACATGTACCCATGATTATAAGACATTTAACCAGTAACCAATTACTAGTTGCGGTACCTGATTACCCCAGACCCTTAGTTATGTCATATGAACAATTCGAAAGAGAACAAAGAAAATACGGACAACATTAAATCACTTGAAAATCAAAATAAAATATTTGATAAAATAGTAGAGTGTATTCTTAAAGACCAAATTAAAGAGAGGTCAGACCTTAAACTTTTTGGTATCACCGAACCACAACTACAAAAAGAAGTTTTGTGGGCACTTTTTGAAGAAAAGGTGGTTACTACAGAAAACAAAAAAGAAAAACATAGATTAATCAATAAATTTCATAGAGCGAATCTTCTATAGTCTCAGATATTTATGATTAATGAGACAAAATTCACCACATATCAAAGAAAATATTGACCCAGAGTTACAATGGGCTATAGATAATCAATATCGCACAAATCCTGAATTGAGAGATGAAATTTTAGATTATTTAAGTGATGATGATTTAGATTCATACATTGTTAATGTGGAACATGGGGACGTAAAATTTAAATTACCACCAGAAAAAATATTAGAAAAACTGACAGGACTATCCGATTTAGGTAATGTAGTAACTACAATGCGGGGAGGGAATGGTGTAGCTATAATAACCGATAAAAATTTAGTAGTTAAGATTACGGGAGATAAAGCAGAATATATAACAGCTAAAGAACTTGAGGGTATTAATAGTAAACACATAGTTAAAGTTCATGAAAGTAAAGTTATAGACCCAGACGACCAGAGTATTTATACCGAAGATAGTAAACCAGCATATTTAATTATAATGGATAAAGTAGATTCTCCCACACCCCAACAAGAAAAGGATTGGTTTGATTGTTGTTGTAGTGAGGATAAACCCATATATGTAGATTTTACTGACCCTAATGGTGATGCTGTAGTACATCCACCAGTGGATGATTATGATAAATGTAATAAGATTTATGATGATATAATGAATATTAGGAAAGAGGTTGAAAAGACAGGGAGAAGATGGGTAGACATCGGTATAGATAATGTAGGGATGAAGGATGGTAATTACGTGTTAATTGATTTGGGAACAAATGACCCACTACCACTTACTGAAAGTAAAAAAATTATAAACGAAGGATTTTTTGACATCCTTAGTAATCTTTTTAAAAGACCAGAACAAAAAAGTGACACTCCTGACGAGTTAAATCAATACCTACAACAACTACAGGATACTCTGGATGAAAATGAAATTTATGATGAACAAGTTTCCAAGTTAGTCGACCAGTTAAAAGATTCAGATTATATAGACCTGGTAGATTTCCCTACCATGTTAAGAGGATTAGAAAACAAACTTTTAAAAAGTGGAGAAAATAATGAAATAGTTATAGACTATTTGACTAGGTTAAATAACTCTTTACCTAAAAGAGCTAAATACGAAAAGAAATTATTACAAGGTCAAGTACCACAAGATAGTGAGTATTACGATGAGGTAGAACAAGAAAAATCTAGGATACCCAAAAAAATATTTAAAACTGAAAAAGAACTATTACAGATAGAGTTATTAAAACTACAAGAATGGGTTAAGAAAAATAACGTACCCGTTGCGGTAGTATTTGAAGGTAGAGATACTGCGGGTAAAGGTTCGACAATCAAAAAGTTAACAGAATATTTAGACCCTAAATATTTTAATATTGTCGCATTAGGAATTCCTAGTGAAGACGAAAAAAAGAACTGGTTTAAGAGATATGAAAAATATATTGAACCAGGAAAGATAACTTTTTTTGATAGGAGTTGGTATAACAGAGGAATAGTAGAACCAGTGATGGGTTATTCTTCAAAAGAAGAGTACGAACAGTTTATGAAAGAAGTTGTTCCTTTTGAAAAAAGTTTATTAAGTAGAGGTGTAGTATTGATTAAGTTCTGGTTATCAATCACTCAAGGAAAACAAGAACAAAGATTTACAATTAGACAACAATCTCCACTTAAATATTGGAAGTACTCTCCAAACGATGAAGCTTCCAGAGAAAAATGGGATGAATATACTGACTACAAAGAAAGAGTATTAAAGGATACTTCTCACAGTGGTGCACCTTGGGTGGTTCTAGATTCTAATGATAAAAGAATGTCTGCTTTAAATGCTATGAGACATGTGTTAGACCAAGTAGATTATGATGGTAAAGATACTGAAACGGTTCGACCAAAATATCCTGAAGCTATTAGTACCATTAGAAGAAGATTAGACGAACAAAGTGAAGAGGAAGTTAAGTTTACAAAAAGTGCAGAGAGAGTATTAAACACTGCGTGGTCCATGTCGAAAGATTCAAATCATAAGTTTACAGAGTTTAGGTCAGTCTTAGTTAAATTTTTTAACATACCTCTTACTACCGCTGAAGAGTTAACTTTTTTATGTAAATACAATATAGCAAGGGGTAATGAAAAAGTAGAAGAATGGGTTATACCCTACATTTATGAATCCACAGTTTACGTTTATGGTGATTATGACACAGAATCTTATTATGATGAGTGTGATGAAGAAGGTATGAGTGGAGCTTATGGGCAGGAGTGTGAATGTCTTGAGGGTGAAATTATGGATGAAGACGAGGCGGAATACAGACCTTGTGATGAACAGGAGTTAGAGGATATCCACTATGATGATGAGTGTGAGTGTAATAATTGGGAAGACCCAACAATAGAATTATATTATTATCCAATATATAGAAAAACAGTATACAGTACATCTGACCCAAATGAGTTAGGGTGTGTATACGACAGTCACCATGACCTAGATGATTATGTTAATTGTCTAGAAGTTGACGATGAACTAGTACAAGTAATGAGTGAAGAGCATGAAGATGATACTGATAGGGTCATTGAAGATGAGTTCGAATGGGATAAAGACCAAACAATAGTGGATTCATGGGAGTATGAGATAGACACGGATGAATGGTCAGGGAGTTATATGATAAATAAAATAAATGAAATATATCCTGATAAACCAACTAAACTTAACGAACAACAGATGTCTTTGTTTCCAACTGGAGAATGGAGACTACCAGTGGGTGAAGAAGATGAATTAGAAAAGTTAGAAAGAATGTTACCCGAATCTATAGTCAAGATAATATTTGAACGATGGGACAAAGAAGAACCTCTTAGAATGGATGATAGGGATTTTAAGTTGTTTGGCCTACCTAAAGATGAGAGATTATTATTATTTTTAATAGTGAGGTACTTACAAAATACCACCAGACCTATTCCTGTTGGTAGAGTGTGGGACTGTGATGATTTAGTTTCCTTATTTAATGATGAAGATAGGAGCACAGCACAAAAGTATTTGTGTGAAGAAGACTTTGATTATGAGAGTATGTACGGATATGATGAGTGGTACGATGGGATGTTGGATAACTTAGACGATATGAGTTGGAAATATATTACCACTTTACTAGGTGTAGATAAATCTACAGCAGAAAAACTTTTAGATGATAGTTACACAACTGAAGAAGAGGGAGAGATATGGAGAGAAAAAGAAGATGATATTGATAGGATTAAAGACTTAATGAGGTGGGCCAATGAACGTGCAGCAGCTGCCACTACCTTTTCTGCTATTAGACAAGATATTAAAGATGAAATAGAAGAACATTTTGAAAATGAAGGAAAATTTGAGTACGACCATAATGGTAGTATTGTATATGAAATTAAAGGAGATTTAAAAGATTACGTACAAGACCCCGACACTTGGGACAACATAGAAAGATTTAATAACCATGAAGAGTTTAGAGATAGACACTTACAGGATATTTTATATGATTTTGACTTAAGGTATAAAGGTCGTGACGGATTTCAACAAAGTCTTTCTGATGTAATATTCAATTTATTCATGGAAAATGATTTTGCAATTTGGTGGGATAGTGAAAAAGATTATTTAGATATTGACGGTAAATTTACAGACGGTTACTGGTACCCAGACTATGACTTTAATCAAGATTTTAGGGAGTACATGATGGAGGAATATTATGACGAACTAAGAGGAAATATAAATGAACAAAAAAATTACGATGCTGAGATAGAACTAACGAGTAATGACGCTTACATTGAAGAAACACCAATTACAAAACAAGAAGCTACTATTCTTAATTTAGTATTGGATAGATTTTCTATAGAAGAACTTAATGAATTAGTGTCAAATGATGTAGCAGAAATAGGGAGTGATGTTGAAAATAAGTGGATAAATTTTGTTAAGTTAATCGGTGAAACGGCAAATACTCCAGAAACATTTACTAAAAGTACCAGATGGGCAAAATGGATGTTGGATAACCTTGATAAAGCAGAGTATGAAAATGAAGAAGGTGAAATTAATATTGATTTTAATAATGTGGACATTCTAACTAAAAATTACCCATCGGTTTATGAAGTAGAAGGAGATGAACGTATATGGCAACAAGAATATAGAAAAGCTACAGTACACATACCAGCATTTGATAGTGAAGATGCAAACAATAGAGGTCAAAATAGTTTCTGGGAATATGACCCTGACTTTGAAACTTATGATTATGGGGATATGGACCCTGATTATTTTGATGTTGGAGATATCCAACATTACAATGTTTTAAAAGAACAAATCATAGATACTGAAAATTTACCAGAAGAAGAGATAAGTCCTGACTTAGTTGAAGGTGACAAAGTATTTGTGTGGGATATAACACCTGACCCCGTACCACCAGGTGGAACTTCTAACATTATCCCTTCTACAGTTATTGGGGTGGTGACAGAAGTAATGCCAGATGATATACAACAGAGAAGAGGTGAGTACCGAGGAGGTATAAAATACATTATAGACACTTCTTCAGGTTTGATAGGACTATACCAAGGAGTGGAAGATTATAACCATTATGCCGATGATGGTGGAGGTAGAGATAAGTGGGTTAAACTAAACAAACAAAACCTACAAGAGATTAAAAAAATCACCGACCTCAAGAACATTGAAAGACAAAAAGATTTTACATTAAAAAAATCTTTTATGGAATCAATAAACAATTTAACCGAAAAAGATATTACACCAATTAAAGAAAGTGTGGTAGAAAGTAGAGTTATATTATTTAATTACTTAGATGGAATCACAAAAACGAATCTAATAAAAGAAGAAGAGTTACCTAACCTTTTAATTGGTGGTAGAACCTGGACTGATAGACTTACAGTATCCAATTCAATAGATTTAGATGACATCAAGGAAAACTCTAATAAGGTAAGAGATATCATATTTAATAATACAAAACTAAAATTAGATAACCCTTCCTTTATTGAAACTAAAAGAGATTTGTTAGAGACAGCTAAACAAACTGTAACTCTCTGGAAAGAAACTTCAAATACTATTTCTAAGTAGTATCCTGGTATTCCATATACTAATCAAAATTATAAAAGCTATTTCAGCAACTCCATAACTAGGGAAAGGTATAACCAGTAATGAGGTAAGTAACATTAAAGTTCCCATACCCACAGAGAAAATCCCTTTCTTTAAATAATTTAAAGACCTTACAATTCCAAACATAAAAACAAAAAGGTTGTAACCACAAAAGAAAATTAGAGCCACAATTTTGTGGGTCCAGTGATAAGACATATCTATTACCGCAGTTAGGACTAAACATAACACCGATACTCTTAGTATTATTTTTAATAAAGGTTTCCATGGTTCTCTCTTTATAAGTTCCTTTATCCTATACTCTCCATTTAACCACAATCCTAAAGATATAGCGATTAAAGACCAAAACCATATTTTAGAAGTTTGGGTGGAGATACCGAACTTTGAAAGGGGTTCACTTTGAATGTTAAAGTCTGGTAATAAAAAGTAACACAGGAGAGGTGCTGTCATACCTATAATGATAGAAATGATTATATAAATTCTTCTTAACCTTTTTATTTTTTTATAATCCAAAACTCATGTAATGTGTTAACATTTTGTTAACGTAAAATTAACTTAATAATTTAATATTAGTAACCCCCATAAGGTATGTATTGTTAGAAATAAAATAAATAAAAAAAAGATAATGGAAAGAAAAAAAATTGATATAACCCCACTAGTATATGTTACACTTATGATTGTAGTATTTTTATTAGGGTCCTGTAGTACATCAAAAAGAGTTGTACCAGCAGCAAAGTATCAAAAGTCTACATGTTGTAAATCTGACACGACTTCATGGAATGGTCTTAAGATTAGTGACTATGAAAGTCAGGGAGGATTCAATTACCTGGAAGATATTATAAAAATATCAAAGAAAAAATAAGTTTACCTTGACGGTTTATAAAATTATACCTATATTTGTTATGTCAAATGACAAACCGATTGATAAAAGTGAAAGAAGGTTTTAACTAACGTATTAAGGCACAACAATCTATACAAGGAAGGAGTTACGCAATGATATCTGGAACTACGTAACTTTAAAAAAGAACCTTCCTTTATAAGCGGGTGTAGTTTAACGGTAAAACACCTAACATCCAGTTAGGAATTGGGAGTTCAAATCTTACCCATCCGCTCTAAATTAAGAGGTTGCAGTAAACTATAAGGGATACGCAATACAAACTATCGGGTGTCACGGTGGGTATCGAAAAAAATACCTAAATAGCGTATGAGAGACACCGTCGAACTTCTTAATTTCCCGAAAGGGTGGTGGAACCCGAATCCAATTCGGCCCCAAAGCCAGAGTTTAATTACTCTGGCTTTTTTTATTGACAATAGTATAAAATTCATATAAGTTTAAAAAAAAAGATTATGCCAAAAAGTAAACACAGAAAAGGTCAAAAACAAAAAGCTAAACAACGTACTTTACGTATGAGAAGTCAACAAAAGAAACAAATGGAACAATATGTTGAAATGTTAAAAAAAGCACAAGAAGAACAACAAACACAGTCTGCTGTAACACCTCCACCTAACCCATACGACTTGAGTAGTAAATAATAATAAATTCCATTAATATGAAGTATTTATAGTTAATGGAAAGAAGAAAAACTATAAAAGAACAAACACCTAACTTAACTCCTGATGAGATTGTTGGTGATTTCCTAGATTTTTGTCAAGATAATTTAGGTTACAAAACACCAGCGTCTGTAGAATTAGTAACAGATAGAGATAAGTTAGTTACTTTAGCTTCTTACAACTTAAATGACAACAGTGTAAGGGTATACTCTAAAAATAGAGCACTTGCAGATATACTAAGAAGTATAGCACACGAACTAGTTCACCACAAACAATTAGAAGATGGTAGAATTGACATTAACAATCCCCCACAGGATGTTGGTGGTGAAATTGAAGATGAAGCAAATGCTGTAGCTGGACAATTAGTAAAAGCTTTTGGTTATACTGGTGTAAACATATATGAAAATTGGGATAAAACTGGTTGTGCAGACCCAGACCAAGGGAAATTCTTTTGTCAAGATAAAGGGGAAAATATTGGAATAAGTGACATCTTTAAAGGAGATGGACACAATATAATCCATGGTTTTGCACAAAAGTTTCACTTATCCGATGTAACACCAGAATCAGAAGAAACTTATAATGACCCTGCTCAGGTAAAACCAAAAGAAAATAATTTCAAACCTAACCTTAGAAAAGGACCATTTAGTATTCCAGCACAGAGTAGAGATTTACTAACTTTAATTAATGAAGAGAAAGACCCAAATAAATTAAAGTTAATACAAGAAGTAATTCATAACCAATTAAGGTATCTTAAGGAAAATAAAGAAATTTTAAAAGAACAAGTGGAATCTTCAGAGGGTGAAACTATAACACCTATGGATGTTAAAATAATGAATCACATTATTAAAGATTATAGTAAAAATGAAATAGAGGAGATGGTAAACACTTCCGTTTATGATGTGGATTTAAGAAATGTTTTAAAACTATACGGTGAACATGACTTAGGAGGAATGAAACCAAAACAATTAATACAGTTTATTTATGATAATAATTATAATGTTACTGAAAACAATGTAGGTGATTTACTTCCACCATTAAATACATACCGAGTAGTACAAAATTCAGTTACAGTACAAAGAGTAGCACAAGATTATGAAGTCGAAGGTAAAGACACTAACTTTAACGGGTTTATGTGTGGGGTTAAAGAAGACTTCTGGGGTTACGACCCAGAAATTATTAATCGGGAAGTCATAGATGAGGATTTTATTGGTGATGAAGAATGGATATCCGCATCTGAGAACGGTAAAAGGATGTGGGACGGAACTGGTAGTATGATAAAAGGAAATGAAAAATTCAACCCGTATAATATAGAGTGTGACGAAGATTAAAAAATATGAAAATTGTAATTACAGAAGAACAACTTCAAAAAATATTAAAGATTAAGTCAACTTTAAATGAAGCTGCTTTAGCTTCTCCTTTAGCTAACGTAGATGTAAAAATAAATAGTGGTTATGGTGGAAGATGGGGGAGAATGCACCATGGTGCAGACCTAAAAGCTTCAAGTGGTACCCAACTAGTAGCTCCAGCAGATGGAGAAGTCATAGATGCAAAGATAAGAAGAAACGCGTGTGGAGGAACTTTATATATAGACCATTTGAACGGTTTAAAAACTCGTTATTGTCATTTAAAAAGAATAGATGTTAATAAAGGTGATACTGTAACTAAAGGACAAGTTGTAGGATTGACAGGGGGTGCTAGAGGTGATAGAGGTAGAGGAAGGTCGACTGGAGCTCACTTACATTATGAAGTATATAAAGATGGTAAAACAGTAGACCCAGAACCATATTTAAGTGGGGCAGACATAATTAATAATGTAGCTCCAGACGAACATGGTAAGAATACCCAAGTACCAGAAGGTTCTATTACCTTATATGATGGTATGGGTAAAGGTAGAAGAGGAATGAGACCCCAGGTAAAAGAAATGCAACAAGACCTAATTACTCTTAATTATGTATTACCACGATTTGGGGTTGACGGTAAATTTGGTCCAGAAACTTTAAAAGCGGTCAACGCTTTTCAGTCTGACCACGGATTTGAGGAAAGTAATATTGTTGATGAAGAGACTTTAAAAGCAATGAAGAATTCTGAAAATATAAATAAAAATCCTGAAATCAACGACCCAAAAGAAATTAAAAGACAAGCTAGAGAAGGTAATATAAAACCTTTTGACCCAGCCGTAATAGACGCCATCAATAAAGCTAGTGATGATAATGGGTTAAGTAGAGAGTTAATGTTTACTATAGCTAATATAGAATCAGGTGGTAACCCTACTGCTAAAAATAGAAGAAGTGGAGCATCAGGACTTTATCAAATAATGCCTAAATATTTTAGTGATTATGGAGTTACAAGAACTACTGTTTGGGACCCTTACACAAATGCAGATGCAGCTGCTAAGGGATTAAATAGAAAAATAAATCGTATAAATAGTAAACTAGGTATTGACCCCACAAATCCCCAAATTTATATGGCACACAATCAAGGGAGTCAGGGTTTTCAAATAATATACACTGCTTGTAAAGAGTTTGGTAATTTAGACGGAAAAGAATCTTTACAACAAGCTTCTAACAGTTTAGGATTTGGAAGGAGAGTGGGTAGTAGAATATATAGAAATATGAGAGGTAATAAAGGAAACCACCCATGTCAGTTTATGGATAGTTGGGTGGATATATATAATAGTAAAAAGACTTCTTACGCGTAATGTATACACTAAAAGAAATAAGAAAGATTTTAAATATTCAAGAACAAGACCGTAATGAAGACTCTTGGTCTGATGAAGATGCTATCGAAACAAATGAAGGAGACGGTAAACCTTTCACCCCTTTTGAATTAGCCATACTCAAATTAATCCACCAAAACTTAACTAAAGGAAATATGGAGGATGTCCTACGTGACCACGCTTATCCTGGAAACGTGGGTAAGAAATGGATTAACATTGCAAAATTAGTTGGTCTAAGACATAGTATTCAACAAGGACATTCAATAAATGATATTGCATATGATAAAAAATATGTTAAGTGGGCATTAGATAATTGGACTGAAGACGGTGACTATGCTTCTATAGAAAAACCAATAAAAGTTCCACCTAAAAGATATGAAGTTGACCGAGAAGAATCAGGTTCCCAGGTAGTATATAAAGACGGTTCAACAACTGTAATTGCATATGATGAAGACATGGCAGGTGATACCGCAAATAATCAGTTTTGGGACTGGGGTGGTGAAATGGAGACTAATGATTATGGTGATTATGAAACTTATGATAGTGAAATTACTGGTGTTAGACCCTTAGAAGTATTAAGTGAAGAAAAACAAAAAGAATTTAATGAGTTAGTTAAATTGTGTGAATTGGGTGAAAAGTACACACCTAGAATTGTTGGTGGAGTTACCAGAGAAACTCTCACACAATTTTTAAAAGAAAATATAAATGATATGGTTTATAGGGATGAACCCAAAGAAAAACATGTCAGAAGAATGAATCGTCCTTTGGGACCTTTGGAGGGATTCCCGATAGAGAAATTCAAAAACATACCTCCACCTAAAAACGAGTCCACAGAAACTGAAGAAGAAATAGATTATCTTGATAGTATTCCAGTAGAGAAAGGATTTGTTAATAGTGCAGACGATGTAGATGGACATTTCAAAAAGTTTTTAGAACCAAAAGGGTTAGAGTTTCCAACAGAAGAATTAAAAGACGTAATGAAAGGAGTTAAATCTATAATACTCCAATTGAAGTACCATTACAACAGACCTAGACCTTATCAAGTAGCGGATGCTAAAAATTTAAAATTAGATTCAGAAAATTTAAAGTCTGCTAGTACACCTTCCTATCCTTCTGGACATGCAACACAAGGTACTTTCTTAGGTAGATATCTAGCTGACCTATACCCAGAGTACGAAAAAGAATTAAGACAGATAGGTGAGGATATTGCATTCAGTAGAAACATGGCAAAGGTTCACTACCCTAGTGATTCAGAGTTTGGTAAAATGTTAGGTAATGATTTGTATGAGTTCGTATATCAACGAGAAGTAGAACTACAAGAACACTTTGAAGAATCTTCTTCAGAATATGGTGGAGACAAACTTCTCGTACCAATAAAAGCCTTGGAACAGTACGCTAACACATATTTAAAAGAAGATTTTAAAAATGAAATGAGTAATGTATTAGAATGTCTTGAGAGGACTTGTTATCAGATAGGTGAACCATATTATCTTTCAATGGTAGACGAGGATGGAGAATTAGTTCAACTACAATCAAATTGTAATGATTGTACTCACTTATTGGATGAGATACTACAAACTTTAGATGCGGAACTAATTAAAATGGGATTTTTAAAAGGGAATGATAATGGTATGTTAGTAAAACCATTCCCAAAAGAATATAATAGATGGGTAGAAGACATAATGCAAGAGATTAACCCAGGTTTTTTTATAGATGATAACGATGAGGTGAGTTATAAAGATTTAGGAAATGCTCATGACGCATATTATGACTTGAGTGAACAAATTTCACCAGAAGCCTTACAAGACTTATATGCATTTCATGGTGAAGAATTAAAAGAACGTAAGTTCGGTGAAAAAATTAAAGGTTTTACACAGAAAAAAAAAGAAGATTTAAAAAAGTTTTGGTTTGAATTAACAAAGGGTGCTAAACGTGAACGTAAAGAAACGGCAGAAGCAGTTAAGATATTAGCAAGACTTATTAAAAATAGAGACAGTGTTACCCAAGAGGACCTCACATTTCTAAAACAACAATCAGGAGATATAGCGAGAATTATCGCCTTAATTAGTTTAGGTGCTGTATCAGTTGTAATACCAGTAGGTTTAGAAAAACTATTAAACCAGTATGGTATTTCTATTATGCCTAGAAAGAGAAGTAAAGACGAAGATGGTAATGGGATAGATGACTATATAGATGTTACACAGAATGATAATCTACTAAACGAACAACAAGAAATTAGTCCAGTTTTAAAATATGGTGATATAATAACCATTCTAGATATACCAACACCCGAAATTGGCTTTTGGGAGGATGTACCTAGAGAAAAAAGACAAAGTTATGCATTTGGAGAACCAGAATTATTTAAACCTTACTGGGTATGGAAACCAAGTTATGGTGCACCAAAAAAAGAAGGAACTTACATTATAGTACCTCTCGATGAGGTATCTGAGTTACAAAAATTAGGACACTTAAAGCCAGAAGATGAAGGGTTACCGGGACATTTACATAAAAAACTAAGAACAATAAGAAGAAGTAGAGGTGACCAATGGTTAATGATAAATCATACAGAACCATTAAATGAATCAAAACAACAATTCAATCCAGAACTTAAAGAAGGTGATTTTATAAGAATTTATGATGTTGATAAAGACTCACCAATCATTAGTCGGGAAGGTTATACAGACCAAGACCGTTATACGATGTATGGTGGTGATAGTATACCAGAAATATTTAAAGTTTATGTTGTTATGTTGGTAACCAAATATAAAACAACACAGTTTGGAAGAGAGGGTGAAAAAATTTATGTATTAATGGGACCAGACATGAACCCAAGTCGTCCATATTATATATTTCCCTCACATGATACTTGGGTTAAAGTACCAAAAGAAGAAGGGTTGGAAGCGTTTAAAGAGGGTTTAGAGTCCTATCACCGTATGCATTTAAATGAGTCTGACCCTAAAAAAGGTACGGGAAAAAAACCAAAAGGTAGTGGTAGAAGATTATATACAGATGAAGACCCTAGTGACACAGTATCAGTTAAGTTTAGAACTAAAGAAGACATTGTAGACACATTAAATAAACCTTCGTTTAAATCTAAATCACACAAAAGACAATCACAAATCATTAATCTTATACACCAGAGAGTAAGAGCTGCACATAAAAACGCAAAAGACCCTAAAACCAAGAAAAGACTTAAAAGAGCTTTAGATTATATTACAAACAAAAAAGAAAGGTCAAAAGAAAAAACTAAAAGATTAAATAAATTAAACGAGTCTACTCAAACAAACCAACCACTTAATAGGGGTGATGAGATTATGATTGTAGACTTAGACCATAGTACACAAGGATACATGACTGGTAGACTTCCTATATCTATGGTAACACCAGACACCTTCAAACCTTATAGGATTTTTGGAATCACACACAGACGAAGAGAAAACTGGGAGGGTCCAGATGCAGATACAAGAATTTATCAATTAGAACCTGTAGATATCACTGACGAAGAAAGAACTCAAGACATGATATCTGGTGGAGGCCAAAGAAGAGGTTTACATATGATACCAGGAGATACTTGGATACTACAAAAAAGACCAGAAAATTGGTATGATAATTTACATGAATCAAAACAAGAAATCAGTCCTAGGTTAGAAATTGGGGATAAAATTAAAGTAATTCAAATCGACGGGGAACACGAGAATGAATTAGGTGAACAACCAAACGAGGCCGCTAGAACATTAGCAAACACAAGAAAACATGGTATTGGAACTAGATTTTCAAAACCTGCTATAAAAGCCAACCCACAAAGATTTAGAAAATACACAAGAGACAAATATTTAAATGAACAACAAGAAATTAACCCAGAGTTAGAAATCGGTGATAAAATTAAAGTAATTGAAGTTGATGGTGAACACGGAAGAATGCCTAAATTATTTACAACAGTTTATGAAGTTATAAGAAGTTGGAGAAGGAATGTGAATGAAAATGGAGTGAGGGGAGAATGGTATGACTTGCTTCCAGAAAATTTTAGGGAACAGAAAAAGGTTGGAGAAAGGGATGTTAGGAATGATTCTAAAACAATATATCACGGTGATATCTGGATAAAGGTTAACCCAACTGAAACCCTGAATGAACAAAGAGAACCCACAGAATTAAATCCTGAATTAAAAATGGGGGATGAAATTATGGTAGTGGATGTAAATAGTGAAAGAGAAAGTGGTGAGACATCGTACACGACTCCACCTACAGGACGTAAATCAGAAAGATATATTCCTTATGTGGTTGTAGAAAAAAATTCTAATGGACATCAGTCAGAATGGCGTTGGAAATACGTGGTTGTGGAAAAGAGATTTTTAGAAAAAATTCTTAAACTAATGGAGGAACGACCAGGTTATGTGAAAAGTGTTCCTGGTCGAAATTTAGCCCCTGGTTATGATACAGATTGGACAGGAAACCTTATAGAAATGAATGCTAAGTTTTTATATCCTTGGGTATACCAGTGGATAAAAACTGGTGAGTTTAATGAACTTAGTAAATTTGGACTAACTGAAACTTTAAATGAAGAGACTACTATCTTTGGACAAGGTTTAATGAATAACATTAAACCAGAAGAGTTTGAAGGTACGGATGAAGAATGGGAAGAAATGGTAACATTAAATTCAGATGAGGTATTAGATATAGAAGATGATTATGAATATGTTGGAGGTATAACTGACCCATCAACAGGATTTGTTGCCCCATCTAAAGAAGTCACCAATAATATATGTAAAGTAAAAGGTTTCTGTAAAGCACAAGGACCTATTACTTTTGGACAATTAAGAGAATTAGTGAAAGCTGCAAGTAGTAAAAGACTTAAATCTGACATGGGACGTGGTACATTTAGAGAACTATGGAGAATAGTACCATTCTTTATACCACAAGTTTTATTAGCTGCTGTTGGAGCAGAACTAGCAAGAGTCATTAACAAAATAATATCTCCAGCTTTAAAGGAAGCTGGAAGTTATAAATCCTGGTGGGGTCAAGTAGTTATGAAAACTATGAATGTTGCGGAAGGAACAGCTTTTCCTAATATGGTTTTAGGTGATGACCCACTTACCAAAGTATTTTTTATCTCCGATGGTCTATTACATATGATTAGTGATAAGTACAAATTAAAGTTTGCGAAATATGTTGCGGATGTAGCAGCAAGTAAACCTGACGATGAACCAGTTCCAGATTGGTTTGTTGAAAATTTATTAAGAGATTATTTAAATCAAAAGTTTTTATTAGACCCACCATTACCAGTCAAGGTAAGTAACGAACCACTAAATGAACAACAGTTCCCTTTTAATCCCAACAACAAAGATATAGAAAGGGACCATCCAGAAGGTGAACCAGACTGGTCTATAAGACGTGGTGACCAACACTACGCTATGAATGTAGAAAATACACCTAACGAACCCGTTGCGGCGTTTAATAACTATTTGGTTAAGAATTCACCTTTTATAATTGAAGGTTTTGATTTTTATCTAAGTGCAGTTCCAGGTAATATGCCTCAATCAGCTATTGTCGATGTGTATGTTCCCATGATGGATGATAGTGCAGTTGCGGATGATATTTGGAATAAGGATAGAATTTATTATGAAAGAACCCAGGATGGGTCTAGTGACCGTATGATATACCAAGGAAGAAAAGAGAAACTGCATAATCTTGATTATGACCAAAAATTTCCTGAATTTACATACTATGAAGATTTTCAAGACCAACATCCAGAATATATTGAGTACTTAGAAAAAGAATTAGGTGATAGCAATTTACTTAATGAACCTGGGGCACAATATGAAATGATTTGGAGAACCAAAAGAATGAACTTACAAAATGAATTAGATAGTATGGCTAAATTATTTGGTGTAAGTCGGGCTTTAATCAATAGGAACCCTAGAAAACCATGGAAGAGACAAAGAGACAATTATAATAATGAAAAAATTAGACCAGGTAAGTTAGTACCAAGAGGATGGCCTCGTCCTTAATCATTTACATTTTATTAACTAACATTTAAACTTATAATATAATGAGATATGTTATTGAAATATTTAAGTTTATAGGTAAAGTATTAAATCCAAACTACTATTTAAAAGCAATTCAAGTTAGAGACATAATACAGTATAGAAAATTAAAAGTAGTAGGTAGAGATAATTATTTTACTGATACCGTATATGATTGGAATTACCTTAGAAAGTCTTTAAACAGGGGTTATATACCTTCTATAGTAGTTCATTTAGACTTAGATAAAAGTACTAATGAATTCATATACAACATATCAAACGGTAACCATAGATTTTTTATTTTAACAGAAAACAAAAAAGAAAATGATTACATAAAAGTATGGGTAGATAGAAGGTTGGGAAGAAGATATCACAAAGCTATCCAGACAGCACAAAATATGGAACAAAAGGTTAAAAAAATTGAAAACGATTTGAAAAAAAATTATCACGATAGGATAAATAATTCACCCAATAAAAAAAGACTAAAAAATAATTAACATGAATTTAAATTCAAAAGCAGACTACTATCAATGGTTAATGTCTGAACATGGTAAAATATCAGAAATGATGAGAAGGATACCTAAGTTATCCATTGAAGAACAATCCAAAAGAGTGGATTTAGTAGAGTACGATGAAACTAATCAGAAAAAAATAAATGAGTATAAACAGGCTTTGTTAAGATTAGAAAACGAAGCCAACAGAATTACTCGATACCTGTAAAACAAATGCCTCTTAAACCACCCCCATTAAAAGTTATTTTAGAATTATTATCATTCTTATTTCAAATAACTTTAGGTTTATTAGTTTTAGGCTTGTCATTACCATTTATTATTAGTAGAATTATAATAGAAGAAATTTGGGATGTTGTGAAAACATATGTCAAAATTTTATCCCAATCTAAATTTATAAAAAGATTAAAAAAATGAACAGTAATGAATTTGTGTTTTGGTTAAAGGGTATAGTTGACTCTACTGATTTTATGCCAACTAAAAAAACTTGGGACTTAATAGTAGATGTAATGGACACCGTAAAAATTAACAAAAAAGAACCGACTCCCTTTAATCCAGCGGTAGTAACAAGATTGACAGAAATACAGTCACCACCACCAACCGAAAATCCGTATGAAGTTAGGTGTGAAAAAAATCAAGAACAAAATATTAACTTAAAAAAAGACATATAAATGCCTTATCTAATTATTAAAAAAATGAAAAACCCAAAAACGGGTAAAACCACTTTTACGGTTTTAAATAACGGTATAAGTGAAATAATGGAAATAAAAGAAAAAAAGAAAGCGGAAAAACTAGTTAAAGTTTTTAATGAAAATTCCGATAGTGGTTGGACTTACGAAGTAAAAGAAATATGCGAAAAATGAAAAGAAAACATTATCACGTAATTTATGTAACTTTAATGTTATTAATGTTATTTATAGGACAAAATTACTAAAATGGGACATTGGGAGGATTTTTGGTGGGATACTACCAGAGAATTAAAAGAATTAGGTCTACAAGAAGAGTTTAATAAAGAACTTAAAAAGATGGACACTAAACATAAACACAGGTATAAGGACACCAGAACTAGGTGGGAACACGCTTTCGGTAAAGTTCTTAAAAAATATATAAAGAAAAATGGGAGCACTAATTAGTACTTGTGTCATATTAGTTATATTAAATTTGCTTTTATTAGCTAGTAGAACAATGGACAAAAAAGATAAATAATATGGATATGATGACGTTTATAATGGGTTTTAGTTACCTTATGTTAGGATTTTTATGGGTATATTTACACTACAAAATTTATAATAGGCAGTTACTCAACGAGTTAAGTGTTTTTTTCCTTATAATTTTGTGGCCTATATCTTTTTTATTCACAATTCCTACCATTTTTAGATTGTTACGTAGAAAGTTGAATATTTAAAAAAATATTATTAAATTTGTCGTATGGATTTATCATATAAAATAAAAAATGAAGACAGAAGAAATCATCCACTTAAGTGGTGGGTTATGCCAGACGAAACAGCTGTAGCTATATACCAAGGTTTTAGAGGTGAAAACCCAGACTTAGATTTTATTGTTAAGTACCGAAGTCCTGGTAAAAGATTAAGAACACCTTCTCATACCCATTGGATAGTCGATTTATTAGTTAAATGTGAATACAATAAAGACTTAGTTAAATTGTATGTAGAACATTTAATTAAAATGTATGAAGAAATAGAACCTTTTAAAAATCAACAAGACCGTAATAATTATTCCCTGAAGTACGTACCTACTACCGTGGCATTATTTGGAGAATTAGATAATGCGGGATATTACTCAGTGCAAATGTTGACCACCTTAGTAGAATTATTTTGTAAATGTGAAAAACAAACTACGGGTGCATTTATGTTTAAAGGATTACTTAATCTAGTTAAAGAATATTGTGAAGGAACCAAAGACTTTTACCAAATTGTAGGATATTCAAAACGTGTATAAAATGAAAAATAGTTACCCAAACACAGTTCAAGAATGGTTAGAAAACTTATATTCTAACCTCAAAAAAGAAGGGTTTTTTGAAGACCAGGAACTAGGACTTTATTCAGATGAAAAAGTATACAACCATTTCCAAGAAATTTTAGGTGATGCTGCTTTACAATCCTGGTTAAAAGAAGGTGAGGTTACAATAAAAGAAAAAGATTTAACAATACTTTTATTTCAAGTGGTTGTTAAAACCCATGTAGAAGAGTTAAAAAATGAAGGTACTATAGACTCAATAGAAAATGAAAATGGTGATGAAGTAATGTGGTTAACACAGAAAGGTAAAAATCAAGTAAAAGACTTATGAATATACACCAACAATTAAAAGCTAAACAAAAAGCTATTAGAGTAATCCAAAGTTGTAAAACCTTGGAACAACTTAATAGTGCTGTAAACTATGTTAGAAACTATAATGACTTATTTTCTGATATGGTTGGTTACTCAGAACTTAAAAGATTAATTTTTAAAAAACAAAACTTATGTCAAAAAAACTAGAACTAATAATTGGTAGGTGGGGTCATGAATTAACAATGAATGAATTCACACCAGAAGAATATAAAAAGATTGAAGATTACGCTTTAGAAAACAATAAAGAAATAGAAGATGTAATACTTTATGAGATAGGTGATGCCTTAGATACAGGGAACGATTGGTATGATTTTGATAACCTGGGTCACTATTACGGACCAAGTAGCCCAGATTGCAAATTAATGGTATATGAAGGTACCAAACAATTAGGTGAATACGATGTTTGTGAAATAGAATACAGTGAAGTGATATCTAAAATAGAAAGTAAACCAGATAACATTTTAGTAACTTACGTATCTTCTGAAAAAGGTAATTTAAAAACTTTTGAATTAGAACTAAAAGATGGGGAAGAATTTGATATTAAAAAACTTAAATTAGAAATAAATGTCATCTTAACACCTAACAATGTTTATGAAATAGTTAACGAGGCAACTTACAATGGTGAATCTTTATATGGAGATGGTGGTGACACCACTGGTAAAGGGTTGGATTGTGAAGTTAAATTACCCCTATCAATACTAAAAGAAGAAAAACGTTTAGTCAGTAGTACTCTAAAAGAACTAGAAGAAAAAGAAAAATGGGCAGAAGGTGAAGGTCCCCAAACAGATTAAAATATGGGAACATTAGGGATAATAGTAATTATGACAATAGTTGTAATGGTAATTAGATTGGGAGTACTTTCTAAGTATAATGACCAAAATAATGACCTACTACGGAACATTAAAAAATTTGATATTAATCGAAACAATAAAAAAAATGGATAAAGAATACATAACACTTAAACTTATAGAAGAATTAAATGAACTATCAACAATACTTTTACAACAACATAATAAACCCCATAAAGATTTTATAAATGAAATATCTATGGAGTTTGGAGATGTTCAATATTGGATGGATATGTTTAAAGATGATTGTAAATTAGATAAAAAATTAGTAAAAGAAACATATAAAAATAAAACATGGAAACACGAGAGAATGAAGATAAGGGGATAGAACCAGATTTTATTTGTGATAAGTGTAATTATCCTATGTATGGCATAGAAGAATTAGGGTTTTTGGGTAATCCAGATAAAGAAAACTTTGAATGTAGTCCTTTTACGGAACTTATGACTTTATGTCCTAAATGTACACCTCCCGAGTATCTTATTAACAAATAAATTTGTATTATTAAATATTTTTTCCTATATTTGTATTATTAACTAATTAAAAATATAAAATATGAAATTAATAAAATATGTAATTTTGGGTATACTGGTGATTCTAGGGGTAAACGCTATTCTAAGTGGTGGTGAGGAAGAGGAAGAGACTACTTAAAGAATTGAATCAGTGTTAAAGCAACACCAACCAATCCTTGTACTATTAAAAATATGGTTACCGCTTGAGTTTTAAAAGTTTTAAGTTCGGTAACCTTGTCACTCAATTCTTTAAGTTGTGTGGGTGAAGCTACTTCGTCCACTGCTTGTTTCCAAGCTTTTAATTCCTTTACAGATTCTTCTTTACCTTTGAGTTCTACTATTTCGTTCTTCAACTCTATTATTTGACCATTAAGAACAGTAATTCCTTCATTAAGTCTTTCTAACTCATTAATAACTAATTTTGAGTATTCGTTCCATCCGTTTTGTCCGTCTGACATATCACACCAATTTTCTAATCAATTCCATTTTATCCTGAGAACAAGTTTCTCGGTCTTTAATAATTTTTTCTAATTCCTCAATCTTTTTTTGTTGGTCTATGTATTGAGTAATGTCAAAAGCACAACCAGCAACTCCTACTACTTTGTTTTTGTTATTATAAATTGGTGTACAATGTGTATGCCACACTCTCCCCAGATGTTCATAATCATATTTGACTGGGGAACCTTCTAAAGCTTTAATATGGTGTTGAATAGGGTCAAAAGAATCGTCTACCGTATCAAAGTATTCATACAAACTTTTACCAATACTTTGACCTTCTTTTATACCTAAATTTTTTAGTCCTCTACCACCTGAAAGGGTAAAAACTAAGTTTTTATCAACCGCCCATATTACCAGACCAGCTGGACAATTTTCAAAGACTAATTTTACCAATTCATCTCTCTTTTTCATCTCAGCATCTCTGTCATTTAAGGTGTCTGTTAACTGTTTTAAGTAACTTAAATTACATTCTGATGTGTACATATGTGAGTAAGTTTTTATATTTATAAATATGGAGAATCCAAAAGAAAGAAGAAAAAGACTTATAAAAAACTGGGATGACAGGAAAATAGACCAAGTTGAAAAGTCGTTTAAAGATTTAATTGAGATGGGACCAGAACAATGGACTCAAAATTATACTATTTCTCATAGTGATAAAATAGCTCAATTAGACCTAATGATTGAGTATTTTGAAAATCCAGATATTGAAGAATATGAAAAATGTCAGTTCCTTTTAGATGTTAAAAATGACATTAATATTCATAGATATATGTTGTAATTTATTTGGTAGTTTCGACATAAATTCTTATATTTGTATTAATAATAATTAACCACTCAAATAAAGATTCTATGAAACCAGTAAGATTAAAAGACCTACATATTCCCCAAGAAGTACTACAACCAATGAAAACCAACTCTGAGTTAGACCAGTTTGTTTCTACCAGAGGAGGATTTTTACCTTCAACAGTTTATATTGTTGTTGGTGGTGCAGGTAGTGGTAAAACATCTTGGGCTATAGATACATTATCTAAACTACAAAGTAACAACCCGACTAAAAAATGTTTATATATTTCAGGAGAACAGGACGAGATAGATAACTATGAACTATCTACTTTTATTCCTGGTCTACTAGAATTAGATACTCTTTATCTTGCAGGTGTTAAAAATCCACAAAAACTTATCCAAGATACTCTAGACCAGGGATGGGATATGGTATTAATGGATTCCTTAGAGGTAGTATCAGGACGTATTCAGACTACTACAGACCTTAACTCTAAACAAAGTTTAAAGTGGGTCATGGACCTTATGTTCAAACATAAGAGAGGGAATAATCCTACCAACACCTACACTGGATTCCTAGTCATTCAACAAGCTACTAAGAGTGGAACCTTTAAAGGAGATTCGTCTATTGAGTTTGACACTTCAGGAATGTTATATATCCGTAGAGGTCATGGTACTGAGAGACATTTAGAATTCAGTAAAAACCGTAGAGGTGAATCCAATGTTAAGTTATACTATAAACTTGATAACGGACAAATGGTTTACATGAAGGAGGAAGAGGAGGTAGTTGAACCAACCGTTAAACCTACAATCGGAATTCCTACTATAGCTTTCGCTTCTTTAATCAAAGCATTAGCTAAGAAAAGATTTGCAACTAACCTTACACAAAATGAATCATTCGTTATTGTGAAAGAATTAGAGGACACATATAAAAACTTGGTAAAGTAATAAATTTTAATTATATTTGTACTATGAAAAACATAATATTTATTTTAACCTTTATTTTAACAACATTCAGTTTGAGTGCACAGACTCAACTAGATTACCTAGTGTTAGAAAAAGTTAATGAGTATCGTATAGAAAATGGTTTAACCAAATTAGAGTGGTGTGATAAAACTTATCTTGCTAGTAAACACCATACAGAATACATGGTTAAAGTTGGTGACGTATTACATAGAGAAAAAAACAATACACCAAAACCAAGTGATAGACTTTTACTTTATAATGTTGATTTTAATATTTCTGGTGAAAATTGTACTTCAGTATTACTAGATGAGGATTCTCCTTTAAGTGTAAACGAAATGGCAAATGAAATCGTACAAAATTGGAAAAATTCACCTACACATAATTCTATAATGTTAGATAATGATTTTAATAGTGGTGCAGTTAGTTGTGGACCAGGTATTCTAAAAGTTTATGGTAATAGTTACGAGTGGATGTTGTCTACTCTTAATGTATCTAATTAAATTTAAACTGATTTTTTAGTACAAGGATTGAATTTAACTAATCGTCTAACTCCACCACCAACATCCCCTTTGGATGCACCAAAAGGTTCTTTTGGACCATAAATTTTATTAATTAGTTTTCCCTTATCATCTACAGTGTACGCACAAACCATAGGTGCGTCACCATGATATAACTCTCTTACTAAGGTTCCTTTTTTACCCTGTATAGTTAAATTTAATAAACCGTTAGGTGACTTCTCTATCATTTGTTTTAATAAGTCATCACTTACACCTAATACATTAATTGCTGAACCACCTCTCTCAGATGGACTTATCCTCTCAACCAAATTAGGGTTATCTGATTTATCCGTACCAATTGTAGCCTTAGGATTTTTCGCAAAATACTGGGTTCCATTGTTCATATTAGCAACACCTACAGGTATACCATTACATTTAATATCAAAGGTCGCGTAATCACAAGCGTGTGGCCCACTATTTGCTGGGACTTCTATACGAGAAATTACTCTTCCACCTTCTTTAGGGGCAAAGAAACCTACAATTACTCTAAGTCCTTTCGCACAGTTAAATAATTTTTCTTTTTCACCTACAGTTAATGGTCTAGGAACTAATTTCATGAAACCTTTAATCTGAACATATTGTCCAGCTTTAGGATATTTTGAAGAATTCCTTTTCTCATCAGTACAACCTCCAGTATCTGTAATCTTCGAGGTTATTTTTCTAGGTTCAATACCATCTTTTACACTAAATCCTAATCCTTTACCTTTTGTTTTAATTACATTAACCAGTCCTTTCCATCTGTTTTCTGCGTAACCCATATTTTTATCCCAGTTACTATCACCTGGTTTAGGTAAAGTATCAAAAGGTGGTTTAGAAAGTTCTTCAGGTTTGTATTTATATCCATCATTTTTCCAAGTAGGTTGTAAAGGTCCACTTAAATGATTACTTGCTGAACCTACTACATCAGCAATACTTACTAAGTCTAAATTATAAAGACCCTCTAAGTTTTCAGCAGCTAAAATCTCTGTCATTTTTTGTTTTACTGATGATAAAGCTTCTAAGTAAACTTTTTCACTAGACTTAGCTGCTCCAAAGTAAGCTCTAAACGAAAATCTAATATTAGTTGGTTTACCTTCTTTGTTTTTACCAAGTTTTATTTCACCAATAATAGGAGGTTCAATAGAATTGCTACCACTACAATTCCCATATTTTTCTTCTTGTTCACTAATGGTTTCACCTATATTATAACCTATAAGTGATTTCATTTTGTTAATGTCGTTCTCTAATAAACTCTTTTTCATATCATATAAATATTATTACCAGGTTAATCCACCAGTTCCCGTTATATATTTCCAGTAAGAGTCTTCGGGGGAATTAGCTCTTAACATATTACTATAATCATCTTCATCTCTGGGAGCATATATCTTTAACTCATAAGGTAATTTTTTACCACCAAACAATTTAACCACATCGTTAGTAATATGGTGGTCCATCATATAAGACCAGTCAAAATTGTGAGTGTCCCATAAATCTTCTTCCATATCTATAGGTGAATTAAGATAGACGTTCACATCCAACCAGTCCTCACTTCTACTGTCACCGTAGTAACTTCTTCCCACTTCAGGATTAGTGTGGTACACCAAGTCAATTTTTTCTACCACAGGATAGATTTGTCTAATCTTTCCGGTTGGTGAATTAATATAATCGTTAATTACTTTTTCTATTTCTGGTGTCATATTATTTTTAATAGTCTATACCAGGTCCAAACGTCCTAGTATCTTTTATTGTGAAATAAACGTCAGTGTTAGGGATAAGTTTATTAATATCATATCTAATCTCACTTCTAGTGTTTCTGTAGTCTTCAAAACCATACCTAGGACCATTCACATACATATCAACATGTAACCTGTTACCAAAACCCTCCATATCTATATTCTGGATGTTTTTTACTATCACACCTTCAACTGATTCTATTTCATTAATAAATTCCATTTCACCCAGACCCATTTCTTCAGTTTCTTTCTCCATTCTTATTAGAGACTGGTCTATAATGGATTGTATACCTTTAATAAGTTTATCGGAGTTAGAATTTACCTGTTCAGATAGATTTTTATTACTATTGTTTATTTTAAATTCAACCTTAGAGTTAGGTAATAGTTTATTAATCTCCATTTCCATATAATACATGATATTTTCATAAGCGTAATTTGGCATATAAGAAGTACTCACATTAAGTGTAGCAAAAACCATAAAGTCATAAGGTCCAAATTTTGGAAAAACCTCATCTACCACAATACTTTCTATAGAATCTATATCGGCCCTTGTTTCCACATCAACCCAATCCTCTCTACTGACGGATACTAAAGATTGGTTTAATAAAGTTTGTAGTGTCAATATAAGTTTCCTATCTCTATTGAACTGTTCAGATAATGTACCACCTATATTTGTACAAATAGGGTTATCAATATAAAAATATCTACTACCTTCAGGTTTAGGTAAAACCATTTTATCAGTATAAACATATTGTTTGTCTCTAATAACAACTTCTTTTTGTCTACCACCTATAATAGTTTGACCCTCTAAAGTACCATAACCTACCAAGTCTACATTTCTTTGTTTAGAAACATAAACATTTCCTGTTATCCTATATGCTCCACTATCTGGATTCATTCGTGTGGAAGGTAAGTTTTCAATTTTCCACACCTTCTTACATTGTATAGTTTTTAATTCCCCATTTTTTTCCATAATTAAATCTATTCCTAAAAATACATCTATTATGTCACCACCACCACCCTGGTGTATAAGTTCCCATCCACAATCCAACATAGATTCAAGAACAAAATCCTCAACTTCCTCACCTTGTAAAGAATAATATAAAGATTGTGTGGTATATAAATCAGAGTCACTAATAAACCTATCATATAAAATTTCTGGGTAATTACCTACAGTATCAACAACATCCTGAAGTATATTTGTATTACCCTCACTTAAATCATTTAACAAATCTTCAACAGTGAAAGTTTTAGATTGTTCTACTATGTCTGTAATTAAAACAGCCAAGTCAGAATAGTTAGTGTCTAGTTTGTTTACTGGGTCCCACTCTAAGTTTCCATCTACTTCTCTATATAGAAAACCTAGTTCTGGTATACGGTTATTAATAAATTCATCTATAGTACCATAAGTTATCTTACCTGTTTCAGAAGGCCACTGCCATTTTCTAGTAGGGTCTAAATCTTTAAGTCTAGATAATGTAGATAAAGTTCTTTCTTGTTCTTCTGGTGACATTACCTCATTCCACTTTTGTTTTTTCATATCAAAAACTTTTCTAATCAGTGGATACGTTATCTTTCTATAAAGTGATTTGTTTAACGTATTACACAATTTTTTAGATGCGGAACCATTAGGGTATTTAGTACAACCCCGAGGTAAAGTACCAGTACCATTTATTTCTTCAGATAATATGTTTAATAGTTTAATCACCGATACTATATAAGATTATGTAATTACGTCAATACCGTTTTCTTGCATATACATTATATCGTCAGGATTTACACTGTTTTTTGTATTTCTAATATTCAATACATTTATATTAGAATTCACTATTTCCTCCACAGGTAAAGAACCTATATGAGCACCAGGTAAAGAAAGAAACAATAAGTTAGGTGATATTGCTTCTGCGGGTAAAGACTGAATAGTCCCACCGTCAATATGTAATACCTCTAAGTTAGGAAATCTAGAAAGTTCCATTAATTGTTCTGTGGACAGTTCACCGTCACGATTTTCTATATCTATTCTTCTAGTTTCTTCAGTAGTACCTTCGTCAAAATTTATATTGTTGTCCTGGTTTATTAGATTAAGAAATACAGGAGGATTATGCATTGGCCCAACTTGTTCATTTAAAAGTGAAGAACTACCACGGAAGTCTTTACGTGACTCATGTAGACTTAAGATTCTACTCTTCTCTGAGTCTGAGATTAAAAATCGATTTTTCATAGTAATATTGTTTATAGTATAAATAGTTTAATGTGTGAGATAATAACAACTAAGTTCCTCCCCATTATCCCTTATCCCTCCACTAACGTTTCGGTCAGGGTCACTACGGTCATTTCATTCCCTCCGTTTAATGTGGACTCACTCATTTGTTATTATCCACCTGGTGGGGGTAAAATTAATATTAGTATAAGTATAATCCCTATATATAATCCTATAGTAAACACTTAAGTTATATACCTTAACCCAGTTCCTATAATATATAACCATACAGTAAAAGGATACATCCTATATATAATGGTTATACATAAGGAACTTAACAATGACCCTATAGTATAATCCCTAAATTGGAATGTAATTCCTAAGGTAAAGA